AGATTAGCCTTTTACGGTAAGATCGTTGTAGTTGATTCAGATACATTTAAGAAAAAGATTATAGACAAAAATTATTAAGTGATGATGGAATTAAAGAAAGTACAGGGTGATAATATACCTAAAGTAATAGAATACCTAGGAATGAATGAATGGGCAGTTAGATGGGATATTGAAGAAGTTAATTCTGAAGATATACATGGTTATGCTTATTATGAATTAAAATTCAATGAAGAACCAACCTACGATTCTTTTGTAAGTAAAATCATTAGAACAAAGTATAGTGCAGATGAAGAAGCAGCATTAAAATCTAATATGGTTGAACAATTCATGAATGGAGAAATAATGCGTAGTCGTTTTGAAGAATGGCAAGCATTCCAAAATTGTAGAGACAATGCCAAATCTGTTGGTAGACAAATATTTAATATCTAATTATGGTAATTAAAGTAAAAAATAATGGGGAATGGGTTAAGATACCATACCTGAGCTCGGATAACAATCCAATAATTCCAGAAGCTCCATTAGACGGTAAACAATATGCTAGACAAAGTGGTGAGTGGACAGTAGTCAACATACCAGAAGTAGATTTTACTGAAATAAATCAAAAGATATCTCAAAACACTGCTGCTATTGCTGCTAATACTACAGCTATCCAAAGTAAAGTAGATAAGGTAGATGGATTTGGACTTAGTTCTAACGACTACACCTCTCAGGAGAAAACTAAGTTAGCAGGTTTAAGCAATTACACGTTGCCTACAGCTTCAGACACAGTTAAAGGTGGTATTAAAGTTGGTACAGGTTTAACCATGAATGGGGAAGTACTTAGTGCAACTGGTGGTGGTATGGCAGATTCAGTTGAATGGGATAATGTATTAGGTAAACCAAAATTTGCTACAGTTGCTACAAGTGGTGCATATAATGATTTAACTGGTAGACCAAGTTTAGCTACAGTTGCCACTTCTGGTAGTTATGCAGACCTTAGTAATAAACCAACTATACCTACTGTGGATGTAACAAAGTCTTATGTAGATACACAATTAGCTACTAAAGCTAATGCAAGTAATGTATATACAAAAGCTGAAGTAGATAGTAAAGTTAGTAGTGTTTATAGAGTAAAAGGATCTGTTGCTAGTTACGCTAACTTACCTACTGTGGATGTAACAATAGGCGATGTTTATAATGTTAATGATACTGGTGCAAACTATGTAGCTACATCTACTACACCAACATGGGATAAACTTAGTGAGACTGTAGATTTATCTGGTTATGCAACTACTGCTGCAATGAACTCAGCATTAGGTAACAAGGTTGATAAAGTATCAGGGAAATCCCTTAGTACAAATGATTATACTACAGCTGAAAAAAATAAGTTAGCTGGTATTGCAGCTAGTGCAAATAATTACAGTTTGCCTGCAGCTACCTCATCTGTGTTAGGAGGTGTTAAAACTAGTACTGGTATTACTAACTCATCTGGTACGATTAGTGTAACATATGGTACTGCAGCTGGAACTGCTTGTCAAGGAAATGACTCAAGACTAAGTAATTCTCGTCCAGCATCCGATGTTAGTGCTTGGGCTAAAGCTAGTACAAAACCAACTTATACTTGGACTGAAATTACAAGTAAACCTAGTTGGATTGGATCATCTAAGCCTACCTATACCGCATCTGAAGTTGGAGCATTAGCAAGTGGAGATACTGCAGTAAATGCATCAAAAGTTGCTAATTCGTTTATATTTAAAGTAGCAGGAGGAAGTACAGAAGGTACAAATTTGTATACCTTTAATGGATCTGCAGCTAAAACAATTAATGTAGTAGCCGGTAGTAATGTAACCCTTACTCCTACTTCAGGGCAATTAAGTATATCTGCTAAAGATACTACGTATAGCGTTGCAACTACATCTGCTAATGGTTTAATGAGTTCTGCAATGGTAACTAAATTAAATGGTATAGCTACTAATGCCAATAATTATTCATTACCAACAGCAACCGGTTCTGTATTAGGTGGAGTAAAAACCGGGAGTAACATTACAAATTCTTCTGGAACTATTTCTTTAAGTAGTAGTAATGTAACCAGTGCATTGGGTTATACTCCTGTTAAAAATGAGTCTGGTGTGGCTAGTATTAGAGTTATGACTCAGTCTGCCTATGATTCGTTATCATCAAAATCAGCAACAACATTATATATAATTACAGGTTAATATGATAAAGTTAGGAAGTACAGATATAACAAATGTAATGTTAGGAACAACTAAGGTTGATGCAATATTTCTTGGTAATACTAAAGTGTATCCAAGTCTACCTGTAGTAGAAGGAGTATATGTATATCACGTGGATAAGAAATTTTATACTTTTCCTGAATTTCAAAAATTATCCAATACCGCTATATCACAAGTTCTTGGGTTTGCTATCGTGGATAGCAATGGTTCGTTCTTATTACCACCTAAACCAAATCTAACTAATAGTTATAGGTGGTGTCCTGAGAATTTTGATACTATTATAGTACCAGATGTTGGAATTGGTGTTGATGATCTTAATGGTAGACAAAATACAGAAGTGTTGTTTAATAACTTTCATAATGTCGCTGGATCGAATGAGTATGCTGCTGGATATGCATATAGGTTTACTCCTGTACCGATTGGTACTAATTGGTATTTACCATCAATTGGTGAACTTATTATAATTCACACGTATGTGTCAGAATTGCATGATTGGGTATTTGATACATTTGGCTTTTCTTATTTTCCTTCTTCTGGTGCTAAAGCTTTTTGGTCTTCCACACAAGGAGATGCTACTACAGCTTGGCAATTAAGTATTTTTGCCGGTGAACCCCATACAGCAGTAAAGAGGAAACCCAATGTAGCACTTCCAGTAATTAAATTAGGTTAGCAATAACCGCTATTACTTAGGATAGTGTCAATTTATAAATAAAGAACTTTTAAACCTTATTGACGTTTACTAAATAAACTGTCAAAAGATATCAGAACGCTAGCTAATCTTGTATTGGTTAGCGTTTTGTTTTTCAATCATCCTCTTTCAAATTATTGTAATGTTACAAAGACTAAATAATATTATATTAACGGCTCAAAGTGTAGCTACAGTGAATTACTTTAAAGAATTAGTTAATGACGGACCGATTAAATTTGTTGCCTGTTTACTATCTGGTGCAATGGGTTGGTTATCTACATTCTTTGCTCCAATATGGACAGTAATAGTTGTAGTGTGTGTATTTATACTTATAGATGCAATTCTTGGCACCAAAGTATCAATTACTCATGGTGGTAAGTTTGAATCTAGAAGATTATGGTCTACTTTAAAGAAATTCGGAAACTGTGCAATGATAATTTCTTGTTGTCATCTTATGGACACAGAAATAGTAAAGTCAATTGACATGCATTTAGTAGAAGCATTTTCTGGTATTGTTTGTGGAGTTGAGTTGTGGTCAATGATCGAAAATCTCCAAGCAATTGACCCTACTGGACCATGGAAGATCTTCAGTAAGTTCATACGTAGCAAAGGAGAAAAGTATTTGGATATTACAATAGAAAAAGATGATTTACCAAAGATAAAGAAACTTGTAAAAAAGATAAAATGATATTTTCCAAAGTAAAGATAGCTATTGCTGTTATTTTTAGTTTACTATTGTTTAATAATGTCAGACTTGCTAAGAAAGTAAATGACTTAGATAAACAAGTAGGGATTGCAATGAATAATGCTCAAGTATGGGAAAATATTGCAAATCAAAATAGAAATGAAGCAAGGTTATTGGAATTGACAGTAAATGATTTTAAAAATTCTAACGATAGTCTAATAAAGGTCGCCAGGGATCAACAAAAGAAGCTAAAGATCAAAGATAAGCAACTACGTCAAGTAGCATCCACTGAGACCGTAATTAGAGACACCACAGTAAGAATAATCCCTTCAAAAGAAAAGGATTTCTGTGTAGAGCTAAAACCAAATCAATTGACAACCATCACGGTGGCTAGAAAAGATAGCGTGTTCACACATACTATGGAAATACTAAATCATCAAGATTTATTTGTATACGAAGATAAAGTCTATAGAAGACGTTATAAGAATTGGTTTCAAAGATTAATTCACTTCGATTTTAAAAAAGATAAAATCAGTAAATATCAAATTATAAACTCTAATGATTTAATTCAAGTATTAGATACTAGAGTAATACATATATCAGAATAATTGCAATACATTTCAATTTAGTGTTAATCAATAAATAAATTGAAACTATGCATTTGAACAAATTATTAGAACAAATTAAACGCCATCAATCCCCTACAGAAGCTATAGATAAGTTGGCAACAGCTTTAGAAAAGCATGAAGGTAGCCTGTTGGAGAAAGGCTTCACTATTTTAAAGTCAGAATTGGCTGCAAATATGTATGAAGCTATTAATGGCCCTCATTTTGATGAGGAACATGCTCGCTACGCTGTAGAGGGTATGGAAAATGAGGATGGTACAAAAGGTCCTCACTGGACGGTTGAAGAGACAACGTCCGTTGCCAATCAAATGGGCATAAACTTAAAATCAGAGAAACATAATAAGTGGGACTGGTTTGTTGCTATGAATATGATATATTCAGACTTTTATAAAGCAGTAGTAGCAATGACTGGTAGCGCAAATACCAAATATTTCGCAGAATTAGCTAAAGCTTGGCTTTGTGACAAAGACATTTCAGAAGGCAAGATGTGGCACTACTATGTGTACATTATGTGTGACGACGAAGAAAACGATTATAAAGCATACGAACGTATGCACAGAGATCGTGAAGAAGAATATGGTCGTTATGCAAGACGTTCTGGTAGAATGGAATACGCAAATAAAGAAAACGATTACCGATATCCTTACTCTAAATATTATGACGAGTATGAAAGACCTGGTCGTAATAGATATTATGAGTTAGATTATGATCGTGAAGATCGTGAAAAAGAAATGCGTGACCGTGATAAAGAATCCAGAGATAGACGTAACACATCTGTTAGATATTTCTAATTATCAAATTATATATAAATCAATTAAATTATAAATCATTATGTTAGAAAACGAAAGAATTATTGTACAAGACCGTGGTGGTATTGATGCTGGTATCGCTGCGTTAATGCAGAATGCTAATAAAGGTTTTGACCCCGCTGCTTTAATGGCCATGATGAACAATGGTAATGGCATGTTCGGTGGTAACGGTGGTTGGTGGTGGATCTTCATCATCGTGCTCTTCTGGATGTGGGGCGGATGGGGTGGAAATGGCTTCGGTCGTGGAAACCAAGCAGAAACAAATTCGGATTTCGCTCGTTTAGCTGCTATGGGTAATCAAAACAACAATACAGACTTATTGATGCAAGCAATCAATGGTAATAAAGATGCAATCAATACATTATCTACTAATCTGAACTGCGACGTTAAGTCAATTGACAACGCTTTGTGTTCTATCCAGAATGCAATTGGTAAAGTTGGCGGTGAAGTAGGTTTCTCTGCAGAAAGAGTAATCAACGCAGTCAACGCAGGTGACTGCAATGTTATCAAAGCTATTAGTGACTGTTGCTGCACAACTCAACGTTCAATTGATTCAGTTAATTTGAACCTGACTCAGATGAATGCTGATAACAGATTGTCTATCTGTCAGCAAACTAACACTTTACAGAACGCTATTACTTCAGGTTTCAATACCTTGTCTAGTGAAAATGCTACAAGATTCAACATTCTTGGTGCTAAGATAGACGCTCAGACTCAGATTATCAATGACAAGTTCTGTCAATTAGAGATGAGAGAAATGCAAAATAAGATCGACACATTACGTGACGAAAAGAATGCATTACAATCTTCTGCATTGCTACAACAACAGACTTCTAATATCGTAAGTCAAATTAGACCTTGTCCAGTTCCTGCTTACTTAACATGTAATCCTTATGGATGTAATGGTGGGTTGAATGGATACGGTTACGGTTATCCTTATGGATACGGTGATAGCTGTTGCGCTTAATAAGAAAGGAGGCGATTATGTATCCTTTCGTATTTAATCCATTTGGTAGAAATAACACCGTAAATATTTTAGATCTAGTAATACCTAAAGTAAAAACTATAGCAATAGGTGAATCCACTGAAAATGTAGTATTAGGTATCTGCCCTAAAGTATGGTGTAGATTACCCAAAGAAGGTGTAATTGTTTTGGAAGTTAGACACACAGCAGAAGCTTCAGGAGCTAGTCTACCTGTATTTATCTCGGTTTCTGGTTCTGTAAGTACTGCTTCAAATACTCGCAATATACCTTTAGTAAATGCTTCAAGTGAGCCAATTACTGGTTCACAAGTTAGTGCTGGGAACAGATACATCGCATATTTTAATAAATGTGACAATGTAATACAGTTGATGAATTATACTCCTGCACCAGCTGCCTAAATATTAATCAAGATATATGGGCAGCTATGAGAGTTGCCCATATTCTTTAAATTTATAAAGATATGACATTCTCTCAGTTAACGTCGGGTACCAGAATACACGTACTCGAGATAACAGGTACTTTTAAAAAGAACACAACGTACAGTTTAGGAACGGTAGTCAGTGTATCAAAACCCTATGACGAACCAGTGCCACCGACACAATTTCCGATGCCTATGCAAAATAGACGTAAGCTCGTGGATCTAGTGATCTCGTGTGATGGTGAACAAAGAAAACTGTCAGTATCTGAAGATAAAACAATGATGACCGATTCATCCATTGGTCTTACTATAGCCACAGAAAAATCACAAATTGTTAACATGGTTAGACAGTCTCTAGAAGATTGCAGAATCAAGAAGGAGAGCCTGAGTAAGATTGATGAGGAAATGCGGAGATGTGAAGACATCTTAAAAATACTTAATATAAATTCGGACATAACAACCAATGTGACAAAAGATTTCAAAGAACTTGATGACTTAAAAGCTGAAGTGAAAGAGCTTAAACAACTTTTACAAAACGTATCTGCTGTTCGTCCGGAAGTAATAAAGAACACTCCACCCAATTCTGCTGAAGATAAAAAGGTAGAACCAGAGGGAGAAATAAAAAAAGAAATCTAAAAACACAAAGGTTGGCTATTTAGTCAACCTTTTTTATTTTAAATAATATGAGCACATTATACAATAACAAATATGATATCCTAGCTAGTACAATTCAACCTAACCCTGCTTCTGTTAAATATTGGGCAGATTTATCATCTAATCCAAATGGTGGAGATTTGAAATACTTTGATGGTACTAAATGGGTTTTAGTTAATAATAAAGCTACTGAGGACATTAGTGTTTTAAAACAAGATGTTGAGACTCTTAAAGAATCCAAAGTAGACAAAGTGAATGGCAAACAATTATCTACTGAAGATTTTACAACAGCTGAAAAATCTAAACTTGCAGGTCTATCTAATTATAATGACGATGAAGTAAGAGAGCTAATTTCAGCTTTAGCACTTAGAGTAGGATCTCTAGAAGAAAGAGTTGCTGCATTAGAAACACCGGCTGCGTAATGGAATTAACATTAAATAGAATCTTTCTAGGTAGCTCTGCAACTATTGGAGAATTGTATGCTGATAGAGAACACATAGCAGATACTCTTGAAGATAGAGTGAGACCAGAAGGGGAAAAAGTTTATGGTAAAACTGCAATACCTGAAGGTACTTATGAAGTTAAATTAACTTATTCACCAAGGTTTAAGAAAATATTACCAGAGATACTAAATGTTCCCAATTTTAGTGGTATTAGAATTCATAGTTTAAATAAAGCTGAAGAGAGTGAAGGATGTATTGGGGTTGGTGAATGGAATGGCAAAGACACAAATTGGATTTCTAATTCTAGGAAAACATTTAATAAATTGTTTGCATTACTAGAAGAAGCAAACAACAATAAAGAAAAAATCACAATAACTATAAATAACTCATGGAAAGCTGTAAAGAACTAAGAGAAAATAACCCATATCTTTTTAATTCTTGGAGAGCTATTCTCTATACAGAGAAAGGAAGGAAAGCAGGAGTTGTTAATGACTGGAGAAAATTTCCTGTCTTCTATGAAGATGTGCATAAAAGTTATAAAAAAGGTCTCAGATTGAGTAGGAAAGATAAAAATAAACCGTTTGGACCGGATAACTTTGAATGGGTAACTAACTTAGAACTTGCACAAACAAATACACACACAATAAGACTTACTTACAATGGAGAAACTAAAACTTTGCGTGAGTGGTCAGAAGAATACGGAATGTCTTATAATGGTTTGTTAATAAGATATTTAAAGAATAAGAATTACACAATTGAAGAAATCTTGTTTGGAAAGAAATACAAATCTAAAGGAAAGCCTAGAGAATACAATTTGTATACAAGAGCTTCTAAATTACTATCTGCATACAAACTAAAAGATTGGAAAGCTGATAGAGAATTTAATTTAGATAGAGACTGGTTTGTAAAAAATATTCTTAAATCTCAATGTATATACTGCGGAAGCAAAGAAAAACTAGGTTGCGATAGAATAGATAATTCCAAAGGTCACACTTACGACAATGTAGTGCCATGTTGCTACGTTTGTAATTGTGCTAGAAATAACAATTTTTCATTTGATGAAATGAAGATTCTAGGTAAGACAATTAAAAAAATAATGGAGGACAGACTAAGTGGAAATGGTAATTAATACTAAAAGACATTCGGAGCTTATGAACATATTAGATAGTTCGGAATGGGTTAATAAAGAAGATTATTATGGTATTTAATTCATTAAATTCAATCATAGACGATATATTTCTCATACTTAGGGATAATAACATTTCCGAGTCTGAGAATCTATCACGTATACAGGTAGAACAATGGATTCATCAGTACAGAGCATACTTGATCAAACAAGATTTGGATAAAGGCAGAGACATAAATGAATCGTATATTCAAACAATAGGACCATTGCATATTTCTAAAGTACGAAATTGCCCTACAGATGGATACAATTATAAATCTGACGAGGAATTACCAAAGTTTATAGATTTACATTTTGGATCTGGGTTAATTTGTGTAAAAGACTTAGATGGTAATTTGATTCAAGTTGGAACTGAAACCAAAGCAAAGTATCAAATTAATAGAAAATATACATGCAATGATTATATTGCATATCCTAAAGGAAATCATTTGTACATAATGGGACCAGAACATCTAGAGTATGTAAGAATAGATGGTGTACTAGAGGACCCAACATCAATTGGTGAATGTTTTGATAGGGATGATACACCATATCCTGTTCCTGCAAATATGATACCTACGATTAAAGACATGATCTTTAGTAAGGAATTAAACTTGATGCTGCAAATGCCAAATGATACTACTAACAATAGTACAAATGATGTAAAAGTTCAATAATGGAGACGAAAGCTTATACGGGACACAACTTCTATGACTCGTATTCTAAATATGTGGAAGATAATCCACTATATCAAGTTGAATATAGAGTATTTAGAGACATAATAAACGATTACTTTAAACATCTTAGAGATGAGTTAATAGAAAACGGAAAAGAGGTTAAGTTACCTTGTAGAATGGGAACCATTCAAATAGTAAAACACAAACCTAAAGAGTATACTGGGAAGAGTCTTCGAATTGATTATGCTGAGAGTAAGAAAGCTGGTAAAATTATTTATCATTTAAATGAACATTCTAATTTCTATAAATATAGAGTATATTGGAATAAACAAAATATGATAACCCCAAATAAAACTAAATATCAATTAGTAATGACAAGGGATAATAAAAGGCATCTTGCTCAGATTATCAAAAATCATATTAGAGATTATAGAGAATTATGATTACAAAATTAACTTCAATTAAAACGGTAATTGCTAAGATAATTGCTGATCTAGATTTGAAAGAAGATGACATGAGAATAAGTGACATCAGATCTTGGTGTGGAGAAGCAATTGAAAAGATTGGCGCTGTTACACAATTTATTCCAAAAGTATCTGGTCAAGATGGTACTCCAATTACTAAATTGTGTGGGTATCAAGCATCATTACCATGTGATCTTCATCAATTGCATCAAGTTGCATACTCTTTTAATTGTGATGGACCTTGGTTTCCTATGAGGAAAGCTACAGGTTCATTTGCTGTTTGGGGACATGACAAATGTTGTTGCAATTGTGGTTGTTATGATGAACTTGGCCACAAAAAGGAATGCCGTCATAATAATTGCTGTGAACATTGTGACCCAAATATGATTGTACAAGAGGATACAATGGTTAACTTGGTAGTGGATATGATTGGTAACATAGATAAAACAGAGGCTTTAGAATTACTAAATACCAATCAAAATCTACGTACAATTATTTCAAATCTTATAAACGAACGTACACATAACGATGGGTTCAATACAGCAAATCCTAGTGGTGGATTGCAATATAGTATCAAACCTGGATTTATAATGTGTAATGTTCCGTCAGGTTACTTAAAATTATCATACAGTGCGATACCTACCGATGAAGATGGATACGCTTTAATACCAGATTTAACTTCTTATACTGAGGCTATATACTGGTATGTTACAATGAAACTGAAGTATCCTGAGTATTTGAATGGTAAGTTAAATCGAGAAGTGTACTACGATATTAGAAGATCTTGGAATTTTTATAGAAACCAAGCATATGCTGAGGCATTAATGCCAAATGAAGATGGTATGGAGTCTATTAAAAATAATTGGAATAAAATCGTTCCAGAATTTAGAGATCACAATACTTTTTATTCACATACTGGGGAAAGACAAATAATTTATAACGCAAATGAACGCTACTAGACAAACAAATACATTTTCTGGGGGTCTTAGTATGGACGTAGATTATTCCGTATTGAAAGATAACCAGTATATATATGCAGAGAACATTCGTATACTAACGAATGAAGGATCTTCTTTTGCAGCAATGCAAAATATAGAAGGATTCTTAGCGTGTAGACCTTCTTCAAATTTGTCTGGTGAAACTATCATACATGTTACCACAGTAAGAGATTGGGCGATTGTTTTTACTAAAATTAATGGTACTAGCAATAATAATGTCTATAGGATTGATTTTTCTAGATCACAGGAAGAACCAATTGTAACAAAAGTGGTAACTAATAGGCCTTTAGATATAGAAGTATCATCTAGCAACGTAGCTGCAATTAGTAGTGTATGTAGATGGGAAGCAAGTAATAATGTAAAAGTATATTGGGCAGATGGTCATTCACAAATTAAAGTAATCAATGTGGATGATGATCACATATCTAGTAATTCATCTATTACTTCGGATACTATAGTAATGCTACCAAAGGCTACATTACCTCCATTTGAATTTAATGGATTTGGAACAGGTAGTTTAGAATCTGGAATGATACAGTACTGTTATCAATTGTTTAAAGTAAGAGGTACAGAGTCTGCAATATCTCCACTTACCCCTCTTTATCATTTGAGTGATGGAGATCAAAAAACTAATTACAATGCTGTAAAAGGAAGTTCTAAAGGACAAAATACTGGTAAGTCCATAAAGTTACAAGTAAGAAACAATAGCACTGGATTTGATAGGGTTAGAATAATCTCTTTATTCTACAAGGCAAAGAATGAGGTACCTGTAATATCCATAGTAGATGATATAGTTATTGGAACTGGTTCTGTAATAAACTATGAAGATAAAGGTGGTAGCTTAGTATCGGAATTAAGTATTGATGAATTTAATTCATTAGCCAATTACACATTTATACCTGAAGTAATAGAATCTAAAGATAATAGATTGTTTGCTGCTAATCTTACTGAGGAAACATGGGATGTAGAATATGATGCTAGAGCATTTAGAGCTAATTCTTCTGGTAATGTATTATTGTTATCTAACTCTGGTTCTTCGTTAAACTTTGCTCTATCAGCATTAACTACTACAAACATACCTAAAGACCACGATTGTATATGCCCATTTAATGTAGATGGTAGTGCATACAAGTATACTACTTCTCCAACAGGAGGATACATACAAGGTGGAAAAGGCAAGAATGTATCATATAGGTTTATTACTACAGATTTACTAGAAGATGCATCTACTACATCTAGAGGAATGATAAACGAAGAATTTACATTCAATGCTTCTTCAAGATCACTTACTAGTTTAGGTATTAACTATGAAGGTAACGATAAATCAAATACAATAAGTTTATCATCTGGTAACAAAATACCAAACTATTCTAATGCCGAAATAGAGTCCAAAGTAAAAGGATATATGAGGGATGAGATTTATAGATTTGGTATAGTATTATATAATAAGCAAGGTTTGGCATCACCGGTACATTGGATAGGTGATATAAGAATGCCATCTAATAAAGATTCTGGTTATAAGTTTTTTACTTCCAATGAGGCTAGTGATTATGGATCTAATTTATCAGTTGTTACTAAACCTCTTGGTATTGAATTTGAAGTAAAGAACTTACCATCAGACGTAGTAAGATATGAGATAGTTAGATGCGAAAGAACTCTATCTGATAGAACTATATTAGCTCAAGGAGTAGTAAGTTGCATTACAAATTATGATAGAGATTCTAATATCTTAACACCATTCCCATATCTAGCTTATTCAAATAAGCATGGTTACTATGCAAAGACTCACAACAATGGAGATTTCCAATATACCTTTAACTTGTCAGATACACAATCTAACAATTATTTCATGTTTGTATCTCCAGAGATAGCAATTAACAGAGAAAATGCAGATGCATTAATTGATAAGTTTCAAACAGTTGAAAAGGTAGGGATTATGACATCTCCTATTACTGCAGATGGTGATTGGGGAATAACGGATGGATCTCTAAAAGTATTAGCAAATGCCAAATCTATAAAGTATGATGGTACTACAATAAAACCAACCAAAACATTAGGAGGTCAGTCTAGTAATGGTTATGTTGCTAATGGAGCAATAGTAATAAATAATGATGATTTCTATTCAGCGTTACTTGCTAAATACTATGGTTTATATGTTGAAAATGGTGTTCAATCTGCTGCAGTAGAGAGTGCAAAATATGCAGGGCCAAGCAGTCCTTGGTTAACAAATGGTGATCAACCTTGGTATAATGCCGAAGCAATTACTATTGGTGATAAAGTATATTATAACTGGGTATGGGATAATATTAGAACCGCAGGAGATGGTGAAGTAGATAAGACTGATGCAAACAATGTTAGAAAATATGGTCCTCATGGAATATGTTCCATATTTAAGAGCAACAACATGATTGCTAACATACCATTAGCTGTAAGTACTTCTAGTTACAGATATGTTAATTCAGTTGCTTTGTGTAACATGAAGCAAAGTGTAAATGCATATGGTGGTAATTCTTACTCTGCTGTACAGAATTCTGTGTATATTACTACAGGGGCTAGTGCTGAATCTAGTATTTCCACAGTACTATGTTATGGTGGAGATACTTATCTAAACATATTTGATTATAATAACTGTATGTTTAGTTATAATACAGATGATTATTATAACAATAAAGCCAATAGATTATTCTTAGGTGCTTTTATACCATGCGAGTCAAGTGTTAATCTAGCATTAACCCATGCTGATTCATCTATAAATAGAACTTATCAAGCTGGTGATGGATATGCTAATCATTTTGTAGAAGATGATATAATTACTGTTGGTGATTTATATACTCAGAATACTCCATCGTATGCATACAATGATGCTTATTCTGCTCAACCTAATGCAAAGAAGTTTGTATCTAAATCTATTTATAACATAGATAATCTATTAACAGATACTCGTATCATATCTTCAGAACTAAAGACAAATAATGAAGTTACTGATTCATGGACGAAATTTAAAGTAGCTAACTATATTGATGTGGATACTAAATTTGGTCAAATTAATGATATGAAGCTGTTTAAAAACAATCTAGTATTCTGGCAAACCGACGCTTTTGGCACAGTTGCAGTGAACGAACGTTCTATTATAACTGATAATAATCCCGGTACTCTTACTCTAGGTACTGGTGGTATACTAGATAGATATGACTATTTTACTACAATGAATGGTGAAAGTCCAAACCAGTTAAGAGCAAATACTCAATCAGATAGCACTGTGTACTGGTATGATAGTAAACGTAATGAGATATGTGGTTTTAATGGTCAATTACAAACAGTATCTAAATTAAAAGGAGTTCAATCTTATTTGAATAAGAATAAAGACTTGTTTAAAAAAGATCCTATTGCAGTATATGATAAGAAATACAATGAAGTTCTGTTTACTCTAGGAGATAAAACATTAGCATTTAATGAACAATTAGGAGTATTTACTTCATTCTATAACTATAATCCAGACTATTACGCAGAGTTTAGTGATAAACTATATTTATTTAAATCATTGAAACTGTTTAAATATAATGGTGGTGAACAAGCTGATTTAGATTCTGACAAAGCAAAGGTATCTGAAATAGAATTTGTAGTTAACAAAGATTATCCACAAACCAAAACATTTGATAATGTTGAATATAGTGGTAATTTTACTACGGATACTAACTTTGATTTGATATTATTTACTACAAAAAGACAAACTAGTGAGACATTAACTAGTGCAGATATTGATTATAGAGAGGATACTTATAAATTTGCAATTCCTCGTAATTCTTTGAAGCTTAATGAAGTAGAACAACTGGCTAATAAATCATACAAAGATAGGATGAAAGGAAAATATCTTATCTGTAATTATAAGTATGATTGTAATGGTGGTAATGAATTTAAAGTACCATATATTAGCACAGCTTATAGATACTCAATGATATAATATGAAAAAGAAAAACAATAAAAAGACTATACCAGCATATGCGTTTGGCATGGATCAATTGTCAAACTACCTTGGTGGAGCTAATGTACTTGGTTCTGCCATTTCTGGTTTATCAGAAGAAGGTTCAACAGGTGATATTGCAGGTAGTACTATTGGCAGTGCAGCTTCGTTAGCCGGTGCTGGTCTCACTGTAGGTGGTCCTATTGGTGCTGCTGTTGGTGGTGGATTAGGATTAGTGAGTGGACTTATTGGTTCAATTAAACGCAAGAAACAAATGCAAGCGTTAAGACGCAGAAAAGAAACTCTCAATAAAACTAAAATAGGTATGAATGCCGCAGCTGAAACTGAAGGAGAATATTGGGATGATAATGATCTTGCATATACATTTGAGAATGGTGGAATACTCCCAGACTTAGCTTACTTGGACAACAATGAAGTGGTTAGAGATGATTATGGAAATATTGTTCAAGTTCCAAATACTAAACCAGGCACAGATAATCATTTAGTCAATGCGTCTACTTTGGAATCTGTGTTATCTGACAAAATTAAAAGACCTGGTACAAAGAACACATTTGCTAAGGAAGGACAAATATTATCTAAGATGACGAAACCTAGCAAAGGCAAAGACAAGTTTGCTGAAAATACAAACAGATTAAATAAAATAAATGCTAATAAAGCTTACAATAAATTATTAGCAGAACAAGAAGCAGTTAAAGCTGCTAAAGGAGTTAAACCCAAAGTAAAAGGAATACCTGCATATGCAGATGGTAAAGGTAAAACTGTAGACGAAGTGAGAAGTAAGATGAACACAGATACATACGCTGCATACTCTGATTTATTTGATGAACTTGGTACAGGATTAAATAAATTTGGTGAAGCATTGGGGTATTTTCCAAAACGCATATTTGGTCCTCTTATAAATAACAAGAACATAACTAAAGCTGTAGAATCTGCAAGAAATACAAAGCCTTCTGCCACTTCTATGGATTATACTGGTGACACCAACATTAGTAAAGTATTTAATAGAAGTACATCTATGAATCCTTTATCAATTGGTTCTCCTACTACTGGTGCTTGGTTTTCATATCCAACACAAACAGTAGATGCAATCACATATGCAAACGACGAGCCAATCTATGTTGACATACCTCTTCGACCGATTGAATCTGAACCAACTGTAACAAGCACGTACACAAATGCATCGAATAAACAAGTTACAAAAACTCCTAGTACTACTGGCTCCGTAACCACCAAACAGACAACCAAACCCAACATTACTAAAACTACTACTCAAAGATTATCTGAACCAACAATACCACTAGTAAATACTAGTATGACAATAGATTGGGATGATGTTGTTACTCCAGTAAATATACCAGCATCTGCAGATGAAGCTACTAAAAAACGTGCACTCAGTAAGCCAAAAAATGGATATTCACCAGATTGGTTATCATTGGCTCCTACAGTGTATAATGCTTTACAATCATTAAGAGGACCAGAAGAAGAACCATTAGTATTAAACCCATATGCTGGTGCAGTTAGAAATACAATGGCTAGACGTAGAATGAACATTGAACCAGCTAGATTAGCTAACAGTAGATCAAGGGCCATTTCAAATTATAACTTAGCAAATATTAATGCTAATACTGGTGCTAATTTAGCAGCAAGAACTCAAGCTGCTGTTGATGAATATGCTTCTAATGCAAATATGTATGCAACTAAACAAAATGCTGACAATGCTTACTTAGGAGAATACGCAAATACTCTTAATAATTTAGGACAACAATTTGTACAAAGTGAAAATATGTACAACGATCTTAATGCTAGAAACAGAGCTGCTGCTAGAAACTTTGGAGCAACTGCAACTAGTCAACTTGGTAAATGGTCTCAAGTAAATAGACAAATGCAAAATCAATACAATAGGGATCAAATGACACTACCATTCTTAGCTGATTTCTTAAGTCAAGGATTTACTAAAGAACAAGTGGATAATTTATTAACAAGAACTAGAAATAGAGTTTAATATGGTAAATAGATATGATAATCCTGCACAAGCAGAGTTCATAAATACATACGTTCCAATTCCATTTGAACAATTGTATACACTTGGGAAGCAGGCAAAAGAAAATGTAGATCAAGCATTAAAAGATTATTCAACAGCTTTGGACAAATGGGCTGAATTTCAATCTCCATCCGCTGCTGACACAAAAGCATACTATGATGAAACTTATGGTAGAGCTTTGCCTGTGGCTGAAGAATTGTCTAAAAACTTAGACATGATAAAAACTGCAGAAGGTAGATCTAAGATATATTCAGCAATAAACAATGTAGACAGAGCTAAATTAAGTATGCTTCGTCAAAGTGCTGAAGGTTTAATAGAGAGACAAAAAGTAAATCAACGTCTAATGCTAGAAGGTAAATATAATCCCTTGTGGCACGATGTTGATTTTACTGGTTATAACACACTTACTTCAGGTATTTATAATGATGTATCTCCACTAGGTTATCAATCAATAAAAGATCTTACAGATAAATATGTAAATAATCTTAAAGATAGCTATTTGGGTAGATCCAATGGTTTTATTCATACTGGTGTAACTGGGGATCAAATTAAAAAAATATTGGATGAAAATAAAAGTGGTATACTATCTACTCCTGAGGCTCAAATGCATATGCAAGTGTACTTAAAACAGAACCCTGGAGCAACCGCTGAAGATGCTGCAAATGCTTTTATGGAAAGAGCATATATAGATAATCAAGAATACATTAGAAATAATATTACAGTAGACCCATATGCAATGCAAGCTTTGAAAGAACAACAAGCTTTAAGAGTTGCAGCTACACGAAAAGGAAAAAATGGTGAACAACCAACTGATTATCCAGATGCTTATACTAAATTGTATAATGACGCAGTAGTTCAAGAAAAGCGTCAAATGCAAAATAATCCAAATCTAACTAGAACAAGATCATTTATAGAAGGTCAGGCATCTATGATACAGACTTTGACAGACGCTGCTAATGCTCTAGAATTAGGTGCCATTACTCCAGAAGAATACAACACTATGTATAAGGCATACCAAGAATCTGCATCAAAGAACTATAGTAATGAAGCTATGGCAAATGCTTATGCAGAGGATGTTAGGGATATGTTTGCTAAACAATCTGATATATTCCCAGCTGTTGGAGTAAAACAAGAAAAGTTACCACTGTACTATGATACTGCGTCCAGGGTGTTGAATGAACTTACTTATCCTACTTCAGGATTAGTTATGAACCGTTACAATAAAATAAAATCTTCTAAAGAAGTAGAAATTAACAGTAATGATGCCATAACTAATGGATTTACTATTCCAGATACTAATGGGTTAATATTGTCCACAGACTTTGTAAACAAAGTAATGAAGGTTCCTTCTATGAAATACACTGTTCAGGACAATTCAAGACTTAATAGAAACTTTGCAGAAGACCTAAAATCTGGAGTATTCCAAGATGTTATAAAGGTGCCTAGAAACAAAATAATGGTAGGTGAATCCAATGGCCAACCACAATTATTTCAAAGGGTTAGTGTTAAGATACCTATTCAGTCTATAAGAAATGCTAACTATGATGTTGACAGTTTTAAAGAAATGGTTAATAAAACTATGGGTTTAACATCTGAAGTTGGTTTAAGTGTTAAGCCAATAAAAGGTGAAAGTGTGGAAGATGCATGGGGTCACTCTGACACCAGAGGTGGTGCAGCTCTTACTGGAGAATACTTTACATTTGATGCAATGGAACCAATTGATCCACATGGTATGACAAGAATGACTTTTGATCAAGAAGTCAATAAAGAACATGGTGGGTCTAAACTACAAAATGATTTATATGATAGTTCATATAACGAATCATATTCTTCTGATATCGAACTTTATCAAACTATGCTTAATCTGTTACAATAATATATGGAAACATCTATATTAGACAAATACAATGCTGGTTTAATACCTTCTAAAACCAATGCTACTACTGCGGCTATACGACAAGTAAACGCCCAGCATTCCCCTTTAACAAAGATTAAAACGGGATATGATCGTGAATTGGAACAAACACCAATTGATGATTATGAAGAAATGTATCTATTGGACAAAGAAAATCCAGAGGAAACTCTTAAAGATAAGAGCTACTTAAAAGATGCATGGACTACTTTCATGAATAGTAGAGATCAAATTAATCTAATGTCAGAAAGAGCTAAATTAGCTAAGGATATAAATCCCGTATTAGATGATATTGATTATGAATTGAATTTTCTTAGTGATAAGCAAAAGCTTAAAAATCTTGAAAATACTATTCCTACTTTGGATGAGAATTCTGAAGAATACAAAAATGCAATATCTGAATACTTTCAACTCCAAAGAACATTAGCAGATAGACAAGAGCAATACGATAGCATCTTGTCTAAATATGGTGAAAAAGAAGGTGATAACATTGATGCGAGAATTGAATATCTAAGTAATTCTAGAAAATCGTGGGAAGAAGAAAGATCTAAAGTAAATGAAGAAATAAATAATATATACTCTAACTTACGAGAAAGATCTGAAAATTATACACCGTCTTCTGAATTTAGAATAAAGGAACAAAGAGCTCAAGATAAACCTTGGTATTCCCCAGATTATTTCTTATACGCTGGTCCAGGTTTAACAGGTTCTTCTATGGCAACTGTTAATGGTTATATTGCAGATGCTTTAGCTACTGGAGCTTTATGGTTAGGTAGACATTATGCTACTACTGGAGCATTGAACGCTGTCCCTGGAATTGGTGCTGCATCTAATTTAATTGGGTGGGGTAGTGCAATTGCAGCTACTGCAGCTAGTGTTGCTGGTAATATATACAGTAGACATAGAGAGTCTCTAGCTCAAGTATATGGTGCGTATAGATCTAGAATTGAAGATAGTTTAAAGGAACAAGGTATTGACATTAAACAATATGCTGAAATTGGTAGAAACCAGTTAAAACAACAAGACCCAAATATAGATGTTTCTAAGATCTCTGACGATGAGATAATAGATAGAGTTATATCTGGAGAGATAAACATAAATGATGCAACTCTAGCAAATGCCAAAAGATCCTTAAAAGATGGATTAGAAAGAGTTTATGATAACAACATGGCATTATCTGCTATGGATGTTGCTCAATCTGCTTTAGTATTTGCACCTCTTGGCAAAGCTATGGGTAAAATAATAACAGCTCCAATTAAAACTGCTTTAAACCCATTGTTAAAAACAGGTACGAAATTAAGCGAAGCTGCAGCAAGTAAATATAACAAACTTATAGACGCTTATACTGGGTTTAATGCTAGACTTGCATACAATTCCCAAGTAAAAAATGCTAGTTTGCAAGCTGCTAAAGCTTTAGGTAGACTAGGTTTTTCTGCTACTGGAGAAGCGTTTGAAGAAGCCAATCAAGATGTATTTGATTATGATTATATTTCTGGTAAGTATGATGGAAAGTCTAGCAGTATTTTTCAATCTTTAATGGGCTTAGCTGATGCAAATTACCGTACTGCAAAAATATTATCTGGTATAGATACTGAATCTGAATTAGCAAATGATCCACAATTTTGGAATGATGTAAAAGGGGGATTTGCATTAGGTTTATACATGGGGGGACCTACGATTGCTTATCATTCTGGATTGAAAACTTACAAAGATATGACTGCCAATTCTTTTGTAAGAGACGTAGTTGCAGATCACATTGGTAAAAAAGATGCAATGATCAAAGCTATGTCATACTCTGAAATGGCAAATAAAAAGTTGAATTATCAACAAAATGTACTTGATGTACTTGAAAATTATAAGTATAATTTGCCAGAAGGTATTACTGAACAAGATTTAAATGATGAAATAGCTACTGCAAATAACATTTTCAGTTTATCTAAATCTAAAGTAAACCAAAATATTGGTAAGACTATTGGATACAATTCTGGAACTACTGAATATAATACTTTAATTGGATTGCAACACTTGGCTACAATAGATGCACAAGAAGCACTTGACAATGCCAATCAAGCACAAGAGGCAGACAATGCTTTCTATACTACTTTGGAAAATGATCAAATGTTAAACCATTATTCTCCAGAAGAGAAGCTTACTGCTGTTGCATTAACTAAATTAAATATTCAAAAGCAAGCGTTAGAACAATTAAAAACAGCACTTGAATCTAAGCCAGAAGAAAATCAACAAAAGTTTGGTATAACAAATGAATCAAATGCTGTTGGTAAATCTATTTCAAAAGAAATACCTAATATATTAAAAGACATAGATGCTAAACTAAATCAATTATCAGAAGGTACTAGATTCAGTTCAAACTTCATAGCCACTCCAAATTTGGTTAACAAAGGTATTGATAGTTATGTCAACACAATGATTGCAAATCATGACCTTTTGGTAGCTGAGCATAAGATGAATGAAATATTTGGCAATACTTTGGAAGATGGTAAACTTATAAACTTCAACAACGCTTCTAATGAATCAAAAAAGAAGATAGGTAAAAAGATAAAAGAAAGAATTGATAATTATATAAACAATTCAGATGAATCATCAAAGATAGTAGAAGAAAATGCAAAGGATGTTGTTGAAGCAGAATCTGCAAAAGAAATGTCTAGAGAAGCAGCTAATCAAAGTGATGATCAACAACCTATTACTAACAACGAAACTCAAGTAGATAATCAAGTAGCTACTGAAGTAGAGCAAGAAAAGGCAACGTCTCCAAAAACTCCTATTATGGATGACAGGGCTACTTCTGACATTGATACTAAAATACCAGTAGTAGAGAAGGAAGTAAAAGAAGATGAAGAATTTCCTACTAAAGGATTAGAAGAGTTAAGTAAGGAGTTTGAAGAAACCTTAGCCAAAGTAAAAGAAAAAAAACAAGAAGATACTGAAAGGAAACCTAAACCTGAGCCTAAACCAGTTGTTGAAACTCAAGAAGACGAAGAAGATGAAATAGAATTTGAGCGAGCTGATGAAAAAGCTCTGATAGATCTTGCAAATTCTGAAGCTGTTTCAGACGAGGATGATAAAAAAGTATCTGAAACTTATGAAACTTCTAATCCTGAAGTAACTGAAGAATCTCAAGTAAAATGGGCCCGTAAGAAGATTGCTACAGAATCTAAAATGAACAGAAGAGCAGATATGGACTCTGAGACTAGAGATTTGGATGAATCTTTAGAAATTGAAGAAATGGTACAAGATAAAGTATCTCATACACTGTTCTTTAATCCTGATGCTACAACGCCTATTTATCCTGGTGCCAAGCCAGGCAAGGAATTAGCAGAGAGAATAAAAGATCCAAACTTTTTTAATGATAGTTTCTGTGAGTTTGTTATAAATAAAGATTATACAGAAAAGGGGCATAAACCATATAAAGAAAATGATCCTAGTACATATGATTCTGCATCTATAATAATGTTAATTCATCATGGCACTGGCGATTATGCAATGGCTTTGAAAACTCCTTCTGGAGCTAGAACTTTCTTAGCAGCAAAATTATCTAGCATACCTAAAGAAAGGCTTACAGAAGAGGATATTAATCTTATTAATAATGCTAATGATTTATCTATAGCAGATTTACGTAGATTTAGAAATGCAGTAATTTCTACAATAGAGTCTGCAACAAATGATGAAGCTGTAGTACCTAGCACAATAGTTAGAACCAAAGGAATACCTAATGTTGTTAGAAAAGATGGTAGAGCAGTGTTCAGACCAATTCATGAAGTAAAAGGGTTAGAAGTACCAACAGAAATTACTGACATTACTCCAGAAAAAGTAACATTTGGTATAAGTGATGGTATTGTAAAAGATTCTGATATAATAGGAGCCAATGGTGAGAAATTACCTGGTAAAGGAGGTAGTGGACAATTGTTTATTTACCCACCAAAATCCAATACTTTATCAAATCAAATGCTACCGTTACAATTAACTCTTCAAAGATTTGATAGAAAACAAGCTGAATTCTTAGCCAATTTGTTAATTAATTATGGTGCTAATCCTAATTCTGAATATGGAGATACAGGAATCATTGCTGGAGAATTAATTGATTTCATGGTTAGATTTGGAGATGCTACCAAAGTAACCACTGCAGATAAAACATTTGATTGGTTAAAAGAAAAGCAGTTATATATTGATAATAAAAGTAATTTGGTAATTGGTGAAAAAACATTCAATATTGGCAACTTATCTACTCAGGATAAAAAAGACATAGCTGAAGCATTAATGGGATTCCATTGGCGTGTAGCTAGAAAAAATTTCTTTAGACCAATAAAAGAAGCATTACCTTCTGTATATGATTATTTTAACAATAATTCTGTTGATTTGCTTGATATCATTCCAGGTATATCTCTTACTAAGGATGATTTCATTTCTTCTACCCCAGTTTATACTATGGGTGTGTTAGAAAAAGCTGGTATAATAAGAAGTGACTTAGATGATCAACTATTTAAAGATTCTTTCGCATATGCTGAAGATGTTCAAAAGATACCAAGAAAGATCAATAATCCTGAAGTAAAAGAAGCTGTTGAAAATAAAATCACAAATTTAAATTATTCTGGGTATATTCCGGTAACTGAGCTTTTTGATCAAGGTGATGATTATTATTTAACTCAAGCACAGAGAAGTGAAATTTATGAATTATCTACTAGAACCTTCAAAAATTTTCCTAATGTTGTAAAACAAGTAATCTTTGGAGCAGATGATATTGCTCCTAGAATAGTATTTGAATTAAATGGAAATGAAGGTATACTCGAATACGATGGAAAACGTTGGAATGCTTCTTCTTGGAATGAAGAACATCAAGCATTTTATGATGTACCTTTAAATCCTGATCAAAGAAAGCGAATAGTTAATGAAATAGTACCCAAAAAACTACAAGAATATCTGGTCTCTGAAAAATTCAAAAAAGATAGAGCAAAAGATGTTACAGATCGAAATTCTAGAGAAGTAGCAAAATGGTATCTTGAGAATTTCAATGTATCGGATATAAATGAATATTGGATAAATGAAGAAAAAACACATAGTTCCTTTGTAGAATTTTTGCTAAATCATCCAGACATAAAATTAAGTAATTCTACAAATACGGAACCATCTTCGAAAGAAGAATCATATGTAAAGAAAATAATCAATGATGGAGAAATAGATCCTTTGAGCTTTGGTGTTGATGAAGATTTTGATATACCTACTCGTAAAGTTACAGGGAACATATCAGAAGTAGTAACTCCAGAAGAAATTCAATGGTTTAGAAATAAATTAGGATTACCAGAAGATTCTTTACATATCGTTGAAGATGCTATTGCACTTGGTGGTAATGAGTATGCTATGGGTCTTGTTAGAAAAGATTCTACCATACTGTGGAAAGGTGCAGAACGTGGTACATTGTATCATGAAGCATTCCATAGAGTATCATTATTAACTATTTCTCCAAAGGAAAGAAAGAAAATTTATGAATTCTATAGAAATAGAACTGGTTTTGTTGGAAGTGATAAACAAGTAGAGGAAGCTTTAGCAGAAGACTTTAGGCAGTATATGCTGAATAAAGTAGATCCTGAATTAAATCTTCTTAAAAGAGCTTGGAAAGCTATTAAGAATTTCATAAGTAAATGGGTTTGGAGAACCGATACTAGTATTGATAATATTTTTAATAGAATCGATTCTGGTTATTACAATAGATCCAAACAAGATTCGGCTGCTGTAAATGAATTTCTTGCTGCATATAAAGGTGCAGGTGCTCCATTTAAAATAAGAAATCACAAATTTAAAAACATTACTAACACACAATTCAAAGAAACTGTAAATTCACTTGTAGGTGCTTTATTTACATTAAATAACATAAGACTACGTGATGATTTGCAAAATCTTAATTATGGAGTGTTAAAAGCTGCATTAAAACCAGATATAACAGCCAAATTAGTTGAAAAAGGAACTATTACTAAGGAACAAGGAGAAGTTAGAGATGAAATCTACAATACGTTCGATACTGTATTTAAACCTGAAATCATAAATAAATTAAATGAGTATCAAATAAGAGCAGTAGATAAACAAGAAAACATTGATGCAGAAATTGATGAAAAAGCAGTTGGTAATAGCGTAGGAGATCAAATGGCTAACTACATTCAAGAACAACTGTCTGTTTCAGTTAAAGATAATGCTCTTGCATCTATAAAAATTTTCATTGCGACAATGCCTAGAACAGAATTTGTAATGAAACAAAAAACAAATCCTGATGGCACTGTAACCCAAGTACAGGGTGTTGCTGCAATAAAGAGCCCTGTTACAGGTTTACCTCTAATGGTAGATTTTGATAAATCTTGGAATACTATTATTAATGAGATCCACTCTGAAAACACATTCAAAGGGATGATGGACAAGAGTGCAAAACTTGCTAAAGTAGCACCGTTATTTAAAACTCTGTATAACGAGTTATATAAGGTTACAAACGAATACGTGCAGAAGAAAGGTATTCAAGAGGATGAAGCTCAAAAAATAGCAAGAGAGAACTTACAAACTCAGTTTAGAAATACGTTCCGTAAAGCTAGACATAAGTTAGTTGGTATTTTATCAGAAAAAGTTGAAGATGAGAATGGTAATGAACAAACTAACTTATATGTTAAAGATGAAAATGCAAATAAGGTATCTAAAAACATATTAGAAGGTTGGAACTATAGTTTAATAACAAATGGAAGCGTATTAGACACTTCTGATAACTTATTCAAAGCAAAAGTTAGTGAATCTGAAGAATTCATAGCTAGAGAAATCAACAATGAGTTTAATAAAATAATAAAGGTTGTAGAGAAATATAAAACTACACCTAACAAAAAATTAGTAAATGGTCAAACTTACAAAGAATATGTACCAGAAAAGCTAATTACTATTAAGAATAAGATAGTTGATTTACTCAATAAAGTTGGAGTAGAAATTGATTTAGAGTCACTAAATTCTTTCCTTACTAAGGAATATTACAATTCAGATCCTACTGAAGCATTAGTTTCAATGTTATCAGATAGATCCAATAAGAGTATATACTTCTTCTTTAATTCCAAAGTAAAGGACTTGGCAAAAATTCAAGAAAGTGGTGTAATTCCTGGTCAATACAATAGAAGTATTACAAAGTATTATGCTGATTCTAAATTTTTAGGAAGACTTGCTGAGACATATGCAATGTTGCACCCTTCTTCTGATGAATTATCAGTATTAGCTACTGATGGTAAATTGTTATATCCTATATCAGAACACAATTATTTGTCTGATATGGTTCAAAGATTGGATAATGATCCAGTAACGGTAGAAGCACTTACCAAAGTGTTATACAATACTGGTAATAATGACAATCCTAATTATTTCAAGGGTTCTGTATTGTTAACAAATTTGTATAATAATGCGGATACTAAAGGTAAAATAGGGTTTGAAACACTTGTATACTTTAAGGAACAAGGTAGTGCAGATAAAGGACGTAAGTATACAGAAATATCCCCTCTTGAAGACTATATTGCTAAAATGACATTTACCAGAGCAGGTAGAATTATCTTACCTACTATGGGTGATTCTCAAACATATAATACGTTGTATGGTACTGCAATAAATAACTTCAAAAATCCATTTGATGTAAGCAATGGTGAAATAAAGTTTGATGCTCAAATTCTTAAAAGATTTATCAATTACTTTGAAACTGAATTAGATACCATTGAATTTAATTACAAGAATGAGAAGAATTTGACTGAAGAACAAAAAATAAAGAACTATGACACTGGAAACAGAAACGGTTATAGATTCAGATACTTCAACGGATTCTTTAAATTGAAAGAAAGACCTACATTAAATGGTATTGAATTTGAAAAAGATTTTTCAAACTTTAATGAAGCATTAGACCTAGCAGAAGATCTTGGTGGTAATGAATATGGAACTTCTATTATTTCTCAAATAAGAAATAATTGGAATAAGTTCAGTAATGCTGAGAAAGCAAATCTGATGAATAACTATCTATGGGATGCATTTAAAGATGAGTTAAATTATGCACAAGAATTAGGTATAATTAAATGGGATGGTAATAAAATAGCTAGTGTAACGAGTTTAGCATTACCACAGAAGGCATTAGAAGAAGCATCATCACATTATAAAAAATCTGCAACAGTTTCTAATTATAGCGAAAATCTTGGTGCTGCTGAAATGATTGGTAATTATTTTGCTAATACCATTTCTTCAGTAATTGAATTTGAGAAACTTTTTATAAAAGATCCAGCCTACTACAAAAATCCTGTAGATAAAATTAAACGTTTACGTGAGGTATTATCCACTGGCGTTACTCCAAGAATAGACTACGAAGAAGGAAATCCAATGGCAGATCTCACTGAAGTGAACGTAGGTACACTATCAGATAATGTTATCGTAAGTAGACAAGCGGATCGAATTGCAGAGTATGCTAAAAGATCTGCGGCTATACGCTTGCTTCAGGAAATGCACAATATGACATTAGATGAGGCAATTAGAACTTACGATAGTTCTGAAGCTTTACCTCAGGATGTAGAAGATGCAGCTAATCTTATAGTAAGAGATAAATTTAATGGTTATCTTAATCCAAAAGGTAAAGTAAACCAAACTGATGCCACAGTACTAATATCTCCAGAGTTTTATAAAGAACTAGTACGTAGAGTAGATGGATGGACACCACAAGTAGCAAAAGCATTTGATTTACTTAATAATCCAAATGCAGATCTTGAAGCAGATATGGATACGTATGCAGAAGCATTGGCGGTTACATTGAAACCTTTGAAATTCATGTATTTTGGCGATCATTACGATGTAGGTGCTAAAAGGGATATACCAATATTTGATAAGATGGCTATGTTCCCTGTGCATCGTATTTTCTCTACTGGGGATATGGGTAAAGTATTGGAAGTTATGCAATCACGTAATATCCATATGCTTGCTTTTGATTCCGCAGTAAAAGTAGGACAAAGGGCTAAAGAAGTTAAATCAAGAATCTATAAAGATAAGACTAATAAAGAAATAGACATGGACAGTTTAATGTCAATGCCTACTCATAAACAGTCTTTAACTAACTTTAGACGTCAGTTAATTACTGATCCTCACCATGCAGAAAGACAAATGTTTGTATCTCAAGCACAAAAAGCTGCCATGGGTAACATCAGAAGTGCATGGAAATATACTACACCAGATGGTAAAGTATATAATGGTGATGAGTTGATTAATAATTTTAACGGTGCTCACAATGCCATTACTGAAGCTGGTAGAAGAGAGATAGAAAGAGATTTTGGTATTACTCCAGATAAACCCCAAGTAAGTGTACAAAGGTTTGCTGAAATTATGCAACGCAAAGCTCTAAGTTCAAACATGAATGACAATGTTATTAATGGTTTGGATGTTGAAAATGGTGAAACTGTTGCACCAATTTCTGGTTTATCTGATAACTCTTGGATAGAGAGCGGTCTTATATCAATGTTGAATAAATCAATTGTTGATACCAACTTACCTGGTGGTATGTTTATTCAAATGTCTTCGATATTGTACAATAGAATTGCTGTAACTTCAGATGTACAAAATGAAAGAAAGTTAAGATTCGCAAATACCGATGGTACTATGGATTGTGTTATTTCAATCAACTTATTGAAACACATAATTCCAGATTATGACAAAAAGACTTTTAGTGAAGCTAAGAAGTGGTTAATAGATAATGGTATAGTTGGTCCAAATTCTAAGGCTATTGCAATGGGTTATCGTATTCCTGCTCAAGGCCAAGCGTCAACTGCAGCTCTTAAAGTAGTAGATTTGTATCCTGAGCAAATTGGTGATACTATCACATTACCTGATGAATTTACATCTCTTACTGGTTCTGACTTCGATATTGATAAGTTATTTGTTGCTAGGTACAATTATGATAAGAATGGTAATAGAATCAAATTTGAGACCAAAGAAGATTACACTAACAGACTCAGAGAATCTGGCTTAGATGATGAAACCATAGTTCGTAAAGTCTACGAAAGATATAATGGTAAAACTGATTTTGAAGCTAATTCAAAGGAAGCAAATGAAAATATGCTTCTTGACATGTATATATCAGTTATTTCTAACCCATTGAACTTCGCAGAAGCTAGACAACCACTAGATACAGTAACCGATTACTTAAAAGATACTATTCTTAAAGAAGTAGATACAATAACTGGGCAAGGTAAACGTACAAGCAAATCCCAACTGTATTATGCCACTCCAGCATTCCAGAGTAGAACTAAAGCGGAATTGAATGGTGGTAAATTTGGTATTGGTCCATTTGCATTAGCAAATGCTCATCAAGTTCTTACTCAATTGGTCAAATTAAGATTTAAACCAAATAAAATTTTAAGAGACTATGGTATAAGTAATTTGTATGGTATCCAGAGTAATGATAGAAATAAGATTAATATCCTTGACTGGTTATCAGCATTAATCAATGCTCATGTGGACGTTGCAAAAGATCCATACATCATTCGATTGAATGTAAGGAAGTTAACATTTAATATGACTAACTTCTTGATTAGATCTGGTAAAGGCGAAAGTACATTTTATTTCTTGCCTCAACAGATATTAAAAGACTTTGCAATAGAATATGACAAATACTCTGGCTTTTATAATGTAGATACACAAAACAAAAATCCTGAAAGTCTAGCATATAGAACTATTTGGAATACATATTTTGAGAAAGCAAAATCTTTATCTAAAGGTAAATATGATCAGCTTTTAGACTTTTTGAATGATAAAGGTGTAGGTGTTAAACAAAGAGAAAAGATGTTCGATGTCAATTACTTAAAGAAGCAATTGAAAAAAGAAGAAACATTTGATTGGTACTACAATCAATTGCTTATTATGAAGACTTATCAAGAACTTAATCCGTTCTCAAGATCTTTGTCTGAATTAACTACATTATCTCAAATTGATACTAAGCGCTTTGGTAATAATTTTGGTTTACAAAGTGCATTCTTGGATAAATGGAAACAATTCATGGTAGAGCAACAAGTATTTGAAGATCCTATAAAGGTGTTCTCAAATACATTCTTAGGTAAGAAAATGCAAGATGCATTAATATTCCCTAGAATTGCCTTCCAAAACACAATGATTAGACTTACTCCAGAATTTGAAAATTTAAGAACATTAATAGAATTTTATACTAAAGGTTATGCAATTAGTGATGATACATACATTAATAATATTACCAGAAGTATGGAAGCTACGTATAAAGCTGGTTTCTTTAATAAGTATTTAGCTGAAAATGGAATAAAGCTTAGTAGTTTGTTAGGTGGTCCAAATAGTATTTCTAAGAGATTAGATAAAATTAAATCTGATGTAAGAAGTGGTAAATATCCAGATTTATTAAGTAGTGATGGTTCATTTGAAAATGTACTTATTAATAATATCTTTAGTAGACCAAAGGAGGATACCACTGAATTAAATGGTCCTGACTTTATTGCTTACAAACCAAACAAGAGTGGTGACAATAACTTAGAAAATGAAATCATCAGAGCTTGGGAAGAATTGTGGGATAGCGATTATCAGGAAATAAGAGATTTTGCAAAAGATCTTGCATTGTATGCTTTCTATACTTCTGGGGATGCATTTGGTAAAAACAATATCTTTAGATATGTACCTAATTCAATTAGAGAAGAAATAGGTTATTTTGATTATATTAGAGATTTAGAACGAAATCCTGATGATGCGGTTAAAGATATTAAAGTATTCCAAGTAATAAAAGACTTGTGGTGGAATGACCACGTAGTTCCTACTATTGATTATTATGTATTAGATTCTAGTAGAGAAACCATTGAAGAAGAAGGTAGACCTGTGTATAGGGCGTTACCTCACGAAGATAGTGGTTTTACTGTAGTAAACAAGAGAGGAGCAGAAGTACAGATTCCTGGTATTATATATGACAAGAAATCTCAATCTATAATTTCATTCAATCAGAATGGTCAACCCATATTTCCACCATTTAAAAAAGTAAAATTAGATAGAAACAATGATCCTAGAACAACATTCTTATATGAATATATAGGTATTAATGAAGATGAAGCTCCAGTATATCGATTAATTAATAAAAAGGGAATTGCATATAGAGGTAATGTATTAATAGAAAATGGTCGTAGTAAATCAGTTTTAAAGTACAATAATGTTGTACCAAAGGGTTATGAGATTATGCCAGAAGAACCAATAACTTGGGTTACTGATCTTACTCCGGTAAAAGCTAGTTTACAAGCAAAGGCATTTAATCAAGCTGGTGAATTTAACACAGACATGTTTGCTAATATACAGCAAACGGTTAAAACTCAACAAGCAACTGAACCATTATCTTATCAAGAATGGGTTAAAGACTATCAAACTCAAAAAGGTGAAGCTGATGCAGAAGCGGCATATCAACAATATCTGGATAATTTTGAATACAGTAAACCTAGTGCTATTCAGCGAAAGACTTATTCTGGTATGATCCAGAATCTTGCTCCAAATCAAGTATTTGTATTTGGTAGCAATACGCAAGGTAAACATGGTAAAGGTGCAGCGTTAACTGCTAAAAATAAATTTGGTGCAATATATGGTCAAGCAGAAGGGCCACAAGGACAATCCTATGCAATAATTACTAAAGATTTGACTAAGAATACGCATCCTTCTAGAACTCCGGAACAAATCAAAGAACAAATTCATAATTTGTATGAGTATGCTAGAGAGAATCCAGATAAAGAGTTCTTAGTAGCTTACTCTGGTAAGGGAACAAATTTAAATGCTTATTCAAATCAGGAAATGGCGGATATGTTTGGTAGTGAACCAATTCCTAACAATATCGTATTTGAACAAGAATTTAATAAGCTAATTCCTACTGAGTCTACTCAAATATCTTCTGAACAACCTTCAGGAACAATCAACATATATGCAGGTACTGGTGAAAATGCAGACTTAAGTAATTTCGCAATTAGACCTTTTACTATATCTGGTGATAAACCAGAATCTTCTATACGCATTGGTGGTAATTTTCAAACAGTAGAAGGAGCATTTCAAGCTCAAAAATTAGTATTTTCTTCTATGTCAGATGACGAAAAAGAAGCCATTAGAAAACAACTAGAAACTGCTTCAGGTAGTCAAGCAAGATCTATTGGTAGAAAAATTAAAGATTTAAATACAGTTTCTTGGGATAAAGCATCCAGTGATGTTATGAGAGATTTATTGTTAGAATCTTTCAGTCAAAATCCAGAAGCTTTAAATAGATTGTTATCCACAGGTGATGTAACGCTTACTCATACTCAAGATAAAGGTAAATGGGGTACAGAATTCCCAAAAATTTTGATGGAAGTAAGAGAGTTATTAAGGAACCGATCAAACATCAAACAACCAGCAATTACTGATACTACTAAAGGATTTTCTCTAGAACCTTTTATAAATAAAATATTTCCGGATTGGAAATCAAAAATTCCAAATTTACCAGAGGAATTAGCTGCTGAATTCATGTCATGGAGTATTGTACCTGGGATAGATGAGTGGTCAATAAAAGATAGAATTGAAAAATATAAAGATTTTGAAATCGAAGAAGAAACACGGGAAGCAATAAAACGTGGGGATAAAGAAGGAATTATTCAAGGTATTGCAAACACAATTTCTTATGAATTGGCTAAGGATGGAATCACAGAAAGAGATCTATTTATAAATTTATTTGGTCAAAGTTATGTAGATAAGGTAGACAGATATGTTGCTGAAATCAAAGCCGAAGTTCAGAAAGAAAAAGATACTACTAAGGAATTTTTAGATTATGCTAATCAATTTGGTTTTACTGATGAAGCTGCTTCACTTGCAAAAGACTTACCAAAAGCAGCTGAAGAAGCTAAGAAAGTAGAAGAAGAGTACGTATTTACATTTAATGATGGGTTTAAGATCAATTTACCATTCTCATTAAATGACCAACAGAAATCAGCTTTATATGAATTAGAGAAGTTTATTGAAGATGGTGGAACCGAAATTACTTTATCTGGTTATGCTGGTACAGGTAAATCTACTATCATTGGTATATTTAGTAAATGGTTGAATAATAGAATTGGTAGAGGTAACATTGTATATACTGCTCCTACTCACAGAGCAAATGTTATAACTAAACAAAATAATCCTAGTGCTAACGTGTATACACTTTCTGCTCTATTTGGGTTTACTCCAGATACAGATGAAGCAATGGAACGTGAATCATTGGATTTAAATGATTTGAAATTCAGAGCTAAAAATCAAATGAAATATGAACCAGGTCAATTAATTATTATTGATGAAGCTTCAATGGTACAAGATGGCTTGTATGAATACGTTCAAGAAATTATAGCCAAATATGATGGTAGTGTAATATATGTTGGAGATTCTGCACAATTGAGACCTGTAAAATCAGATCATATTTCTAAAGTATTTACATCTGATGGTGTGCCTCAAATAACTTTAACCAAAGTAGAAAGAACGGGTGATAATCCTATTTTAAAAGAAGCCACCAGAATTAGGCAAGGTGAAGGATTAAGTTACCAAACTGATATAAATGATAAAGGTCAAGGGGTGTTGTATACTTCTAATGATACAGTTATAAATGAAAACTTAAAACAAATTATATCTTCTGAAGAGTTCAATGCTGATCCTTTACATTTTAGAGTTATTACTGCTACAAATGCTGCAGCAGCTACATATAATTCAAAGATTAGATCTTTAAGATATGGAAAATTTGCTAAGCCCTTTGTAAAAGGCGACATTCTAATGGGGTACTCAAACAAACTTAGAAAACCAGATGGGTCTTATAGATTAATAAATTCTATGGATTATATAGTACAGAGTGTTAGAGATACTACTGTAAAATTTAGAACAGATAAAGGTACAATAGAATTTAAAGCATTTAATCTATCAATTAGACCTGTTGGCGGTACTATCATGAATGATTTTCAACTTACTGTAATTGATAAAAATGAACCAGATTCTAAGATATTTGAAATAGCAGAATATAAAGATAGATTGTTTAAAATGGCTAAAGAAGCCAAACAAAATGGGCAAATATCTAAATCTAGAGATTTAAATCAAATGGCATATGGTGTTGATAATGAATTAAATATCACTAAGAATTTGGAAGATAATCAAGGTAGGTTAAAAATTAGGAAAGCAATTGATTATGGATACGCACAAACTGTTTGGAAATCACAAGGTAGTACATACAGTAAAGTTTTAATACTCTCCAATGAAATTGATACGTTTGGTTATGGTAAAGATGCAATGCAATTAAGAAATGAGTTGAGATACGTAGCTGTGTCACGTGCTAAAAACTTTGTTATAATAAATTCAGAAGCTGAAAATAAAAAGAAAGTTTCTATGAGAAATGAAATAGCTGAAGAGGATTTGTTAGATGATATAGAATTTGAACCAGCTACAGAAGAACAAGCAATAAAAGCATCTTTACAGGATTCAATTGATGAGTTAACAGCAAATGGTAAACAACGTAGAAAAGAATGTGAATAATTATGCAGTGTTTAAATATTAAAAATAAAGAGGTTGCAGCTTTACTCAAGAAATATACAAAGATATTGGGTAATGAAAACGCTGCATATTATGTATTATCAGAAAATAATGGTTATGGTTTAGATAAGGCTCCCAATGGGGAGCCATCTAAGCTCTTTTCAGACCTTTTAGAGCATTATAATGGTGATAGAGTAGCTGCTATTCAAGCTAAGGCTAGAACTTATTCTAAGAGTTTTAAAGAGTGGTTTGGTGAATCCAAAGTAGTAGATGAAAATGGGGAACCACTTTTGGTGTGGCATGGAACTACAGAAAATTTTGATGTTTTTTCTAAGAGTTGGAGAGGAGCAACCGATCCTGGTGATTGGGGATTAGGGTTTTACTTTTCACCAAAAAAAAGTTCTTCTGAAATGTATGGAAATATCTTAATGCCTGTATTTCTTAGTATTAAGAATCCGGTACCAAATGAAAAATTTCAAATGATAAATTCATTTGGTAGAGAAAAAGTAAAACCTATTACTTTAAAAGAAAAAATTCAAGAGGATATTAAAACAACTAAATTTACTATAAAAGGTATTGAAGAACAGTTATACGGAAATGATCCAGATTATGAACTTTACAGAAAAGAAGGATCACTTCAAAATATAATGCATAAGAAAAATTTAGAGAGATACAAAGATAAACTTAAAGATCTGCAAACACAACTTCAAACAAAATCAAAAGAGGAATTAGATTATGACATCAATAAAAAATGGAACGACAATATTGAAGATATAAACAAGTATGACGGAGTTATTCCAAATATTAATTCTGGAAAGGCAATAAAAGAAAACTATGAGATTGTCGCTAGAGAACCTAATCAAATTAAATCAATAGATAATCAAGGTACATTCTCTACTCAGGATAATAATATTTATAATCAGAAAGCTGCTACTCAAAACGCTACTGGTAGAAATAAAGAATTAGCTTTATTACTGCGAGAGATATATCCAAACATTGAAATAGATGCATTAACAAACCCTAATCTTAGGGGTCAAGCTCAAGTAGAAGGGTACATGGCTGGTAGAGTCTTATTAAACACGTTATTAGAAAATCAAGACACATTACCTCATGAATATGCTCACCATTATATTGCTTGGTTTAGAAACGCCCCTATTGTGCAAAGAGGTATAAAACAATTTGGTAGTGAAGAATCCTTAGTACAAGCTATTGGTGAAAACTCTGTTAAAGCTTTAAAATGGTATAATAGATTCTTCAATTGGGTAAAAGGGTTATTTAATGAAAAACAAGACACTTTAAACGAAATCACAAAAGCGTTTTTATCTGGTCACATATTGGATAATTCTTATTTCTTTGGTAAAGAAATACACAATCAAAAAGTTGCTGAGATTCCGGAAGCTGTAAACAAAGTCTATGATAAGTTAATGGAGTCTATTAAGCGAAGAATAAAAGACATTCAATATGCGAAATATAGTGACAGTAAGAAAGTAGATGAATTAAGAGCATTAGAGTTCAAATTAAATCAATTAGAGAATGACCAAGCTACTTTTGAATTTGTAGATTACATGGCAAGTGATATAATATCTGCATTAAATGAAATAAAAGCTTTACAAGCCAAAGTAAAGGAGAACCAAAAATATGATAACCCATTAAATGTAACTTCTGCTGAACTTGATGTGATAAAAAAGGGTTATATTGGCTTTTATGGTAACATTGCTACTAATATCCAGAACATGCTGGATGATGAATCTACATTTGACTATTTAAATGATCCTCAATTAGTTGAGGATACAAAACAAAACTTAAAAAGGACTGTAGGTGACTACTATGAATTAGTAAGAAACTATAACAATTTAGCAGACATTGTTGCTAAAGATAATTTTATTAGAGAAGCAACTAAAGCCGGTTCATTTACTATAGATCATCTTAAAAAAATATTAGATGAAGGTGATGTGGATATAAATCTATGGGATCAGTGGGCAGGTAATACACAATATTCTAATAGTGAGTTAGTACGTATAATTCTTAACAAGATAGTTAATACTAAAAATAATGTTGCTGAAAAAGAACTAGAAGTAGGTAAAGAGCTTGTAGAAATACTATCACATGTAGATAAATCTAAGTTAGCTTATATGCATGAAAAAAATAAAGATGGTCATAAAACAGGCTTTATAACAAGAGACTTAAATTACGGTCAACACTATCAAGATTACTTGGAACATCAAAAAAAGTTAGCCGAAAAGTTAGGATTTGGAGATAAAGATATTGCTGAAGTGCCTGGTTTATTGAATCCAGAGCAACTAAAGAAATGGAATAAAGCAAATAATGATTGGGAAGCTAAGCATACAATTCGTAAGTTTACTCCAGAGTATTACGAGCTAACTAACAGTCTTAGTGAAGAAGCAAGATCTCGTAGAGATTCCATAAATATGGAAATAAACCTATTGTTAAGTACTACCGTTGATAAGAACGGAGATTACCACAGAGAAGATTTATCCGATGAAGATTATCTAAAATTACAAGAGTTAGAAACTAGACGTAGAAATTTAGCTAATCCATATTATCCAGATGGTTCAGTAAAAGTTGGATTAGATAAAGAAATAGCAATAGAAATGAGAGAGTATAATGAAAAATTAAGAGAGAAATTACATTATACTCCAAATATGGAAAAGTTTAATAAAGCTCTACAAAAGGCAAAGAAGAATTTAAGTCCAGAGAAATTTGCTAAGTGGGAACAACGCAATACAGTTGATCAAATAATTGAAGAATTCTGGGACGATATTAAAACTCTTTCATCAAACGCAAATAAATCTGATGATCAAATACTATATGAAACGGCTAGAAAGAACATGTTAAGACTTTACACCAGAGAAGATGGTAAAGTAGATGTTGATAGCATGCCTGACCAAGTAAAGTCGTGGATTAATACTTATGATGAATTGATTTCTGAGGAAAGTTTGAAAACTCGTGATAAATCAAAGAAATCCAAAGTAATGGACATAGCTGAATGGGAAGTAAACCCTAGATTCTATGAAGAATTAGAAAGAGTTGAAAAATTAGGTCAAGCTGAATATAATGCGTGGGTTTCTATAAATGCTAGATATGACTATGAAGGAAATCTTGTACCAGCTTCCTTTTGGAAGAAATTAGTTCCGAAGAAAGAGTTAAGATCTAAATACATGCGCAAAGTACCTAATAGATCTTGGTCTGAAATCGATAAAGAATCACCTTTCTACGATAAAAGATTTACTAAATATGCAGATCGTGGAGAAACAAGAATTCCAAATCCTGAATTGTATGACAACAGTGCAAATTATCGTAAAATAACTTCTGATTCAAACTTAAAAAAGCTTTACGATAAACTTGTTGATGTAATGGAATTATCAAATTCTAAGATTCAATTCTTAAAGTATGAAAATAAATATAGACTACCACAAATAGAAGGTGGGGCATGGACACAAATCCGAAGTAAGGACAATATTTTAAAGGGGTTAGCGTATGCAATAGAAGATACTTACACCGTAAAGGATGATGATAATGCATATATGTTGGAAAATGCTAAACGATCAGATGGGTCACTTGTTAAACTTATACCTACTAGGTATATTAAGATGTTATCAAATCCAGACGCTTTAACAAACGATATAGTAGGATCTGTCATTGCTTATTACAAAATGGCAGAAAATTATGAACAAATGAGTGAAATTGCCCCAGAATTAGAAGTAGCTCTTGATTTTGTTAGTCGTACAGATTTTACCGATAAGAAGGGTGGTAGAATACAAGGTTTGGAAAGTAAGACATATGATAAATTAAAATCTGTACTAGATCAATTGGTATATGGTATGGAAAAGAATGCATTAGAATTAGATGTTCCTTTACCAAAAGGCAAACATGTGACAGTAAGTGTTGGTAAGTTAGCTGCTAATTTAGCTGCATACACTAGAATACAAGGCATAGCTCAAAATATGAATGTGATTCTTACTGGTCTTATTACAAACAAAATACAAAATAGACTCGAAGCAATCTCTGGTATATACTTTGGAAATAAGGAACTTGCACAAGCAACAAAATTAATTATACCGTCATATGCGAATGCAATAAAGAACATAGGTCATTCAAACAACAAAGACAAGGTTCTATGTTATATGGAGTATTTAGGTGTAGTAAGAGAAAATGCTCAAACCTTTAGTAAACTTAATCAATCTAGATTTTTAAGAGCATTAAATCAACACTTCTGGTATTTTGGACATGAAATGTCGGATTATGTAACAAAAGGTAAAATGGCATTGGCAATTGGTCTATACTATAAATATGATCCTGAATCTGGTAAATTCTTAAATAAAAACGAATTCCTAAGAAGATTTAAGAGTAAAAAGGAAGGCAATGCCAAATGGAATACTCTAAGTGTAACTTTTTATGATGCATTTGAAGTTAAAAACAACAAACTAGTAATAAAACCAGAGTACGTTAAATCTCTCGATGAAGCTACTATAAACAAAGTTAGAAATACGGCAAAACAAGTAGGTACCAGAATTGACACGCAATTAACAGACTTGGATAGAAGTAAATTACATGCAACTGTAATTGGACAATTATTACTTATCTTCCGTAACTTTATTTTGGTTAACTTACAAACTAAGTTCTTAACTAAACGTCAATTTAACTATTCTACAGGCATGTGGAGCGAAGCTCAAGTACCAGCCGCAGTTAAATATGTATATAGACATTACTTTAATCAGAATAAAATAGATCAATTAAAGGAACTATATCAAAATCATTATGATGAATTGGACGATTTCGAAAAAGGATGTCTTAAAAGAGTTACTTATGAAGTTTTATTTTCCACAGTAGGTTTTATGATCATTTCTTCTTTAGTAAGAGCGATGGCAGATGATGACAAACGTAATTGGTGGAAACAAGAAGCAGCGTATCTTACTCTAAGAGCTTCATTAGAGACACGTGGTAACATATTACCTATTGAAGTAATTAACTTACTTAATACTCCTACTGCTGCATGGTCTACTTTACAATATTGGGGTGACTTAACTACAATGATGTTGAATGATCCTACACAGGAGATAAAAAAAGGTCCATACAAGGGTATGAACCGATTCCAACGATCCTTAATTAAGGCTACTCCTTTAAGAAGTATATGGGAAGCACAAGATCCAAGATCAAAAATGGAGTATTACGATAACATGATTTCAATATTTAACTTTTAAAGCCACAAAAATTTTAACGGCCATTACAATAAAGCCCCTTCAGTTTTTGCTGTTGGGGCTTTTCTATATTTTAAATCTTGTAGTGATATACTTTCACCTACCGGTTTTGTTACTTTTGCAAGAGGATTAAATAGGTATTCATGAACTTTACTATCAACACTAATATTCCAAAAATTTAATATTTGTAATTTAGCTTGATATCCTAAGCGTTCATATAAACCAAGATCTATTTTGTTTACTATGGAATGAATTGAATAAGCCTTATTAAAGGCAAATACTCTATAATTAATTCTATCTATTGTTAAAGTATAATCACAATAATATAGTCTATGTTTCTTTAATCTCTCTATTAAGTAAGCTTTAGTATTATGAAATACTAAAAAAATATGATTTGAAAGTAGTGGATTATTCATATCACTTGTATACATATTTACAAATTCACTATTTTTCAAATCATATTTTGTAAAGGTATCATAAAATATTTGAGGAAGTGAAAATATACTATGTTTTGTATATTTATTAATAATCATAGTAGTTCTGCTCCATCTCCTTCATAATATTCTTTTATATGATCCCATAAGTCATTATCTTTGTGCCAAGCTATGCGTTTGATAGCATCTTCAATAACACATACTTTGGCTTCGATGTATTGATTCTCAATATTAAAAACCTTTACTTCATAACCGTCATGACTTTGAACAGCTATTATATATGTTTCTCGTGTATATTCTTCTAAATCTAGTTTTAATTCATTTTTAAAATACCAATAAATTGCAAACCAGTAATAAGCTAATTGTCTACAATAGTCAAATTCTTCTATAGAATGTCTGAAATTATACACATCAGCTGTAGTTTTAATATCAACGAGTACTACTTTCTTATTTGTATAATCAATCATTACTCTATCGAGTAAAGATTTACAAGGAAAATCTCCTAATTTAGAAGCATTTGGAAATTCCCAATTTATATGAAATTCATTGTGAACTTCAAATGTTTTTGGATAAGCAAATAAAATCTCATTTGCTTTTTTATGCTCTTGCATATTTTGCTTTATGGTCTTTAGAAGAGCCAAATCAGCAAAAGAAATAACTTTCTTACTATCTTTATTTCTAAAGTATTCAATGTAGTTTTTATATAATTCTACTAATTCTCTTGCTTCTTGAATTCTTTTATCGATAGATTTATTATTACTATAAGCTGCATTATAACTCATTAATAATATATCTTCTTCAGTAGCAAAAGGATCGGTTAATCTTGCAGTAGCATAAAATTCTAAAAGATCTTTTTGTTGTTTTACTTTAGGTACTGCAAAATCTAAAATAATATAATCATTCCAGAATTCTTCTGGTTGAAGAATATATTCATGAATCATAGTTCCTTTATCTAAGAAACTTGCTTTTAATCCTTCAATTTTTCCATCTAGCATATCCTTTAGATATCGGGGTCCCTTTTTTAGGAACCATCCGATATTACTATTACTTATACGAGTGTTATCTTCGTAATAAGGTATACTTATGTCCATAATTACTCTTCTAATTTACTTAAACGATCTGCTTCCATTAACTCATTAACGAATGCAATGTCATTTAGTTCATCTGCTTCAAAATAAATATCTTGTTCAGTCTGAGACATTATATCATTATTCATATTTTGCTCGTCTAATTGTAAATTAACTAATTCGTAATTCTTCATAATCGTAAATTTTTTAAGTTATAGTTCAAATGTTGTTGGTCTAAAATAAATCGAATAAGATTCATCAAGTATGCTTACGTTTGCTACACGTACATTAGTCCATTCTGTTTCCTCTTGAAATACATAATCATATACAGGACATGCTGTAATATTATGATTTCCAGTATGAACATGCCCACATAGAGCATACTTTGGCTTTTTTCGTTTAATCTCGTCAGTTAGTGCAGCACAACAATACTGTATTTCAGTTCCATTGTCATGGGTAGTTCCTACTTCTGCAAGATTAGATGCTTCGTGAGTCATTAATATGTCTAAGTCTTTTGGTATCTTTTCATATTTCTTAACTAATTCAGCATGATTAGCCATAAATGCCCATGGTCCACATTGTTTACACCAAGGTGTTCCATAGATTTTATACCATTTGTCGTCAGTACTATTATATACTTTTGTTTCTCCATCAATCAATATAGTTAACTTATTAAATAAGTAAGTATTTGGTTGAGTAATCATCTTTTCAAACCAAAAATCATGATTACCTGGAGTAAGTATAATAGTAGGGCAATCTATCTTCATTATCCATTCTCGAAATTCATTAAATATCCATTTTGTCATTTGGATGTAATCTCTTTGAATATCTAATGGAGATATATCACCACATATTAATAACAGATCACATGGTTCTATGTCAATAAGATTACCATGTAAGTCACTAATTGCTGTTACTTTCATTTTCTAATCCTAAAATAAAGTTATCATAAGTTGTTTTATATTCTTGTAATAGATCATAATGTCTTATAAGATCCTGTTTCAAATCATGATATCTCTTAAATAAATTCTTATCGTAATAAGAATAAAATAAACTTACTGTATAACTATTTTTACTTTTAGATATATTATCGTTATTAAAAAAATTCTCAAGTTCCATTTCTTTCTCTAAAATCTTATTTTCGAGTTCTGAAATAGCTAACTTATAATTACTCTTAAATAACTTAATTGTATTTTCAGATATGTTCTTCATTGTCTTTTAGTTCTTGAATTCGTCTAATACATTCATCTGTCTCTTTATGATTATGTACTACAAATAATTTATACTTCTCAGCTAATCCTTTATTTAATAATGACCACATAAACCATTTCCATTTATATGGCCACACATCGTTAGGTCTTCCTTTAGCCTCTATGATAAAATTATCTCCAATAAAGTCTGGAGTATAAGTCATTGCTCGAATCTTTTTACCACAAAATGTAAATGCTGGTATTAATTCAAATTTAATAGGCTCATATTCTGCTTTGAGATTATGAGCCTTTAACTGTTTATAAACATATGTTTCAAGTTTACTTTTAAATTCAATACCATCATATATATTTGGTGTGGCATTTTTAACTTTCTGATTTGTCGTTTTCTTTCTTTTTGTTTTTCTTTGCTTCATAACGATCAATATATGTACAAAGTATACTTCCACAAAGATTTCCAATAAAACTAATCAGAATTAATTGTAACCATGTTAGACTTGGTGTACTATTTAACCATTCCATGTTCGTTATATTTTTCTATTTTTATAAAATGATTTGCAAGTTTTTCTAAAGATATCAAGTCATAATTAGCTAGATTCCCGTCTATACCAACATCTACTCTTAATTCTTTAGAATCTGTATTTATTTGATCTACTTTTCCATGACAATGACCGTGTATCATAACAGATCCTTTATCTTTGTGTTCCCAACTTAACATTGGAAAATGGCACATTATTACTTCTAGATCTTTATGTAAGAAATTATATACAGATTTCTTAAATTTAATATTCTTGATCTGAGTAATATGATTAAAATAGCATTTTAAATGATCTGGTACTTTATCATGATTACCAAGTATTAGTACTTTGTTACCATTTAATCTTTGAAATAGTTTTCTTTTATCTTCTACTTCACCAAATGCAAGATCACCTAAAATATATACAGTATCTTTCTTGTTTACTCTAGAATTCCATAACTGTATCATAGCTTCTTTAGCTTTTTCAACAGTACTTCCAAATATCTCTTTTCGCTTAGGATGAAATTCTAATATACGGTCATGAAAGAAATGTAGATCTGAAGTAAACCATATCATAATGTTATTGTATAAATGATAATAATGTTATATACTTACGATCAGGTTTATTAGAAAATTTACCATATCCTCCATAACAAATTTCTTTTACTTCTTCTTGATCTGATCCATTTAAACTAATCTCGATAGGTAAATCTCCATATTCATCTATCAAGTTCTGAATTTGTTTAATTACTTCTGATCCTAACATATTAACTTAATGTTTCTTTTAGCCAATTTTTAATTACTTCAAAGCCATTATTCTTAATGGCATCGGATATATCTTTACTTTGGAATTTCTTATGTACTAAGAATCCATTTAAACCTGTTTTAAGGCTTATCTTACGCATATTTTTAACTCCAGGAACGTCTCTATCAAAACATATTAAAATACGCTTAAATCGAAGTTTAAGTGCATCTATAACATCTGGAGTAAGAAATGTGCTTTCTGAAGCTGGTGATATTGCAGTATAACCCATTTCATATAAACACATAACATCCTTCATAGATTTAGTAATAATTAGTAAATCACCTTTTTTAGGTAATTGTTCATATCCCTGAATATCATATGGAGTTAAATTATTACGCCATTTAGTATATTTATCTGCTAAAGGTCTATAAATCTTGAATCTATCATATACTTTATATGCATACATAGGATTATTTTCCTTATACACTCCCTTTACTACACCATCACACAAATAATATTTTATACTACTTACACCAAATTTCTTTAAAGTCTTTAGAGAAATTCCAAATTGTGACCAATATTGTTTATCTATATCTGTCCAATCTTGTCTAACTACTCCAATAACTGTTTCAGTAGATTTCTCTACTTCTTTATTACTATGCAATACCGTATTATTAGTAATTTGCATATCCTTTACTATTTGATTTAGTAGATCATTATAATTAGTTATACCAGTATATAACTCTACGAATTTGATTATATCTCCGCATTCTCCATTACCATGATCTTTAAATAGTAATTTTCCAGTCTTCTTACTTCGGAATATTCCAAATGAAGGATTCTTATCCTTTCTGAATGGACTATTATAAATAAATCCAACTTTAAATTGTCCTAGATATCTAGCATAAATATCATATTCTGTGACTTTTGATAAGATGTAATCCAGAGTAATAGGATTATCTTGTTTTTTAATTCTTTTAGAGTCATACATATGATATAAATTTATAAGTGAAGAGTAGCGGACTCGAACCGCTCCATTTAAATACATGCTAGTTAGCATTTGTATTAGGTCCATTCACACATCTGCTTTTTCTTTATTAACCTATTCCATCTTGTACGGCGCCCGTACAACATTCCCTAATAAAGAAATTATGTGCTTACTCTTCTCCACCTTTAAAATACCTCCTGTGTGGTCAGTGCCAGCCTACGATCTGGTTCTCTTGGTGCGCTATTATTGAAGTATTCATCAATATGCTAAGCGTGAGAAGTCTTCGTTCTATCGTACGAATAGAATTATATTTTAAAATGGTAATCCATTAGGATTATCATTGTTTGTGTTATCTAAAGTTCCATCTACTACGGTAAATGATTCATTAGATAATAGTGGATTTGGATTCGATTGTTCAAAATCAGCAATTACTGGCTTCTCAAATTGATCAATATTCAACTTGACAATAACAGACTCATTCTTATCAACAATCGTCATCGGTTCAATAAATCTATATTTTGCATACTTCGGTAGAGTAGTATAACCACTATTATTATATACTACTTTAATACGAAGTAATGTAGACTTATCTGCATTGTTAAGCTTTTCAGCTACCCAAGTAATAAATTCCTTAAAGCTCTCGCCGTTAAAGACTCTATCTTCAGGATTTGGATAATAACATTCAAGAATCTGGTCAATTCTTGCAAACTGATTATCACATTTTCTTTGCAAATCTTCATCAGACATATTATCTGATTTAGATGGTTCCCACTCTGTATGGGTCATAAATCTACCATCTTTTGCAATGAATTTAAACTCAATAAAATTATTACCATTAAGAGATTTATCTACTCTAATTGATTCTAATACTACATTATCGTGAATACCGGCTGCTAAATATGCTATATCTTTCTTTTGGATAGCTTGTGCTCTTTGTGAACTATAAATCATCTTCTTCTATGTTTTGGTTATTCTTGGTCTGGCAAATAAATTTTATCCCAGTATACTGAGATTTTTCCTTCGTCATCACTTTCTGCAATAACGATATTTTGACCTCTTAGATGTGGAGCTCTTGCTTCAATAGTAATGTTCTCCCCACCTTTAAAGGATGCAATGGTTTGGTTCTTCTTTCTAGAAATATATGCGATAGCATCAGCTTCTCCACATATAATATTACTTAGCTTTCCAGCTAAATCTAATTCCATTTCTGAAAGTTCTTCACCATCTTTGTTTACAAGTTTATCTTTGGTATGACCTATTAAGATAAAATTTTCGCAAAGTTCTCTAAACATATCTAATACTTTACGTACAGCTTGTCTTACATAAAACCAGCCACCACCTTGTGGTAGTAATCGTACGTCTCCCTTATAACTCTTCCCCATTGGAGTTTGATTATATAAAGTAAGAGCATATGATAACGTAAGTTCTTCCAAACGTGTTGCGTTATCGATTGTGATATATTTGTAGAAATATCCATTACATTCTTTATTCTTTTGTCTAATTGCATTAGCTATTTCACCTAAATCATTAATATTTCTAGCTTGTACTGCTAAACAATCAATAAATTCAGATCCACCTTCTAAATCAATAATTAAATTATTTTCTAGATGTGCTGCTAATGTAGTTTTACCAGATTTTGGTTTACCAAAAAAGATAAGAAATCTTGGATTTCTCACCTTTGCTTTAATTTTCTCAGTAGGTAATACTATCATAATGTTAGTTTATCTACTTCTCAGAAAACTTTGAAAGAATTTGATATAGTTTGAAAAATTTTGTAAAAATTCTGAAAAGATTTGTTATAAGTTAAGTTACGCTGCAATTTCTAATGAATTAATATTCATTGAGATATTGTAAAGAATAATACGATCCTTCTTAGGAAGATCATTAAAGAATGATGAATTTGTAAACTTCGGAATCAATCGAGAACCTACTTGGATATAATTACCATGAATCTTAACCGGAATATCACCAATCTTAAAATCATAGGAGGGATTCTCCGTATAGTAAATATAATCAAATAAGCGAGAAGCTGCTTTATTCCATTCTAGATTCAATGCTTCCGGAGTAATATCCAAAATTGTATAATTCTCATACGGAGCATTATCCAATGTCAGAATTGTGTACTTGTTATCATTCTTGTTAGCCCACGGGAAAATAGATTTAATCTTATCCAAAATGCTAATCGTATAATCACTCTTCTTAGAAGAAGTAGTTGTCGTAAAATACTTACTCAAATCAATCGTATAGTCAAGATTTGTGTTATTCTTTGCCGTGTTGTTTACTGTATTATATTTGTATGTCATAATTCGCCTTTATTTAACCAAGATTAATAAAAATCCTATCTATAACTCAATTAGGTTGTTATATTTCAGGTCATTCTCAAATTCAAGTATTGCCAATTCTCCTTCTCTTACTTTAAGAAAATGGAGGTATACTTTATTTTGTACAGGTAGTCGTTGAGGACCATAAGCGGTGATACCTAAAGTTTCAGGTCGAGATAAAACCGCTATAACATCACTTCCTTGAAATACAGAGTCAGATGATGATAAATCGCTTCGCATCGGATAGTGACTCGATGGATTATTAATTCTATCAATATTTTCTATATTACGATTCATTTGAGATAATTGTATGATACTTGTCATACCAACTTTCTTTGCTTTGATAAATACTCTTTCAAGCTCAGATATAATCATTCTTTCATCTTTATAGTTATCACTATTTACTAATAAAGTATGATCCAGAATAACTATTAACCATTTATCCTTAGCAATCGTATTTTGAAAATATATAATTGTATCGTCTATCTTTTGTACTGTAGCTGCATCATCCACATAATATATAGGATAATCTTTAAGAGATTCTGCAGTTTCCTCAACTAAATTAAGTTCTTTATCAGAAAGATCTTCTGATGCCGAGTACAATTGTGTAGTTGTTTGACGCAACTTGTTAGATAGTTTTCTTCCTACTTGTGCACGGCTGAGCATTTCAAATGAGAAAGAAAGTACAACCAATTCCTTGTTAGAATTAAGTTCAATTAAATCAGTTTCAAGCGTATTTACAAACGAAGACTTACCAGTTCCTGATGCTCCTACAATTGTATAAACACAACCAGGTTCAATCCCACCACAACACATTTCATTGAATTTATTCCATCTACTTTTAAGTGGTTCAATTTCATGGTTTTTACGTCTTCGTATATATGTAACAGCTTCACTTGCAGCTGTAGATATATGTTTAAACGGTAGCGGATTAACGTAATTTTGTTCCATACAACATAGTAGTTTCAGGTTGATTAATATTCATTTGCTCTTCAATTAATTCCCATTCATGTGAAGTAAGCCATTTCCACATAGTTTTCATATAACCAAGCTTACCAGTCATTGCTTTATCGGAAAGCTCAAAATTCAAAGCGGTTATGATTCTATTATGAAGATCAGGGTTGCCTTTAACTAGTTTGTTATAATAATCTCTACATTTCTTAACATTACTTCTAAGAAAGCCTTTAGTTCCATCTGGTCTACTAACCATTATTGGATATAATGTATAAAATTGCTCAAAAAGTATATCTTTAGGAGTTAATTTATCTACTAATTCCTTAGTAGGTTTATACACTAACTTTTTACTATCATCTTTCTTCTGAATAAGATTTCTGTCGATTAAGTCTTGTATTTCACTATCACTGACCAGGCGAATAAGTGGTGTGATACCTTGATGGGATTTTTGATTCTTATCTAATACAAGACTTAAAAATACTAACTGATTAATTGATATATTGTCTATTATTTCTAATAAACTTGTATCTAGTTCAATGATCATGCTCTTAAAAATTTTAAAAGCTTGTCAAAGATTTGTTATTTTCTGCCAATTTTTGTTAAAAGTTAAACAAGCTTAACTGTCTAGGTTTTAATTGTTCAATCACTTTAACACATTGAGTAATATAATATTGATAATCAACATCATATATACTCTGGAATGTTTCTCCTTGAGAATATTTCCATTGAAGATCTTCATCAGAATATAATCGATTATGAAGTTTTACCCCATGACCTTTTAGCATATTATGATATGATCTTTTTCCAGTTTCATCTAATTTCCATTTCCATAAGTAATATCCACTATTACTAACGTAAAATCGATTAGTTCTCTGCTGAATTTGTTCATTATACTCAACTGTCCACTGTTTACCAGTCTTCTCAGCTTGTAAGAATTTACGTATATCTCTACATGATTTAATTGTATCTTCTACTGGAATATTATGAACGAAATAGTTAATAATTGCTTCAGGTATTATCTTAGGTTGTAATCCTCTTCCTAATTCAATATCAGTCAGAAAGAATCCTTTCTTCTTAATATTTCCATCAGATTCTACTCCAAAATAATCATTTATTGCTAACTGATAAAATGAAGTAAACTGTTCTGTTTCTAGAGTAAGCTTAGTAAGCTCTTCCCATTCTTTTAGTACTTGTTGTAATTTATCATATTTGTCCTTTTTTATCTTATATAAGATACCATCAGTATTAATCTGATATAACTTACATCCTAGATCTAAAAGTCTCTCAGCAAGCATTAAAAGTAGCAATTGACCGTTAATTCGTACTTGCATAATAGAAAATGGTGCATATAACCAAGATACTTCTTGTTGCATTTTCCCAGTTACTCCATTAAGCATATACTTGTACGTTTCATTTTTATTTTTTTGTTTTGTTCTCTTAAATTCTAGTCTTTCCTGAATAATTTCAGGATATACCTCTTTAAGAATGGATTTTAATTTGGGTGGATATAGTTCATATACTGCAATTAAACTTGGGTATAGTGAATTAACATCAGAATCTAATAATAATTCATCTTCATTACATTTAATTGAACAGCAACCATTGTCACCATGTATACCTCCGACTCCAATAGTTACTTCCATTCCACCAAATATAAAAGTATTAATATAACCTTTTCTACCTGGAGACACATTGTGTTGATTTTTCATATCTTGTAATGCTTTCTGAAGTACTGGAGTATTAAACTTTATAAAAGGAAATATAACTTTTTCTAGATCTATACGATCCATAGGAGATTTCATATTCTCTAACTGGTCCTTACTAAGACCAGATTTTTGCATTACCTTTAATTGTAATAATTTATCTCCTAAATTTACTCTGTCCAGACTTAAGCATGGTAATCCAAAATCTCTTTCAGTTTCTACTCGTATATCTAATAGTTTTTCACATCGATATAAAAGTTCTTCAGTAGATTTCACATCATTAATATTGTATGATATTAACCTATCCATATCCTTCTCTGGGAGATCTTGTTTCCAATCGACTACAAATTCTTCTACGTTTTTGTATTGCATAGTTACTTGCATCTCTTTTAAAGATACACGTAATGCTTTAGAGAACAACATTGTTAATAAGTCAATTGATAGAAAATTCTTAGTATATTTATACTCTTTCCATAATTCAAAATTAGAGTTTTTGTCTATTACAATTTGACTCATTCTGAATATAGATTCTGTTATTTCTCTTGTACTGAAAAACTCAAAATATCTTTTTCTATATAATGAGAAGATATAATTCAATACTGGATTATCATAGTGATGATTATTATAACCAACAAAATAACAATCCTGAGTAAAGTAATCAAGGAGATCTTGAATATCTACTTTTCTAGAAGATATTTCAAATACTTTAATTACTCCTGTTTCTGTATTCTTACAAGTACAAGTAAATATGTTCTTAAGAACTTCAATATCAAAGACTATACAGGTTTTGTCTTTAATTTTCATAGCTATAATTTGTGTAACACGTCTTGGATTCGAACCAAGTTCCTATATAAGCGCTTATATAGACTACCAACTTTTCCCTTATAGTTTCGGATTATTTACGTGTCATATTGTGCGTTGAACAGACGCACCCCTGTTTCATAGACGAATATCAGCTTACGCTGCAGTTTTATCCTGTTTTTGTAAACGAGTGATAGTAACTCCGTCAATCTCTCGATATTTAGAGTTAACCATCTCCATGATACATACTTCAGGATTATCTGAATCATAAATAAAGTATCCTACTACTTTATCAGATTCTTTTTCCATCATTTTGTTGAAAGAATATTTTACGATATCCTTTAACTTATCTGGAAGACAGACAATAGCACCAACTCTATCTCCAGTAAGAGATGGTTGATCGATATATTGGGTTCTCACAATATAACGATGTTTACTACTGTCTTGTTTTTTTGGTTGTTCAATAATAGGTCGAACTTCCACTTTGTTCTTTACTTTAGGTAATTGTATACCATCTTTAGAAAGGTACATTTGACGTCGTTGAAGTTTCTTTTCATTACGACGTTCTTGTGCCAGTTTAAAATGCTCAAGATCTTTTAATGTCTTTTGTTTCTGAGTAAGTTCTACTCGTTGAAGTTTCTCCATACGAGCTTTACGTTTCTCAGCAAGCATATTTAAACGCTCTTGTTCTGATTTCTTTCTTTTCTCCTGTCGTGCTTGATACGCTTTAGGATCTGCTGCTATTTCAGAAGCTTGTTTTTGCATTTCTGCTTTGTAAGCTAGATAACCAGCTTTTCTAGCTTCTACGGCAATTTTCTCTTTTTCTTCTTTAGTTATATGCTTTGTCTTATCCTTAATTTCTTTATGGTGGATAAGTTTAATTGCACGTTTTTTGTTACGCTCAATTCGCTCTTCTTTAGTAAGCTTTTGTCGCTTAGGATTGAAATCTTCGAATTTTGTCTCCTTAGCAATCATTTTCTCATCGTGTTTTTCCTCGATTGCTTTATCGATAGCTTTCTGCTTCTTAGAGGTATCCTTAGTAGGAATACTAGAATGAATCTGAGAAAGTTTCTTCGCTTTCTCTTCTCGCTTCTTTAAAGCTGCCTCTTTACGCTTTTTAGCAGCTTCTGCTTTAAGTTCTTCTTTTCTAGTCTCCCAAGCTTTCTCTTGTTCTTCTTTAGCAATTGCTTTACTAAGAATACGATCAGCAAGTGTATTTGCATTTGCAATAATTTTCTCTTTAAGTGCTTTTACTTTATCTAAAGAGGATATTTTCTTTTCTGTAGATTTGATATCTTTAGTTTTCATAAATTTTGATAATTTTAATGTTAGTAAATAAGTTTTCGAGACTTGTGATTCGTCCGGGATTCGAACCCGACTTGCCAAACTCTTGTTCCTACTTAAAGGGAGCGACAAATCTTCCTTTTTATGCTGCCAAATACATGTATGCGCTAGTAGTATCTAACTCAGCTGCATCATTGAAGTCAGCAAGTTTCTTTTTTAGGCCATTAATCTCCAACTGAAGATTGTTGCGAAGTTTATTTAAGAAATCACGAGTAAGTTCCTCATTCTGTTTAAGATTCTTCTTACCCTTCTTCATCTTTAGGGTAGGATTAATTGTTGACTTCTCGATAATAATGCCTAATTGAACAAATTGTTCATTCTTCTCTGATAACTCAAAGATAATAGGATAAATACTATCTTTCGGAAAATCGCTACGTGATTTAAAACCGATATTGATACAAAACTGATCTAGTTTCGTCTGAATACGGTCTATAGCTTTTTTATTAATATCATCTAACAATGCTTTCATATCATAATGACGCTTGAACCCATTCTCAACTAAGTTCTCTGTTCGAATGATCATCCAATTATTAGTGATATCTTTATTTAACTTCTCTAGCTTTGCCTTAATTTCTGTTGATTTAATTTTCATATACAAATTGATTTTAAATTGTTAAACATCTATTTATATACTTGAATTATCAACTACCTGTGAGGGCGTATTCATCATCGATAATGACATCCTCTTCTTTTTCTCGAGGCTAGCCAACCCACTTAGTATGCTGTTATACATACCGTATTACGCCCATATTGTAGTAGAGAGATTAACTCATCTTCTCTCTACTAGGAAATATCTTGAGTAATGTGTAATATCTATTCATCATTCATCACAGAATATAATTACCATTACTTATGATTTTCGATTTTATGGACGACGGAATAATACTTGCGATGGATTTGAAAAATCCACTACAACAGCTTGACCAGAATTGTCTTTTACTAATACTCCATTTATTAAAACATTTTTTCGATTAGGAACTCCTTTCTCAACTGTAGAGTTCTCTTCAGTCATTGTTTTAATATCTGAAGCTAATACAAAACGATATGCAACAAAAATTGCAGATATAGCCAAACTATAATTTCCATCTTTATAATAATTTGAGAAACGATCACACATATCTTTATATGCATCATCATTTCGACCACTACCCATACCGGTTATTATCTTAATTAATCTAAGACAAATTGTCTCAGGATTAAGTACATATTCTCCACCAAATAGGCGATTTAACCATGAAATACTCGTTTTACCAAGTGTTATCGATCCATCTTTATTGACTTTCTTATATTTTGCTACTTGCTTTTCATCTGTAAGTAGCAATTGATCTACAAGAATAGGATCACTAAACATGTAAGTTAAATCTCTAAACGCCCACGGACTTATAGTAAATCCCTGCTCGGACATAGTAATTAGATATTAACGTCAATACCTAACTCTTTCATCCGAGTCCGACAAGCTGTAGCCTCAAGCTCATTTGCCTCGGCTAAAGTTCCACAGAACTTCATCTGAGCATTCAAGAAGCTCTGAAGTACGTTCTTCTCATCCCGGTTAAGGGCCATAACTTCCGGTACTAATTTAACATAGTCTACAAAGATAGTAATTTCTTCTTTGTTAGATCGTTCGTACTTCTCAATTGCTGCTTTAACAGTAGAAGCCGATGGTACCGGAATAACTTTCGTAATGTCGTCAATATTGGCGATATCGAGCCGTAATTTCGGATCTTTATTGAACTGAACTTTACGTTCGTTACTCATTGATTCTACTAACTCGACTGAAGTTACCTCTATCGGTCGAATTGAGTATAGATAAATAGGCCGACTTAAAGTCAATGTACCATTCTTTTTATCTTCTGAATAATTTGTATCTACTGGGTTCCGTTCTACTACTAAAATATATTTACCCAGAGTTGCGCCACATTGTGCGGCATTAATACGCATATAATCCATAATTTGTTTCCTCCTTGATTTCGTGGTTGATTCCACCAACGAAACATTTAAATTGTTTTTAAAAGATTAATAAACTCAAATAAAATAAAAGAACTTCTTTACTGGAGTATTTCCTAAATAGGGGATGTTGTTGCCCAGGTGCCTGTTATCTTATCGCCTACGTCAATTCAATGACTACTCCTTGAAATTATTCTTTATACTTGATAAGCTTATTGGATTCTATTTCACTCTGTAATTCTGCTATTGCTATTACTCTAGCACTCCATAGAGACACATTTAAGTAGATACTTCCTCTTCTTAAATGACACTTTTTCATCTAGTGCATTATGGAACTAGTCTTACTCTAGAATTATCCAATTATACTTTTCATATTAACTAATGAAGGTTCGTGTCATGACTAACTGTCCCTTACGCTTGCCCAACATCAGACTAATGAGATCTTACGACATTAATTAATAAGTCACAAGATCAATACGTTTTTTACTATCTTCTACCGCTGTATATTGATAGGGATATGCACATGCTACTAGTTCTTATACATTTCTAGGCTTCTCTAGCAAACGTTATATCTTTGTCAATACAAATATACTATTACTAGTATGTGTGTCTTAAATTGGCTTAAACACACTGATAAGATATAATAAACCACATAGGATTACTTTATCGAATATTCCACATATACGGTCGTTTTAGGAACGTTACCAAACCCAACACTTCTAGTCTTTTCACCCTAAAGTGGTTGCCACTCTATTCTTTCATATGCAGTATACTGCCCATATGACCTTTTCGAGGATTTTTCTGTTTTACAAGCTCGAATATTGAGGACTTTCACCTACTTTCCATTTACTCTTACTTACAAATAGGTCTATAAGTATTAGTTCGCTTTCGGTCACTCTTAAAGATTTATAAGTTTCAATGAAACGCTTTATACCGATCATATGATTTATCATCATACTCTGGTATTCATGCACGAAGCAATAACGGTTGGCTTGTTGAGGACGCAGTCAGAAAATGGTTTATCTTATCCTACAAATGATAGACTTTTCCTAGCGAGGACTTCCTCAAATTTACTTTAACTCGGGATTTTGGCCCCTACGGTGTTAAACATGTTAATACTCTCTAATATTCTTTGTTTAAGAGGAAATATGACTCTCGGGCCAGTGGTGAATCTTTGGATTCAGTAGCTCTACGTTAATAGACTTGAACTTAGCCCATTGACTTTACAAAAGCCCTACTTTCGTTATATATTTTAAAGAAAGCATACTAAACTTTGCAGGTTTCTCGGATATCAACCGACGGACTCTGTTAGCCGACGTCAAAAACTTTGTATTAGGTAAGTTAGACCTGTTTTAGATACATACAGTGTTACTGTATTACAATCTTGCCAAGAGTTGTTCTAAAACTTGGATTAACGTTTTGGTACGCTTCACCAAACCTCTGCGTTTCCATTTATTATCGTGATATAACTCATGCAGTAAACACAATCACGTTGATATTAATAGTTCTATAAAGTATAGGTTTGGCACCTAATCCGGATAATCTGTCATACGTATCCATAGAAAATAAGTCTCGAATTTATTTCTACTTTCCCAGTATGGATCATAGCCACTCAGCCATATGAATCTTTAGTAATAACACCAACTGTTGACCTTTACTTCTAAGAATAAAAGCTGTAGTAATTGATTCTACTTTCTTTAGATTCGTAGCACCTTATAGCACCCTCTATTAAATATCTAATCTCCTTCATAACTACACTTCCCCTATATTCTTTCATATAGGTGTTTCAGCACTAATGTAGTGAACACTGAGATAGCAAATTTATTTAACCTATCCAAATTAATTAAAGTGGATTCAGTAAGGTAGCTTTGGACACTACCCGGAACTTAGTCAGTTCTTTGTTGAGTAATTCTATCACCCTTTGTGATAGTTGCAGTTGCTGTTTAAAGTCCCTTCTTGATTTCAGGATTGGTTTCCTCCACGGACTTCTAATGAAGTTTACTATTGTCTTTACTCTAAGACTTAATAATTACATTGTCACCTATAATTATTAATAGCTGCTGAAGCAGACTCCATATATCGTTTATCTTCTACGTTTCCCTACTTTATCGGTAAGCGTATCGAAGTGTCTTCTCTTAGTATATTCACCAGACGGTTCTCAATATCTATAGAATGGATTGATATCTACACTATTCCATTTTCTTATTAACTTTTCTAGAGTAAAAGGATATACTTATTAATAAGTTATCATACTACCTTTTGAATTGCGTGTTAGCGCTATCATATTCTCATATCCTGTTTTCCTTGTCTATATTATGCGATTCGTTGATCAGACTTGTCCAAACATAATATACGCTGTCTTATTGCTTTTTAAGTGTACAGCTACAATACCACTCTCCTTCTTCTTACTACGGGTAAGGAATCGTTTGACCCGACAGCTTTTATCTTTAACTGTTATATTATACACCATGCAAAAAGTAAACACATTATAAAGAAGATAATTAAGCCTACAAATGCTAATTTATCTAATGTATTATTATTTGCTTTCATCTCTCTACGCTTTTAGGAATCTGAACATCTGGTACGTGAAAGCGAGGAGTAGGTAGAGTAAACATCACTACTTTCTCCAGATATTCAGTTTTTGTTTCATATTCTTTCCTTTCTTTAACTGGTTTCTTTACTACCTTTTCCACGATTTTCGTGGGGTGATTAATGGTGACATCAATGTTAGCGATCGGCATATCGCTTTTTACATTGGAAACACCTTTATTAAGGTCAATCTCTAAGGATAAATTATTCTTAGGATCGAACTTTAATGCGGGCAAGTCAAGTGGTTTTACTTGATCTGCCCGAACCTCTTCTACTTGAAAGAAGTTCGTATTATAGGATAATAATATACCTACAATAGCAAATGACACGTATGTAAGTAAATTGCCATGTCTACTCATTTTGATAATGATTTATAGTTATTTACTTCTTCTCTTCCACCGGTTTCTCGTCTTTCTTAGGATCTGCAGTTTCCTCAGATTTCGGAGTTTCCTTAGGATATTCGCTTTCTGTATATAGAGCGAAGGCTGCATCCTTGTCTACGTACATGTTACGAATTTCGATCATTTTATTTGTTGCATTGAGCATGAACTTCGGATCTGCCATAGGAACTTCAGTCTTATAAGCTTCATAGAATTTGTTCATGATCTTCTTGGCGAGTCCTACTTCATATGATTTAGGATCGTCAGTATTAACAACTAATTTACTTAGTTGCGGTACTTGTAAGAAGAAATCTCGAGTAGGCTCAAGGATTCCATTCTTAACTGCTGTAGTTTCGTCAATTGGCTGTTTAGAGTCCGCATTACGAACACGAATAAATGCTTTAATCAAATCAACTACTTCATTCTCACTCAGAACTGGAAGATTATATTTTACAGTTGAATGAGCGAAAATTGGATTATGATCTGCTATAAGAGAACTAACAGTTCCCTGACATAGACCACGTACTAATGCTGTAGATTTATTACCTAACAGGGTAACAGCATCTTCGAATAATGCACCTAATCCAATCTTGTTCCAAGTTTCCTTTTTTGCTTCGTCTGGTTCTTGATTCTGTCGATATAATCGTACTTTCATCAATGCCTCGCTGAAACGATTTGGAAAAGGGGAGTTCTGCTGTGATAAGATATAGGATAATCCATTCTTTGCATCATTCTCATCCTTCCACTTAGCAGCATCTAGCTCAGGAACTACAGGAGCTTTTTTCTCTTGTTTAATTTCCTCTTTAGCTTCTTTCTCTGTTTCTGGAGTAATGTCCTTAAATGCTAAGGTCATTTGTTTACCATCCTCAGATACATGATGCGGCAACATTGTAACACCAATATTATTAAATGTATTAATAACATCTTGAACAATGACATCATCATTTGGAACTGCAAGACCTAATTCAAGTTTCTCTTCACGAGCTTGAATAGAAGCCTTAGTCATACCCCAAGCAAGATTATATGTGAAGGCTTGCTCCATCTTAATCGTTGCTGGTTCACCAGATTTCATTCCGGCTATATGACGCTGAGCTACTTCTAATAGTCGAGCATAACCATCGCCAGACATTCTCTGATGTGGTTGTAACTTAATGTTGTTTAAGTCGATTTTTGAAGGAATCTCTTCCTTTGGCTCCGGCTTAACCTCTTCGGTTGCAACTGTTTCTACTGTAGGATCTACAGGTGGTGGAGTTTGTTTTCTCTCCTCTTTTTCTACCTCAGGCTTTTTTACTTCCTTTGGTTTTTGTGGATTATTTACTTGAGTTTGTTTTGCACTCTTGTTATCCTTTACTTCAGTATCCTTTACAGGAGCTTGCTGAGTTGTTTTATTTTTCTTATTAGACATGATTCAATTGATTTGTTTACTGTCCTTTACAGTTTTAAATTATTAAAATAACTAATGATAGAAATAGTAATGATCCCGAAAATAGTTAGTAAGCTAACTTGAATCCTCGTGATCTGGTGACGCTCTAGTTCTAGTATGAACTAGAAGATTTTCTCCTTGTTGTTGGTCTCCTTGGTCTCTAATAAACCACATATAAGCCTTACTTACAGACTTAATTGTTGCAGTAATCATTGGTGTCACTCCAACGATTTGCAAAGCCTGTATGGGCATGTGGTTTACTACAGAGACCTTTTCTATTTGGTCCTTTTTAGGCTCGATATTACGAGTCTTACTCTGGATACCAAATCCAACAACAATCGCAAATGCTAGTGTCAATATTAAATTGATACCTAGCTTTGGGCTACCTTGCACTCTAGCGATTGCTACAATCACTAGAATTAAAGCAACAATCATAGAAATGAAAGTCATTGTTGTCATGTTCTGTTAATTTTTTGAAAGTTTATGAAAAATTTCTCTCAACCTACGTTTTGCCTTATTCAAATCGGATTTTACAGTTCCGATAGGAATTCCAAGCTTAACACTCAGTTGATCATAACTAAGACCTTGATAGTATCTTAACTCGAGTAAATTTCGATACTTAGATCTTAGGCGAGATAATGCTATTCTTAGAAGTTTAATATTCTCCGTTTTAATCATATCTGACTCGGGATCTGGAGCTGTTTCTTCTAACTGAATAGTATTTGTCTCATTATCTATGCTGAAGTTCTTACATAAATCCTTTGTGGCTCTTATATGGTCAATAGTAGTATTAACTGCTATTGTTTTAAGCCACGCTTCGAAGCTAATAGGATTTACATAAGAACTGAGTTTACTAAAAGCTTTTATAAATGTGTTACTCAATAGATCTTGAGTAAGTTCATCATCTTTGACTATATCAAAGATAATATATCTTATCAGTCTATGATACCGTTCATATAACTGATTAAAAGCCTTATCATCACCGTGTTTTGCTTGTTCAATTAAGATTTTTTCTTCTTCTTTCATATAACAAGCATTAGTTAGTGGAAACTAGGGGAGTCGAACCCCTAGAATCCTTTGTTTAGAACGCCCTCTGCGACGACACAGCTATCTCGTCTGAAAGTAGGCAAATCTTATTACACTTCCTTATTTCTAAACTAAAATGGAATACCTAGTATGTACCTATAGTAATAGGTATCATATATATACTTGCGTATCCAATAACATTGAATTAAATTATCAAACATTTCATCAGAATATATTCTAGGTAATTCTATTTTGTCTAACATCGCTACAGCAATTCTTAGTCTTACTAAGTCTGTAGTATGTTTGCTCCCTATCATCTTACTAGGATGAAAAAGACGTTGAGATATCCAAGCAAGCCATTTATTAATTTTTGCTTTTATCTCAATCCAAGTACGCCAATCCATATTATCTGGACATACTGAACAAAATTTCCCATCTGGAGTTTTAATCCAACCAAAATATTTTTCATATTCTGATCCAATTATTCCCCAATCCATACAATAACCTTCATCTTCTCTAAATACTGGTAAAAAGTTTTCACATTTGCTAGTATTTTTAAAAAGATCTTTTATTGTATTACAGAGTTCGCCTCGTTGATCGAAGATTTTATCTCTATTTTCTTCCATTTATCGTCTTCTAAATAACGAATATTTATTATATCAAATAATTTTTCTGCTTCTTCCCAAGATATATGTAATTTACCTTGAATATCTGCAGTAACAGCAATTTTATTTAAATTACCATCTGGTTGAATATTCTTTATACTTATGAATTCTTTATATTGTTCATCAGTATATTGAATACTACTAGATTCTGTGTTTCTTTCTTCTGTTTTACTTGATTCAATTTCTTTAGATAGAAGAGTAAATTCAAATTTAGTAGGATCTTCCAAAATCTGTTCAACTATTTTATGATCTCTTTCGATAAGACCATTAGCAAATGAACTTAGTGAAATACTATTTGTGATTCTTATAAATGGTTCCTTACCATTTAAAGACAAAATGTATTTCTGTTCACTGAATAAATCTTTAACAATATATACTCCTGCTTTCATTTCTTAATTGATTTATAATATGTGTCAATAACTCGACTTGCTGTAAGCAAATCAACTCCAAACTCTTCTTGGATTAGACGATTCTTTTCAAAATCATCATATGGTTCATCCATTATCTTCTTTAATTTCTCCTTTTCACCGGGATTATCAAAGTATATCCAAAATGTTAGTCTCATATTACTCAGGAATTAAGAATGGAATGTTTTCAAGTTTTAGTATCTCATTATATACTTTATTCCATTGTTTTGGAATATTGTATGTTTTATAAGAACTTCTATGCTTTTTGGGATTGTGGTAATAATCCCACCAAGACCTACTTAATACAGTGATTTGAGGAAATTTCTTACTTTTTCCTTCATTCTTAAGTAGTAATACAATGTTCGATTTACTAGTTATTAAACTCTTTGCAGATGTTGCTTTTGTTACATCAGCTCCTAAGTTCATTAACATTTTAAGGAAACTAACGACGCTTTGTCGTGGTCCTGCTAGTATACATTCTTTATTAAATGATACTAATCTTTTTTCAGCTATTTTCTCATCCATAAGCTTTTTAAAATAATTAAATAAATTGTTATCTAGGTGGGATTTGAACCCACAATCTCCTGATAAAATCCAGGGCTTTATCCAGTTAAGCTACTAGACACCCTCATTTTCGTAGTTAGCACGTTGATTTACGCCGCTCCTAGAGCAGTGTAATCAGTGACAAATGTATTGCCATTTAAATTTTAAATTGAACCTATTTTATCTTTCACTACTAGTCAAACCCGTTCATCCCCGTATATTTAATATCGAAACAGAACATTTCCACACATTATTTCGTTAAATAATAAAAAACTTAATATTATGTTAAAATATAAACGAAATAGAAAATTAATTCAGTTAACGTGTGATAACTGTGGAAAACTATACGATAAACCAATTACAGAATATAATCGTAATATACGACTAAAAAGACATAATTTTTGTTCTAGATCTTGCGCAATTAAATATTCTAATAAGATAAATAAAAGAAAAGGTAATCCTCAATATTTAATTGCAGATAATCGTAAAGATGAATTTACACCTTTTAGATATTACTTAAGAAATGTAAGAAATAGATTTAAATTCTTTAATTTAACTTTAGAATATTTAAAAGAATTATGGGAAGAACAAAAAGGTATTTGTCCATATACTGGATTACAATTACAGTTAGCGACATATACTAAAAATCATAATAATCCTATTTATACTGCGTCTTTAGATAGAATAGATTCTTCTAAAGGATATGAAATTGGTAATGTTCAATTCATATCTACTGCAATAAATTATATGAAAAACACAATGTCTCACGAAGATACTCTTAAGCTATGTAAAATAATAGCTGAAAAGTATAGTGGAGATGGAGGCATACGATAGCCTCGTCCTAATAGTTTCCAATAAACCTAATAAGATATATCACAGTTCTTATGATATAAATTTTAAAACTGAAAAAAAGTTTATGAAAGATAGTAGATAAAAAGAGATCACTCTCTCTTTACCTTATAAATCTATAGTAATAGTAAGTATCCTTTTTTATATAAGCATATTTTCTGTAAGCGTGCGCAATGCGACTTATATCTTATCCCTAAATACATGTTTATCTCTTTAAAAAAGAATAACCTTAGGCATGTAGCTCCCTACTACTATAGTAAATGCCTTTGATAGATCTATAGAATTTGAAGTTTTAAATTACCATCAAAAGACGATAACCATCAACTTCGGCTTAAAGCTCTAATTCTATGTGTGATTTGATATCATTACTATACTTAACCTACTTATGTAGGCCTACCACTAGGTCTTGACTCAAGGTTCTAGCGATTCAGCAGTTTCAGTTTATCGAAACTTTTCAAGTGATAGTAATGATCTCAGGCACGTGATCAGTGGCTCAGAATTTTCCACTCTGGCTCAAGGCTCTTGAGTATCTTGTTAATTCAAGATAATTTTATTCTACTCTAATTCGAATAACTAAATCGTGGTATTAATCTCTTTCTAGAACTAAATATACGGAAAGAGATTGGGAGGCCTCTCGGACACTCCCAACTCTGATTTCGGAGTTAAATTACTGGATTAATATCTCCAATAATCCTCACCGTAGATAGCACGCTTAGCGTCACTGACGGCTTTATCACGCTTCTCTTCGGCTTCCTCAACGGCTTTATCATATGCACGATAATCTCCGTCGGACTCAAATTTTGTTTTAGCTGTAGATACAGCTGTCAAAAATGCTTTTTGAGCTTCTTCTTTTTTACGAGCCATACGAAGCTCTTTTAATGCTCGATCTTCTGTAGACTCTGCGTTTGATAAACGACGTTCAACTTCACGGGTCTCTTGTTCCAACTTCTTTGCAGCGATGTTCTCTTTTGCTTTGTCTACTGCGGAAGTATTTACTTTACCCTGATTGTTCTCTTGCTCTTGCATTTTTGCATCTAAATTAAAATCTGCCATAATTTTTAAAATTTTGATAAGTTAATAAAATTGATTTTTAAATTAAAATTGTTATTATTTACTTTTTAGTATTAACATATAATCCAAACCAATAATCGCTACCTTCTGATGTACTACTCCAGCTAATAGTGCCGTTAATAATCTCTCTATTACTATAATTACTATGAGCGATTCTATGTACACATTTAATTAGTTTATCAGAGATATCTCTACTTCGCAATATTTGATTGGTGACATTTTTTACATATCTACCATAAGCATTATTCTCTTCAAGAAATTGCTTAAAACTAGGATTCTCACTAATTGCGCTCTTTATTGATCCTTTTATATCTTTTTTACAAAGTGTAGAGGTAATAGGTTGTCCTCTAGTAGAAATATTACTAATACTAGCAGTATTAGCTAGATCGATAAATTCATATTCAAATATCATTACTTTTTATTTTTTAGTTTTTGAAACTCTTCTTTAAATATCTCTTTAAAGATGTTGCATTGAGAAGGATACATATTAACAAACTCTTCATCTGTTAATCGCCGGCCTACAGTACTGTTATCAATAACAGTCTTTTTGATAATTCTACCCTTTTCCTCTTTGGGTATTTTTATCACGTTATATCTTGTTCCAACTTTTCCATTGGAGCCACAAATTACTTTGTAGCGAGTAATTTCAGGCATGAAAATTGTTGCTTTTCCGTCAGCTCCTATCACTTCTTTCTTTACTCCGGATTTTGTTTGCCCTACAGATAGTATCGCAAGTATGCGAGTGCTTACGTCTCTATCCTGTGCAAAACATACTACTTTTTCTTTTTTGATTGTAGCATTCGCCTTGCGAATACGTACAGTCTCCATTTTTCTTTTGCTTCGCATTTTAAATAAAATTGATTTTTATTACTAGATAGTAGAATTGTATATTCTTTGTATTTTATTATATACTTCTTCTACTGATTCAATTACTCTTACACTAAAACCGCATTTAAGTAATACACAAGTATACAACTCTTCTTTTGCTTCATCATTATTACAAGAGGCTAAACCTACTTTCTTAGGTAAATCCTCTCTTTCTGAAGATGGAGTTATTGCAGCAATTTGTTCTATATCAATAAGTATACGTTCTTTATGATTTAAGTACGTAATCTTTTTTGATAAAGATTTGCTAAATGCAGAAAGTTCTATAACGTTTCTTATTTCCATGTTCTTAAATAATGAATCGTGGCATAGTCTTTGTTTTCTTATCGTATGCTGCCCCCTTTACTTTATTAGCGTACTATGCATCTTCACATAGCTTTGATTTGCTGTAGGACTCTGGGCTCATTCACGATTCGGGGATAACCACCATATTAATAAAAAATTAAATTATATGATAACTGGCGAGTAATCAATAAATTTCTTTTTTATTCTTAGTACCCTTTTTATAGGGTTCCATTTTAGGCTTAGGACGTCCTTTTTCAGAACGTCCTTGTTTTACTGCTTTACTTTCTTTCCACGTTTTAGACATAGCTCTTAAAAACTTTAACAATTTCTGGTAGTGCCTCAATGTAGTTAATACAAAGATACTCTTTTTCCTCTTTTTTGAGAGGATTGTTAAATAAGAGAACTAAGTCTCTAGTAAAAGTAGGATTACGTAATAAGTAATTCTGTACTTCTACTTGCCATGTAAGACCTCCTCCTGTAGATATTGGTGTACCTACATTCTGAAGTAAAACAGAAACTTGCTCGATTAACTTAGAATCGAATCTAGGAAATTGACGTTTCAGTTCTTCTTCATTTAATGAAGAAAGAAATTCTGGATTATCTTTTTCCTGCATGAAAACAAGAAGTGCTCTTTCAAGCATTTCTTTTACTTCTTGTTGAGACCAAGAAGTTGGAATCTGTACAAGACATAAATTATTTCCTGTAGTTCCAATAAGATGTAACTGTTTCATTTTTGATAAATTTAAGTTATAACTTTTAATGACGTCTCCGCATGTACAACTACGGAGAAGATTTTGATTGAACGATTGTTGATTAACAACAACTCATATTGTACTATGAGTAACTAATAACAAGTGTCATCGTGAAGTTTTACGTCTGCAAAATAAATATTAAAAAACTCTTACGTAAAACTTCTTAAAATCGGCTATCTAACATATTTTACGTTATAGCAGAATTGTATTGCCAGTACAATTCTTATTAACGGCATGATTTTAACGTCCGCACTAATGCTATCTAAAAGTTGGCCACCCTTTTGATAAGACATAAGCCCCACATGCTTATCACTGATTCTCACAGTAATACTTTCTTGCTTCTTTAGCTTCTTTTTCTGTATTAAAATATCCTATAGTTTTTAATTTATAATTTATTCCAATATAAGCCATCCATTTATTTCTATCTTTTCTAAAACAATAACCTTTTCCTTTTTGTATTCTATCTGTATTTAAGTTATTTTCTAAATGAGATATTATTCTTAGATTCTCTTTTCTATTATCTAATTTATTTCTATTAATATGATCGCAAGTAATCTTTTGATTACTAGTATCTCTTTCTAATATAAAATTATGTAATTTTATAGTTTTGTGTTTTTTAGTTGACGCTATAACATAACCTTTTTCATTTAATCTCCAATGAAGTTTTTGTACTTTTGGTATATCTTCTTTATCTAATAATATATTTGCTAGTATTTTATTAGTATTCTTATCAAATATACTAAGAGTATCATTATCATAATAATTTATATATCTCATAATTTATTTAAGTTTGTCATCTTCTGATGATCTAATAATAAAAATATGCACTACCTTCACAGGCAATGCATATAAATGAATTATAAGTCAGAAATTCAAAAAAAGTTATTGCAATCATGATCATTTAATACTATCTATTACCGTAATTGGTACTTTGACAGCTTTCTCACTTTCTTTTTCCGGCCTATTTACTTCAGTCTTTATTTCCACTTTAGCATTCTTAGCATCTGGACCTGTTATTCCCGGCATAACTTCTTTTAACTGCATACTAATATAATAGTTTGTATTACGGAGATACTCTTCAGCAATCTCTTCATACGTTGCAGTTGTACCTATTCTATTAAGAATAGTACGTACGATTTGTTCTGGAAGTTCCATACACAAATCATACAATTCCATGTCATGCTTTTCAACATTCCAGTCGTTAAGTCTTTCTTCTAAAGTAGGAATAATGACCTCATTTTTAGTTGATTCTGAAGCTTCTTTAGCTTCTGTACCATGGTACTTATCGTACCCATACCATAGGATTCCTCCCAATAGTACGATGCAAAGTAGCCCAATCGCTACGTCTCGAAACTTGTTCATAGAAATAATTGATTTATTAATAAAACTGTGCAATATTGCCTTATTGATTGATGACCATTGCTTGAATATCTAATTCAATTTTAATTGGTTCATTCTTCCAAGATATCATAGGAATATTTAATTGTATTCTATCTTCTTCAGATATCTGCGTATAATTAAAATTTCCTGCAAACTCATCCTCATTAGGACAGTTTAAATTAATCCAGTAATTTGAATCACCTTCAACATATCTTTTTGGCTTACTTGTAAAAAGATATTGTCCTCCATCTTCATCTACTGCGTACCAAACTTCTACTTTCATAAATCTTGTTGTTTTTGTTCTTCTTCGTATAAATATTTTTCTATTCTTTGAGATTCTTTATTAATTAAAATAAAGAACAAACCTAGTATAACACCCATACCTAATGAGGTTATTATTAACTCTCCTGTAATAGCTATGGTATAGATACCCCCAGCTACTACTACCAATAGTAGTAACACATATAAAAGACATTTTAATGAAGATTTATTTAAAGGATTCATAAGCTTGTAGAAATTGTTTATATGTACCTAACATATCCATTAATAAACCACGGCATTTATGGAGATGGTTATATTCTTCTTCAGTAAGAATATATACTGAGCCTACTTTCACTACATTGTTATTAATTTCTTGGATATTTTGAGAATTAGAATTAGATTCATTTTTTTTCCAAACAAATTTAATAACATCTGAACAGTCTTCGTCCATTAATCTCGCAATTTTGCCAACTATTGCATTGTAAAAATTAATTGCGTCATTTTCATATGAAAATCTACTTAGATCGTAAAAGTATGATCCACAGTCTACAGCATCTTTAGCATCTCTTAGACTAATACAAAAGACTTCTTTTAATGTCTTTATCCATCTTAACTTGTTTGTAATTACTTCTGTTTTAGAGAAATCAAATTTAATACCTTTGTTCATGTTATCCATACTAATTTTATATTTTTAATTGTTAATAATAATCTAAAATAATCCTAAGTAGATCATAAGCCACTAACGCCGCCAAGCTGTTACATGTATCTACTTAGGATTTCAATTTAATCAGTATGTGTTTCACAACAGATACATGAATAGAGTTCTATAATTCAACAAGTTTGTTCATTTTTTAAAAGGGAGAAATAAATCTCCCTTACCTGATTATGGATAGATCTGTAAGAAGTAATCTATATAACCGGGTTTTGTTGCAATATATACCCTATATCCTCCACTTATTTTAAATAGATCGAAGTCTTTTTTGGGTATTTGCATAGCAACAGTTTCTACATCTTGTTTCCAATTTGCATCAAATACACGATGTAACTGATTATGGAGATTATCCATATATCCGTACATACAACACTGTTGCTTGGATGCGATAGCAGTATTGATTACTACACCGTATCCTCTACTTAATTTATAAGCTAACTTAATTGCATCAAGCCAACTTAAATTAAGCTCTTTTTTAAGAGTCACAATTCTCTTATATAGAGATATACTACGACTCTTTTTTTTCTGAATTATTATTCTTATCATATTATTAAGTATTAATGATTCAGATTTAAAGACATTAGCTTCGGTAGCCGTTGGCATTCGTTCAGCCCGGCAATTTAAACCTACTAGACCCTAGAACCGCTAACTTGTGTATTAATCAAAATGCGTATGAAGTAGTGTAGTTAGTCTCGATGAGGTTGTCTTTACTCTAGGGAAATTGTATGCGTATTTCACAATAGGCATACAACGGTTCTGTCGTGACTTTCGTTGTCTTTAGGAGACTATAATCAATGTTTGTAAAAATCTTTTAAATGACACACACGTGTTTCACAACAGATGTGTGTCTTACATTTTAACCAAAAGAATGTTACTGCTTTAATTCTTTTCTAACTTCATCTATAATACCATGAAAAACACTAATACTAAGTTTATCCTTAAATTCAATATATGTAAATAATATCACACATATTGGATATAGGATGGGATCGTCCAACAGTATTAATAATATTATCATGTAGATAAGTATTCTTAATACTAACCAAATGAATGATATTATCTTTCTCATATATTGAATAATTTAATAGACTCTGCATTTACTTAGGCTTGTCACTAACCATGGCTGCATTATATTAAATTAAAAAGAGAGTTGTGTATCACTTCATACACTGGATACGTACATATATCATTTATTCCTGTACTTTTTGTTAAATGTATCTACTGCTTTTTCTCTATTAGGAAAGGTAGTTATTACTAATTTTCCTTCTTTTTCGAGAATGATAGACCACTCGAAAGCGTGCTTTCCAACTAGGATAACTTTACGTCCTAGTGCATCTGTTACGATTGCTCGTACTGTAGAATCACAATTTGATTTGTGATATTTTCTCTTACTCATAGATTCTTATTTATTAAATGAGTTTATTGCTAAAAAACATATTCCAACAAATATCCAATAAGCTAATGACCATTCGAGTATCATATCTAATATTGCTGAGAATTTTGCTTTTGGATCTAATCCCATTGATAATAGGAATAAACACGACATTATGTAAAATCCTATTGTTGCTTTTGTTCCGTTACTCATTTCCATCCGATTTTATGTGTTTGATTTATTTTGTACAACAGCAACACAAGAAAGATCAATAAGTACTTTATACTCACATTTATTCTTTCTACTTAGGATAGCTGCTAACTCTTTAGCATCCTTCTGTGTTTGTTCATCATGTTCTTCAAATGTTTCTACTATTAATGGTTTTACATTATGTTTGTAGCACCTTACTATTGCTATCATAATATATAAGTTTATTGATTAATAATCAAAAGTTAATAAAACCTTATAATCCTTCGGAAAGATAACTTAGGTTTCTAGGTATAGATTTGTACTTTATCTATCCAAGTTTGTACTGTGTAAATACTTAGATTATAAGAGTGTGCAACACAATTTTCTAAATATTAGAATACACACAATTTTTTGAGACTTTGATATACTATTCTTGCTCAGGGAATAGCGTAAACCGTTATATTAAAAATAACATTATTAATCCACGGCACTTTAGTAATGTATAGAAGATTGCATTTTATACCTAAAACTTATAAATAGGGATTCTCTACTCTGGCGTTATGATTCTAGAAATCAATGTTGTAGTAGCTAAGTATTTACAAGGATAGTCCTAAACCTATTTGTAAGAAACTGGTGTCCTTAATGCTTTAGAAAGTTATTAGTTTTTTTAAATTTCGCTATATATTATGTAAATTACTAATGGGTCTGTTGTGAAAAAGAGAGAAAATGAGGGGAGAGAGGATGGTGTTTACCACTCCCTCCCACTTACTCATTACAACTCATCGTCATCAACTATCTCGCCCTCTAACAATGGATTAGGCTTCTTCTCCTCAGCTGCCTTAGCTGCTTCTTTAGCTGCCTTAGCTGCTTTACGCTTAGTATCATACTCAACATAATCAACAATGCGCTGAGAATTGTTGTACAAGTTCTCACCACGCTTGATAAGACTTGCATCAGACTTGATACATTCGCCTTCGTCAGTACACAGTGCATAGATGAAGACAGAGTTATAGATGGAAGCTACTTTTACTTGCTTACCGTCTCTTTCCTTAGTCTCAGTGATGATTTTACCATCATTGTCCTTGCGGATGAAGTCAGGAAAACCTGCTACTTCAACACGACAAATAAGCATCTTCTCACCAATAGACTCTTCTATCAGCTTGAAATACGCATTTTCGTGTTCCTTAGTACTACCATATGCAGCCATTAACTGCATTGTAACACCAGAAGCTTGCTCTTGCAATAGTTTGCTTAAGCCAGCTTGTTTGAACTCACATACGGCATAGCGTGCATTGCCGTCTTTAGAGGTCTTAACCTCTACCTTAGTGAGTTCATAACTCTTTACGTCCTTAGTTTTGATAACTAATTCCATAATATTCTACGGTTTACCTATACACCATAAGGTTCTATTGACACATTAACTCTTTGACGGGGGATTTCCCCTACTTGTTAGGAGAGGGGACTTGATATTGTACTGGTCCTCACTCTCAATTGCACACTATCAAAATTTTTATAATATTTTATTTTGGTCCTCGCTTTCAATTATACCCACAAAAATATTTTTTATAAAAAATTTTTACAACACTTATTATTCATTTTCGTTCTCTAATTAGAATTTAAATAACAGCAATATGATATTTGAACAAGAATTAAAAGATAAAGGATTTGAAATTAAAGATAATCAACTCTATTATGAATTTAGTGACTTTGAGCTATTAAGAGCTAGAGTAAGTGAATGGGATTGCGCTGATGGTACTAAAGCTTTGAAAGTATCAGATCTTAGGTTAATGAATCCTATGGAGGAAGGTATGGCTCATATGATGATTTCATATTCACTTTACTTTAGGGATATTAACAAATTTTATGAATTATTAACACTTTTAGGTTATAAGATACGTTAAAAATAGTTAAATTATGTTAAAAGAATTAACAGTTAAAGAGGTAGAAGCTATCCTAAGTAAGGATAATAATGTGTATGGTATAGATAGTATTGGTGATCATGTATATAAAATACCAGGTTTAGGGTATACTGGACCTAAAGGAGCTACTAGATTTGTAAATGAATTAAGGCAACAAGTTAATGAATTAACTACGAAACTCTCGTAGATATGTTAAATAATTATAAATAATGTTAAAATGACACATTGTGAATGGCTAGAAGAACATGGTTTTATTAATATAAAAGACCATTGGAATGGTAATTGGAACTATAGAACTTATCAGAAAATATATGAAAATGGTGATCTCATAGAAGTAGACATTGAAATAGATTCAGAAAATGATTTTATGGATGAGTACTTGGTAAATTGTGAGTTATTCTGTAAGAATAAAAATGGTACTCATGATAGCTTTACTCTAAAATAAAAATTTATTATTAAAGAAAAATGGAACAAAATTAGATTATAATACGTTCCTACATCCAGAGTAGGATATAATAGTAGTTTAAAATGCAATTAGTAGTAATATAAACCATTACTCTTACTCTAGATAACTGCAGTATATAATATATTATTATCAAACTATATCATGATGAATGAACCAAAATACTTAGAAATGATTAGACAAGGAGTTGTTAACATAAATGGTGACGATTTTAAAATAATCAGAGCATATGATGGATGCAGAGGGTGTTATTTTAGACAATTTGAAAACTTTAGTGGATGTCTAAACAATGTTGCACAAGGTATTTGTTGTAGTGCTGGTGGTCATATTCTAAGAAAAATTTCATAGTAATAGAACAAAAATTAATTAAGCACGTTTAGCCAGTATGGAAAATCAACAGGACATATTAAAAACCGTTATAGACGGTTTAGTGTATATCCCTACTAAGGATATGATAGTTAAACCCTTAGAGGATGAATACGTAGAGAAAGAAATTATTAAGCCAGTAGAGACTGGTAAAAAGGACGAAAATGGTTATGATATCAATGACACTGAAACAGTTAAAGAAAAAGTGTTAACTACATTCAGAAAAGGTATTGTATTACGTCTGCCATCTGGATATCAGTGGCAAGATGAGAACAATCATCCTGAAGTAGGTGATGTGGTAGCATATCCTAGGAAAGCATCGATTGATTTTGATTTGTTTAAAGATAGTCAATTAGTAAATCCTTATAATGTAGTAGCCTTTGTAAAAGGAGAAAAATATTTTAAAGACTAAGCGTAGTCTTAATTAATCGTGGTTGTAGTTGGATGTACTAGGGGTTAGCATAAAGTTAACCCCTTTTTTATTGTATAAAATTTGCAACTTTTTTTGAATATTTGCGTTATGTGAATATGATTAAAGAAATGATAAATAACATGTTGGGTGAGTACTCAAAGTTCATTCAAATACAAGATGATGGTACAGTTAAGGTATTTGTTCCAGAAGACGTTAATAATCCTTCTATGAAAAATGCTACAGAATTAACATTATCTAAGAATGAAGCAATTAGTCTCATGGGTTTAGTAACCCAACCCAAACAATACGAAGTATGTGATTCTTCAAACAATTGCAGAATCATATCTGAAAAAGATCCTGATTTTGACGTAAACAAGTGGATTAAATTAGCACTTGGAACTATTAAAAAATAAATACTATGTCAGATTACCGAGTTACTATTACAACAGTCAGGGAAAAATGCCCATTTGATGCTAAACGGAAAAGCAAAGAATACTGCAAAGTGTGTAAAGCTTGGAAAGATCCTTGCTCAGGATTAGGTATAGAAACTACTATTTCTTCAAGAAAGATTGGAGAAGATAAAATGAAACAAATTTTAAATATTATTAAATAATATGATTACAGAATACAAAGTTATTAAACCTTTTGGTGTATTGAAATCAGGTGATATCCTTACTTTGGATAATGATATGTATACGTTCTCTGATGAGAAATCTTCTGACTCACAAAATTATTATTCCCAAGTAAACGTAGCTGTATCATGTGATATGATTGAGGAATATGCTAAAAGTGGTTTAGTTGAGCCAATTGAAAATGTTACTGTTGAATCTAATGATGAGAAGAAAATCAGACAGATTCGTACTATTATTGCTCAATTGAAGAATACTTACAATCAACGTAAGAACAATATTGAGAAAAAGTATCAGGAAGGTAAAATTCAAACTTGTGTGAAAGTAGAGCATGATACTGTATATTTCAATATGATGAAATTGTTAAATAAACTCGAGGCAATCATAAATGAATAAACTAGTAAAAACCGTATCAAATGAAGAATTGATACCAGAGTTTTTACAAGCGCTTAATGGAATACTTAGGTTAACTGATAGGGAACTTGAATTAATGGCTACACTTATTAAAATGGATATGGAATACGTTAAGGAACCTAATACAAATAAGAATGTAGCAAACAGATATAATAGAAAATATATCATTGAGAATTTAGGTATTACTAAGGATAACCTAAGTAGATACATTAAGTCTTTCAAAGAGAAGGGTATTTTAATAGCTGGACCTGCTGAAGACGAACTTAGCGTAAATAAGGCTCTGATACCAGTTGTTATTGGAGATCGTTTGCAACTAACGATAATACTGAGAATAAAATGAAATGTTTAGATATAAAAACAGGTTCCATTCTTATCTATAAGAAATATGGTTTACTAAAATGTTGGTGGAATAAATTAATGAGAAAAGAATTACCATTTAATAAGTATACTCTTTACTTTGGAAATTCTTCTATGTTTGTAGAAACCACGAACATCAAAGTAAAAGAAAAAGATAGATATATAATTTTAGAACCTATCAAACCATATAGTAAAAAGGAAGAAAAAGCTCTTAAGTTAGAAGTAGTAGAACACGTTATGATGAACAACGACACAAAGGATGTGTTTAGTGTGATAAATATAATTAGACCTTCTACAATAGACGTAGAATCATTTACAATCGATGGTTTGCTTAAAAATAAATACTATAGAATAGTATATGATTCAAAAGGAAAAAACTTCTAATATCTATATACAATTAGCAAATAAATATAATATTCCACATCAAGTAGTAGAAGTAATTTGTAATCACCCGTTTAAATTTGCAAATAGAGTTATTTCAAATGATGAAGATACTAAAACAATAATGTTTGGGTATTTATTCAAAATCAAACCAAAAAGAAAGTATGAAAAAACCAGAGAGAATGAAAAACAAAACAACTAAAGCTTTTTTATATCAAAATCTATATCCTGTAAATCTTTATGTTACTACTCTGGATGATTGGGAAGATGCTTGTGATTTTTTTGATTTCTTTCTTACTACCAAAGAACTTAGAAATGATGAACCAGAAAGAGATCGTCCCAAACTAAGTAGTGTAATGGGAGCTACGTTCTTGGTCAGAGAGAAATATTCTAGAGCTGTTGGTATATTAATAGTACTAGATGATTTCCATTGTTCTACTTTAGCTCATGAATCAATCCATTATGCAGATGCTGTATATGATTATTTATCAATGAATGCAGAAGGATATAATGAAGGAAATGAACAATATGCTTATTTAGTTACTTGGTGTGTGGAACAACTTGAAGATTTTATAGAATGCAAAAGGAAGGAAAAAAGAATGACAAGAAAGATGACAAGACAAGATGGGAATTAATGCCTCTTGATTGTCTTGAAGATATTGCCAGAGTATATACAGAAGGTGCCAAGAAGTATGGTGATAATAATTGGCAGAATCTAGAGAATGGTTATGAAAGATACAAAGGTGCATTGTTAAGACATTTATACGCTTCTACTTATGAAGAATTTGATTCAGAAACTAAAGTAAGGCATGAAGCAGCAATAGCATGGAATAGTATTGCATTATTATACTATGCAAAGCATGGAAGAAAAACTAGACAAGATACTACTGAATCAACAAGTGATACTACTGTATCTAAGACAGATACTACAGGACACGAATCGTAGTCAATTTGCAGAAGATTATGCTGCAAACTTAGCAGCTCAAATGACAGAAATAATATTAGGACACAATATAGTAAGAAAATAATATGGAATTAAAATTTAAGAAATTACAAGAAGACGCAGTATTACCTAGTTATGCTAACCCTAATGATGCTGGTTTAGATTTAACGGCAGTATCCTTTACTCAGGAATTTGATAAGAGTGGTAAGTTAGTATTAGTATATCATACAGGTTTGTCAGTGGAGATTCCTGAAGGTCATGTGGGTTTGATCTTTATGAGATCGTCTATTTCTCAGAGATCTATGTCAATGTGTAATGCAGTAGGTATTATAGATTGTGACTATAAAGGTGAGATTCTTGTTAAATTCAAGATTACTACAGATGCTCTTCCTACAATCTATCAACCAGGTGAAAAGATTGCTCAGTTAGTAGTAATGCCTTATCCGAAGATGGAGCCTGTAATTGTAGAGGAATTAGCAGGCGAAGATCGTGGTGGTGGATTTGGTTCAACTGATAATAAAGAAGAAAATGAGAATGCAGAACAGGGACGAGAAAGCGGAGCAACTGAAGGAGATAATCAATCAGTACAGTAAAAATCCAGAGTATGTTAATGCATTTTATACTAAACAAGAAGCAGTAGATGCATTGAATAGACATTATAAAAACAGATACATTAAAATAAATTTAGATTAATATGAATACGTATATTTATACAGGTGGCAGCTCATTGTTAACAATGAAGGATAACGATATTAAGAATTTTGATACTATTAGTAATCACTACTTAAATATTGATTGGGCTTGGGTAATTGAGGAAGATGGTACCTTTGTAGCTAATGAAAAAGAGTATGATGTAAAAGCTGGTGATGTAATCATGGTTCTCTATGCTGGTTATAGAGAAAAAGAAGTACCAGTTGAAGATAGAAGAAAAGTTAGAGATTTTGTTATTATGAGAAATGAAGATTTTTATAATAATTATAAATTGAATAAAGAATACGATCAAAATCGTAATATGAAGGGTTGCGATTGTTGCGAAGCTTGTGTTAAGGAAGCCTAAAAATGAATTTAGCAGATATAGTTGGTGGACAAGTAGTCATACATCCAGATATGTTGGCTATCCCACCATTCAAAAAACTTTGGGATTCATTCAAAGATAAAGATTTAGCAACGAAATATTTATGGTACATAGTACTTAAAAACAAATACGATTCTCCTTATGTAGAAACTATGGAGAGAGATCTAATAGAACCTACATTAAAGAAAGAACTATTTGGAAATGAAAACTATGAATTACCAGAAATAGTAATACAAGCAGAAGATAGTTGGAAAAGTAGAACATACTCCTTACTTGAGTATATGTTAGATGGATTACTATTAAAACTTGAAGGTGCTGCTAAATACTATCACTTATCTAAAGATGACGAAATGGATTTAGATTCTATTAAAAAGCTTACAGATGGTGCTAAGAATATGGCTGGAGTAATAGAATCAATTGTGAAACTTAAATCTCAAGTAAGAGCAGAAGAGATTAAGAATAGCAAAGTTAGAGGCGGTGGAGAAATGAACCCATTTGAATTGGTAAAAAAGAAGTTGTAGAAAATACGACACAATAAAATACATTATAAAAACCTGCCCGTTAAGGGCTTAAAGAAATTGCAATTATGGCTAAAACTAAAACTAGTAAAAAGAATACTAAACCGACAATGATTATTTTTGATTTTACTGAGGTATATAACAACATGAAAGCAGAGCAAGAAAGAGATTTGGCTGAAGCTGCTGCTTATGCTATATCACACATGGATGAAAAAACAGAAAATAATCAAACTACTAAAACTAGTTTATGGCAGAAAATTAAGAACCTGTTTAAACGAAGAAAGTAATTTATGATTGATTTCACAAAGAAAATCAAAAATTCTAATAAATTTAGATGCTCGGCTCTTACTTATATAGAGTCGGGCTCTTATTGTAATTACCCCAAAGGTACATCAGAGTATTTCAATTTTTGGGAAACAGAGGCTGATAGATGCATCAATGGTTATACTGCAGATGATGGAGATTACATCACTGGGTATAACTATTTTTATTTAAACTACTGTCCAATTCAAAGAATTGTATACAAAAATAAAAAGAATAAACAAGGTCAAGAAGAGCTAATAAAAGTTAGAGAGTTAGCATTTCCTGATTTTTATGATTATGACTATTACTATTTTCAAGCTATTGAAATTGCACAAGATCAAGGTAAACACTTATGTGTAGCAAAAGCTAGACGTAAAGGTTACTCGTATAAAGGTGGTTCTATGCTTTGCCGTAATTTCTTTTTAATACCTGGCTCTAAGTCTTATGTATACGCATCAAACAAACAATATCTTACAGATGATGGTATTCTTACTAAGGCTTGGGATTACATGGACTTTATAGATGAAAACACTGCATGGGGTAAAAAACGACAAGCTGTAAATACTAGTATGCGTCGTAGAGCTTCTATGATTGTAACTGATAATTTTGGTAATAAAATTGAAGTTGGTTATAAATCAGAGATAATAGGTGTATCATTGAAAGATAACCCAGATGCTGTACGTGGTAAAGCAGGTATGTTAATACTTTGGGAAGAGGCAGGTACTTTCCCTGAGCTTAAAGCTGCATGGCAAATTGCTAGACCATCTGTAGAACAAGATGGTGTTGCCTTTGGTCTGATGATTATGTTTGGTACTGGTGGTGATGAAGGTCCTGCAGTAATGACATTACGTGAAGCATTTTATAACCCTAAATCGTACAATTGCATAGGTTTTGAAAATATATGGGATGATGGTATCCAGAGTAAGGAATGTGGATTCTTTATACCTCAACACACTAATTTGGATATACGTGATGAGACTGGTAAACGATTGTATATGGATGAGGATGGTAATACTCTTCATGACAAAGCAAGACAGTTTATTTTAAATCTACGTGAAGAAGAATTAAAAGAAGCTACTAGTTCTCAACAAATAGATAGATATGTAGCAGAACACTCTGAATCCCCAGCAGAAGCATTTACTGAATTATCTGGTAATATATTTCCAAAAAAGGAATTACAAAAACAATTAGCAAGGATAAGAACCAACACTAAGTTACAAAATCACAAACAAGTAGGTACACTTACTTTGGTTAATGGAGAGATAATTTGGAATGTACAGAAAACAGGAGATATAACCGAATTTCCATTACCAAAGAATTCTGATCCTACTGGTAAAATAGTTATATGGGAGCATCCAGTTAAAGATGCACCATTTGGTTTGTACATAGCTGGTATTGACCCATATGATCATGATCAATCAGGTACTAATTCATTAGGTTCTTGTTTTATATATAAACGTTTTCAAGATTTTGAATCATACTCAGATATCATTGTAGCAGAGTACACAGGTAGACCAAAAACTGCTGAAGAGTTTTATGAAAATGTTCGTAAGTTGCTTATTTACTATAATGCAAAAGCAATGGTAGAAAACCAAAATACTGGTTTATTTACTTACTTCAATAATAAACATTGTAGTCATTTACTTGCTGATCAACCAGACATTATTAAAGACATTGTCAATAATTCTACAGTAAATAGACGAAAAGGATGTCATATGAATAGAGAGATCAAACTTTGGGGAGAAGGTAAGATCAAAGAATGGCTGGAAGAACTTAGAGATCAAAAGCAATTAGGTTTAAATACTGTACTATCTGAACCATTCCTTGAAGAACTTATTCAATATAATGACAAAGGAAACTTTGATAGGGTTATGGCATTTATGCAGGTAATGGTCTATAGAGAACAATTGTATAATATACAAGTAAAGAAGAAAGAGGATGTTGAAAAGAAAATGAGATTGTTTGATAAACCGTTGTTTAAAAATACAGATGATTCATTTACATTCACGCCTTTAAATAATAACACAACCACATTTATGTTTACTAATTAATATGGAAAGAACAGTCAACTCATTTCCTATCCAAAGACTACCACTCAGTAAAAAAACCGAAGAATGGCGAAAAGACTGCGTGGATTACATTATTGGAATATCTGGCATAGCTTCGTCCGAAAGTATACCTGATGAAGAAGAAATGCAAAGCTATTATGATTTATATAATAGTATATACAATGAAAAAGACCTAAAGTATGTTACAAATCCTTTCAATCAAGATGATGGCTTTCCAGCAATGGCACAGGATTATAATATCATACGTCCAAAAGTAGATCTATTATTGGGTGAAGAAACAAAGCGTCCATTTAACTTTAGAGTGTGTCGTACTAGTGATATTGCTAGTAGTGAAGTTCAGGATAAAGCTAAACAGATGTTATTAAATTATATGCAAGCTGCTATGCTTGCTAAATTAAGTCCAGAGGATCAAGCTAGATTTCAAGAAGGATTACAGACTGGAGAAATTCAAACACCAGAGCAAATACAAAAGTATTTAACAAAGGATTATAAAGATGCAGCAGAAACAACAGCATATCAAAGCTTATTATTCTTACTTAAGAAAGAAAACATTTCTCATGAATTTATGAAAGGCTTTAAAGATGCACTTGTTGCAGGACTTGAAGAGTATTACATAGGAATTAGAAATGGTGAACCAGTTATTAAAAGAATCAATCCTAAAGATTTTAAATATCCTGCAGAAGAAGGTATTGAATTTATTCATGATGCATCTTGGTGTTGTTACAGATCATTAATGTCGTGGAGCCAGATATACGATCAGTTTTATGATAAACTGGATGAAAAGCAATTAAATGAATTGTTAGAAATAGTAGATCAAAAGCCTACAGCAGGATTTGGTCCAGACAAAAGCCCCGTAGATGATTTTGTTCATTATAACTTAAAATCATATAATAAATTACCAGATCATAATCCTTATGGAGATCCAGATAATATTGTAGTTTATCATGTATGTTGGAAATCACTCAAAAAGATAGGCTTTGTTACAATAATAGATCCTGAAACAGGTATGCCGGATGAAATACAAGTAGATGAATACTATAAACCTACTGGGGAAGAAATCAATGTTGAATGGAAATGGATCATTGAAGCATGGGAAGGATATAGAGCAGGCGATGATCTTTACTTTGGTATGCAACCACTAGAATATCAGTTCCGTAGAGGTGATAATTTAAATAGTGCCAAATTGCCATATACTGGTGCAGCTTATAGTAACACAAATACTAAAGCTAAATCATTAGTTGCTATCATGAAACCGCTACAATACATGTACATTATACTTTGGTATCGTCTTGAAATGGCAATAGCTAGGGACAAAGGCAAGATACCTGTAATAGATGTTACTCAAATACCAAAAAGTATGGGTATAGATGTTGACAAGTGGATGCATTACTTAGGAGCACTTGGTGTAGCATTTGTTAATCCATATGAAGAAGGTTGGGATATTCCTGGTAGAGAAGGTGGTAAACCATCACCATACAATCAATGGACTTCTATTGATGCAAGTATGTCTAATACTATTAATACGTACATTCAATTACTTGCAAAGATTGAAGAAATGGTGTCTGAATTGTCCGGAGTAACAAAGCAAAGACAAGGATCTATTTCTAGTAATGAGTTAGTGGGTAATGTAGAAAGATCTGTAGTTCAATCTGCTCATATCACTGAACCGTGGTTTTGGTTGCACAATCAGATTAAAACGCACGTATTGTCAATGTTATTAGATAGTGCTAAGTTTGCATGGAAAGATGACAAGAAATACTTAAATTATATATTTGATGAAGGTACTAGAACATTCTTAAGAATGGATGATAATTGGTCATATGAAGACTTTGATATTTTTGTAACCGATAGTACTAAAGAAAGTCAAGCCATTGAACAACTTAAGAGTCTTGTACAGCCAGCTATGCAAAATGGTGCATCATTATTAGATGCTGCTGAAATATTTACTAGCGACAATTTAAGTGTAATCAAATCCAAATTACAAGATATAGAAAACAACAGATTGGAGCAACAACAAGCAATGCAAGAACAAGAAAATCAACAACAGCAACAGCTTGTTGAAATGCAGAATCAAGTTAAGGAAGAAGAACTTATGCTTAAAGAAGCTGAACTTGATCTTACTAAATATAAGATTGATCAAGACAATGCTACTAAGATTACTGTAGCTCAATTAAATGCTTATAGAGGATCTGAGAATATGGATCAGGATATGAATGGTATACCTGATGTACAGGAAATTGCACAAAATGCTTTACAACAACAAAAAATAATTTCAGATGCAACAGCAAAACAGTTAGACTTGGCTAATAAGGCTAGGGCAGAAGAAAACAAAAAAGAGATAGAGAATAGAAAAATTGAAGCTCAAAAACAAGCAGAAAAGTTACGTAATTTAATTGAAAGAGAAAAAATTGCTTTGGAGAAGAAAAAACTAGAAGAAGCAAAAAAATTACAGTATCAAAAAGACAAAGCCGCTTTAGAAAGAGAAAAACTTAAAGCTAAAACAGCACTTAAGAACAAAACAAATGCTGAAGCAGCTAGATCCAAAAAGAAATAGATATGAATGAAATTTGGAAAGATATTGAATTTACTGATAATAAATATGCAGTCAGTAATTTAGGAAATGTTAAACGAAACGAACATTACACTACTATTGGTCCAACTAAAAATAGAAAAGAATCATCTACTATCTTTTACAAAGAAAGACTTGTAACTAAATACGTTGGTGTGGACGGATACGAAATTGTACATATTACAATAAATAAGAAAACACAGCCGTACAAAGTACATAGACTTGTAGCTAATGCTTTTATCCCAAATCCACATGATTTACCACAAGTTAATCATAAAGATGAAAATCCAAAAAATAATGTGGTTACAAATCTAGAATGGTGTACTGCTAAATATAATGCTAATTATGGTACTAGGAATAATAGACTCAGAATAGCAAACGGTAAAAAGGTCGGTCAATTTGATAAAGATTGGAATCTGATAAAAATTTGGGACAGTCTGTCAGAGGCAGCAAAACATTTTAAAGCTTCTACTACTGTATATATTAGTAGAGTTTGTAAGTGTCAAGCAGGTAGAAAAACTTATAAAGGATTTAGATGGAAATATATAGAAACTAAAAAATAGGAGATAATAATTATGGCTTGTAAAGGAGGCTCTAAAAAGGGCGGAAAAGGTAAACCAGGTAAGACAGGTAAGTAAATATTACTAGTATGAAATGGAAAGATTTATCTCTTAAAGAGAGAAAACAAATATACGATAGTGTCAGGGTGAATAACCCTGATGCTACGTATCTTGATATCAAGCAACAATTTGATTCCATTCCTGCGTATGAAGATGGTAAGGGTAAAACTATAAACAAAGCAGATTTACCACCAGAATATAGAACCGGTACTCCTGAATACTTTGAGAGACAAAGGAAAATATCAGGTGCAGTTAATACAGTTCAACCAGAAGCTTACATTACTCCAGCTGGTTATATTAAAGATGCTGTTAACTTTATTGAAGACTTAGGCAAAGGAGATTATGCTGGTGCAGCAATGGATGCAGTACTTAATTTGATTCCTTGGGGAGTTGGAAAAGGCATCAAAAAACTAAAGTCCAAAGTAGGAAGAATTATTGAGGGTACTGAAGTTGATGGGGTTAGTGTTCACAGTTTTGCTCCTACTCAAACTAAAAAGAAAACTAGAAAGAAAACAGAAGAGGATTATGATTCTGAATTCTCCGAAGTATTAAGAAAAGATAGAAATTCTAAGAAGTACCAACAAGAAATCTCTAGAACAATAGAACAAGCAATTTTTCCAGATGAAAGAACTCGTGAATTAGTAGAAAATGTAGACAAAACATATGGAACTAACTACAAACGAGCTTATTCTAATATTGCATATAAAGACATGACTAAAAGAGGAAGTTATGTCAAATGGGGTGATACGGACAAAGATGGTTATGGGCAAATAAATATAAAAAATATTAAAGATAATGTATTACCTACAGATATAAATGATTATAATGTAATATTAGATAATAATATTTATATGCCCGGAACTGCCAATCATGAGTTAGGACATGTAGCGGACGGCTTAGCTGGGTCTAGAAAGATTCAGGATTTTGATAGTGGTAAAGAATATATTACAAACACTTATCTAAATTATTTAGCAAATTCTAACAATACATATAGTTCTGCGGAGTTAAGAAAAATGGGATTATTTGATGCTGCTGGAAGTAGATCATACTTATTAAATCCTACAGAAGCTAAAAGTCATATGTTAACTCTAAAGAGATCATTAAAAGATTCTGGTAAAATTACAAACTGGAGTACTCCTGTAGACGAAAAGATGATTTTGGAATATATGAGAAATCCAACATCAAATAAAATGGTTAAGAATCAATATGATTTGTATAGAAATAAAAACGAATATATTGATAGACTAAATAAATTAATTCCTATGGAAATTTTAATGCCATTAGGTGGTGCTGGATTCGCAGGTTACGAACTAAATAAAGAATAATCAATATGGAAAATTTATACCCAGTATACCCAATTCCATCTTATAAAGATGGAGGTATACACATCAAGAAAAAGAACCGTGGTAAGTTTACGGCAGCAGCTAAAAGAGCAGGGATGGGTGTTCAAGCGTATGCCAAAAAAGTATTAAAAGACCCAAATGCAAGCCCAACTTTAAAGAAGAGGGCAAATTTTGCTAGAAATTTTGGAGGCAGAAAGAAAAAATAACAATTACAATCTAATTATAATTAATTATGGAAAACAATAGTAACGATACACTATTTGGATTTACAGCTATAACTGATATGTTTACTGAACAAGTTGGCAACAACATTCATCAAGATGATGATATTGATGATGAAGAATTAGAGAGACTGAAACAAGAGTCTGCTAAAGCTAGACCTGCTACTCCTGGATCTAAAAATAAAAAGACAGAAGAAATAGAAGAGGAAGAAGAGGAAGAGGAAACTGAAGACATCGAAGAGGAAGAAGTAGAAGAGTCTAAAAAATCTAAAAAAGCTTCTAAGAAAAAGGATAAAGAAGAGATTGAAGAGGAGGAGACTGAAGAAGAGATTGAAGAAGAATCTGAAGAAGATGAGGTTGAATCTAAACAAGTATCTGCTTTATTTGATGCAATCGCTGAAGAATTGGAATGGGACTTTGATGAAGAAGACGAAGAAGAAAAACCAAAGACTGTAGAAGAATTGGTTAAGTATTTTAAAGAAGTAATTGAAGAACAATCTACTCCAGAATATGCAAGTGAAGATGTTGCAAAATTAGATGAATTTGTTCGTAATGGTGGTAAACTAGAAGACTATTTCTCTATTACTCCGGACATCGATATTGATAATGTTGATATTGAAAATGAGAATGAACAAAAGACAGTACTAAGAGAATTACTGGCTAGAAAGGGTTACAGTGATAAACAAATTGCTAAGAAAATCGAAAGATTTGAAGATGCCGGAGTATTAGAAGATGAGGCTAGAGATGCTGTTGAGGAACTCCAGGAGATTGTTGCGAAAGAGAAAGAAGAGCTATTAGAGCAACAAAGAATCAAAAAGGAGGAAATGGTACAGCGCCAACAAAAGTTTTTTGATGACGTTGTCGGTGAAATAAAGTCCTTGGACAGTATACGTGGTATTAAGATACCAGCTAAGGACAAGAAAGAATTATTGGCTTATATATTTAAAGCCGACGCTAGTGGAAAGACCCAGTACCAAAAAGACTATTCCAAGAGCGTAAAGAATTTAATAGAGTCAGCTTATTTTACAATGCGAGGTGACACTTTGTTAGATGCTGCCAAAAAACAGGGTACTAGCTCTGCTATTAAAAATCTGAAAAATAGTCTCAGATCAACAGGCGTTAGTAAAGGTACTAAGAGAATTAATACAAGTTCATCTAACTCTATTTTTAGTCGTGCAGTACAACTACTTTAATTAAAAATAAATTACTAACATTTATATGGATAACGGAATTTTAAATAATTTACAGATCGGTAGAGGTAAATGGTTCTCAGATCTTGTTGATGAGAATATGATTTCAAATGCAATGCTTACTAGACCGTATGAAGTAACTCGTGTTATTTCTTATGTATTCGGTTCTAAAGATGATGGTTATAGCACTTCTTTGGATGCAATTACTGGTGGTCTTGGTAATGTAATGACAATTGACCAAAGAGACTACGAATGGTCTGTAATGATCGATAGCGATAGAGCTGTGACAATTCGCTCTGCAAAATGGCAGGGAACAGAAATCACTGCTACAAATGCTGACACAGTTATGGCAGGTTTGGGTAACACACCCATCATGTTGTGGTTAGAGGACAAATGGTTTGGTCCTGGTGCAATTTTGGAATTTGATAATAGAGAGTATCAAGTACGTGTTTCTGGTGCTCCTTATCAAGATGGTAATGAATGGGTTTATACTTGTTTCATTGCGGATGGTCAATCTAACTCTTATATTCCTGGTGAATATTTGTTAGCTGGTCGTCAAGTATCTCGTTTAGCTTCTGCTTACGAAGAGTACAGTGAAGAGGGTGATATCCTGAATTATAATACTCATTTCAAGATGAGAAACTTCTTGTTTACGACTCGCTTGGATTATGATATTACAGGTACAGCTTATTCTACAGTACTTTGGATTGCTTTGAAAGATCCTAAAACTGGTAAGACTTCTTATTTGTGGTCTGATTATCAGGAATGGAAGGCAATGCGTGAGTGGTCTAAGAGATGTGAGAGAATGATGGTTTACTCTAAGTCTAATGTAAACAAAGATGGTTCTACTTCATTGTTAGGCACAAATGGTCGTCCGGTTTACATTCCTGCAGGTCTGTTGCAACAGATTGCTCCGTCTAACAGACGTTACTATACTGAGTTGACTCCGGAGTTGTTGGAAGACTTCTTGTTTGACTTGTCTTACAATATCTTAGGTACTAACGAACGTAAATTTGTTGCTTTGACTGGTGAAATGGGTATGAGAGAATTTGACCGTGTATTGAAACAAAAAGCAGCTACAATGAACTTAATTGATACGAAGTTTATCAGTGGTTCTGGTCAGGCTTTAGTTTTGGGTGGTCAGTTTGTAACATACAAGATGATGAATGGCATTGAGTTGACATTGAAACATTTCCCGTTGTATGATGATACTACTTATAATCGTTTGTTACACCCGGTATCTGGTAAACCGCTGGAATCTTATAGAATGACGTTCTTGGATCTTGGTAGACGTGATGGTCAAGCTAACATCGTTAAGGTTGTTCGTAAGGATCGTGAGATGGTTATCTGGAATACTTCAGGTTCTGTAGCTCCGGGAACTGGTTACTCTAAGAACAAGTCCACAGTAAGATCTAATGCAAAGGACGGCTATTCTGTACATTTCCTCGGAGAGATGGGCATAATGCTTAGGGATCCCCGTGCATGTGGTGAGTTGTTGATGGAAATCGAGGATTAATCAGTACACCTTTTATGGAACAAATTACTAATCCTTCCGTTAAAGTGTCAAATAAAAATCTATTGACATGGAAGAAATTAGAAATTTTGATATCTATAAAGCAACAAACAAATTAAATAATAAATATTATATTGGCGTAACCACTCAAGGAGTAGGCGCTAGAATGAAAAAGCATCTTTATAAAGCTTTGAGTGGTTCACAATATAATTTTCATAAGGCGTTAGCCGAATTAGGATTAGAACAATTTACAGTAGAAGTTGTAGATTCTACAGACGATCTTGAAAAAGCAAAGGAATTAGAGAAATTTTGGATTGAGAAATTACATTCTAACAATTCCGAGTATGGGTATAATAGTGATTGTGGTGGGGATATAATGTTCCACACAGATGAAACAAAGGCTAAGATATCCGCAGTACACAAAGGTAAAGATATGTCTAAATTTTATAACCCCGTACTACAGTATTCGTTAAATGGTAAATTTATTTGCGAATACAAAAGTGTAACAGAGGCAGAAGAAAAATCTAAGATTTCAAAAGCTTCTATATTGCGAGTAATACGTAAAGATATAAAAACCTATTCCAAAGTAAATCCGTATATATGGGTTTATAAAAAAGATTATCCATCAATGCCTTTAGAAATAGATCCTACAGACTGGAAACCAAAAACTAGAGTAAGAACAGTATCTGAAAACTTCCTTAAAAGAAAAGCAAACTTGAAAAGAGCTGGAAAAGAATTTGGTTCTAAAATTGCTCCGAAAGCCGTAATACAATATACTAAAGACAATGTGTTTATTGCGGAGTTTCATAGTATATCAGAAGCAGTAAAACAGACTGGAATTTGTGCAAATACAATAACTAAATACTGTAATGGTAGTAATGATGAAAAATTGAAAGATCCTAAGTTTTTGAAAAAGATAAAATATATCTGGAAATATAAAGAATAATAAATACTATGGATATAATATTAAAATTCGCCCGTACAAATCCATGGGCTGGAATAGCTAAGTATAAGAATTGTAAAGATTATATCAGTACTTACTGGACAAGATCTGGTAATAGATATACTGGTTTAACCCCAGAAGATGCTAGACGTTTGGAGAAAGAAATGGGATATGAAGAAGGACATTTATCTCCACAAAGTGGATTCTGGAAAACATATGCAATCGGTTTAGGCGCAAGAGATAAAGTTTTACATACAGAAAGGCCTGAAGATGAACTTGCATATTTATTTTTAAAAGGACACAAAAGAGTAGCAAATGGAATCAATAATCTTAAGCCTACTCATGATTATGTTCTTGTAAATAAAGAAATTGAAGCTGAAGAAGCTAACAAAAGAAATAAAGCTAAACGTGAGGCATTCTCTGAATTTAATAAGATGTCAATTGAGGAAATGCGCAAATGTTTACGCTTATATGGTCACAAGACTGATAATATCAGTAATGAGCTAGTTGAAAGTAGTTTATTTGATCTTATTGAAAATAATCCTGATAAGTTCTTCTTGATTTGGGTAAACAACAAAGTAAGAGATACTCAATATATCATTGAAGCAGCTATTTCAAAGAATGTAATTCGCAAGTCTAAAAACATCTACTACTATGGTACTGACATTATTGGTAGAAGTTTGGAAGATGCAATTGCTTCATTGAATGATAAAAAGAATCAGGACATCAAAATGACTATACTTCAAGAAATAGAATCTAAGTAAAAGTAAACATGACAGTATTAGAAGCACATATAGCATTTAAGATTGAAGCGGACAAGAATGCCGTTAATATTGGCATATCTGGTTGTCCATCTTTTTTGCCTGAGGAAATTGATTATTGGTTGTATACAGCATATCTAAGTAAGATAGCTACTAAAGCTACTGGTAATAATACTCTTAGAATACCATTTGAAGGTAATATAAAAAGAGTAGCAGATTTAGAGGGTTTAGTAAAAACTGATAAAGGATTGTCTTTACTAAGTGAACCTATAAGTAATAGACTAACTATGAATAATTTCAAATCCAGCATTACTTATGGTAGTGATACTCAGGAGAAACGTATGTACTTCTTAGAAGGAATTTTACATTTTGGTAGTAATAAGATAGCTACAATAAAACTTATTAGTCATGAACAAGCTACTAAATTCTTAGAAACTTACAACAACAAACCTTGGATCGAGGAACCTGTAGCAATACTAGAGGATAATAAGTTAATAGTATTTATAGATAGGGATCTTATGGTAGGTCCCTATACTATAGATATTACTTATTTAGCATATCCGAGAAAGATTAATAATCAAGATATTACGTCTACTCTAGACGAAATTCCAGAGTATATGCAATATGAAGTAGTTAAACTAGCTGCTGACATGGCAATTGAGAATATTGAATCTCCAAGAACTCAAACACATCCACAGTACGTAGCACAATTATCAGAATAGGAGGTATAGATGGACGCAAAAAATATGCAAATGGAATTTGAGCGCAGGATACAATTAATAGATCCTACTCTTACTATAGACCAAAAGCCTAATTCTGATCTTATATTTTCGATACTAAATGAAGCTCAAGATAGATATGTAATGATGAACTATGTTGGTGATGATCAGATGGAAACTGAAACCAACATACATACTAGAAATACAGATTCTATTAAGAGTTTATTAGTAGAAAAAGAGTTAACCGCAACAGGTACTACTCTTAATGGTTTTACAAGATACAGATTACCATATGTATCTACTGAAGAATATTTCTTATATGTACATTCCTTTAGTAAAGTAAAAGGTACATATAAACAATACAAGGATTTTGTTAGGGTAGATAATCAATTGGTCAAGTATAGAGATCTTGGTAAGTTTATTAAAACAGCATACAATACCCCTATTATTAGACAACCTGCTGTTGCATTAGTATCAGATCCTACTACTAAATATAATTATATAGAAGTAGCAGTGGATTCATATACTACATTAGGTAATGTTACATTGACTTACTACAGGAAACCATTAAGATTCAATACTACTAATGGGGCTAGTAAATGTGAACTACCAGAATCAATTCATAGTGAAATTGTAGATTTAGCAGTTAATATGTTTATTACTGAAGGTAAATATAGATTACAAGTAAAACAACCAAATGATCAACAATAATGAAGTATATTGAGTTACAAACCGCTTTTGAATTAGAGATAGATCAATTAGACAATAATCTAACAAAACCTACTACTTCAGATATTGAGTATTGGTTAATGGCTGGGTTAGATAAATTTATTAAAACTAGATACTCCGGTATCAATTTTAAGCAAACTGGATTCGAACAAGATCAAAAAAGAATAGATGACCTGCGTACATTAGTTACTAGAAAGTCTTATCAATTCACTACATATCCAGAAGAATATTCAGTTACTCTACCAGATGATTATATGTTTACTGTAGGAGAAACTGCTGTAATATTTAGTTATGATCATTGTTGGCCTGTGGGTCCAAGTGGTCAACCAAGAACTAAAAATACAGATGTGTTAGAAGCCACAGTAGAAAATATAGATAGACAAAGACAAAACACTTTGTCAGAATATAGATTACATGGTAGATCTGCTAGACCATTAAGATTGTATGAAGGAAATGAAATCCATTTGTACACAGATGGTAATTACAACATAAGAAATTATATTCTCACTTACTTGAGAACTCCTAAAAGGATTAGTCTTACTGATGCTCCATTTGATGAGTATACAGATATGCCAGCTGCAACTCATAATGAGATAGTTAAGTTAGCGGTAGAGTTGTATTTGGAAAATAAGGCTAATCCAAGATATCAATCGTATATGAACGAAGTTAGTACAATGGAATGATTATACGAAATAGTTTAGTTTGACGAGGAAATCTGAAACACGAAAGTAGAAGAACTAATCAAAATGTTAAGCTAGACGTCTAATTAAAGTTTAACAAAAATAAAAATAAAAATTATGCTTAATCATGTGAATACGGTACTTATTGGTACTGATGCACCTGCATCTTATACGACAGTAGATGCATTGACAGAAGGTCAGATTGCATTATTTGATCAAAATAGAGCAATTGTAAAAGATGCAAACGGAGCAAAAGCTGCTAGTTCATTATACATCGGTGTTTGCGAAGGTAAAGAAGATGTTTATAATGTAAAAGGTGAAAAGTCTACAAAATCAATTATTCGTTTTTCAATGCCGATCATGAAGGGTTCTAAACCTAACATGGTATTTAGTGAATATGTAGCTGCAGCTGAGGATAAAATTGTAATTACTGCTACTGATGTTGCTCCAGAAGTTGGACATCGTTATGTATTACGTTTAGTATACACTGACATTTATGAAGCACCAGGACAATTTACTCATACTTATGAAGTTATTGCAAAGAGTACTAGTGCAACAGATTTAATTACGGCTTTTAAAAACAAGATCAACAAACATAAAGAAGCTAGAGTAGTAGCAACTAGTACAGCTGCTGTACTTACTTTGAATGCAAAAGAAATGCCATACAATGAAGGCATCATGTTGGATTCAAACTATTCTCAGGTTTCTGTAGAAGCGTTTATGTGGAAAACTATTCCTTCTGGTTTGTTGAGTAATGTAATGTATCCTATTGCTAATTTAACGATTGCTAAGACTCAAGGTACTCCTGGTAAAGGTAATCCGAAGATTGTTCGTGATCGTGAAAATGCAGCTCTTGGTTACAGAGGTATTACTCATCGTGCAAACGGTATCTATCCGTACATTGCTCCTGAATTGAAAGCTGATTTAAGTGCTACTTACGATACATTGTCTATCGAATGGGATAACAAATATCTTAGTGATGATAATCAATACATCAAAACAACTCCATTAGCTTGTGAATTGTATGTAAATGCTGGTGAACTTGAAGACTCTGCATTTATGACAGCTTTAAAAGCTTTTGTAGAAGTTGCTTAATCAAAAAATATAATTCAAACCAAAAAGGGGATTGGGAGTAATATCCCTTTCCCCTTTTTATTTATATACGATTGATATGGAAATGAATGAATCATTGTATTATGCAGAAATAAAACTGTTAACTACGTATTGCCACAATTGCCTAGATAACAAAATGAAAGATAAAATAATGATGTTTCTGTTTAAGAAAACGCTTTATGATAATGCTACTACTCTAGGATTAACTGAAGATGCTGAGCAATATTACGATGAGATGTTGAGCTTGTTAGATATGACTACGTGTAATTGTAACATTAATACTAAAACTTGTGAAAATGGATACTGTCAATTATGTAAATAAAGTAGGAAAATTAGTAAATGATTCTACTAAATATAATGTGAAATTGGATAGAGTGTCTATTGAAAACTTAGTATTAATCTCTCATTTTGATGAGCTTGTGAAACAAGTAAATGCAGATAAAAAATTAACATCAGAAGAAAAGACAAAAGTTCTAAAGAAGCTTAATAATTATATAAATTGTCTTAAAAAGAAAATTAATTTTTATCCTGAGAAAAATATTAAACCTGACTGTATTTTAACAGAGACAGAGAAACACATAATCCAAGAGTAATATGAATAAAAAGATATCACAATTTGAACTAACAACTAAACTGCAAGAGCAAGACCTCATTACCCTTGTACAAGATGGTAGTAATAAAAATATTACTAGTGGAAGTTTTACTACATCACTATCAGGTACATTTGCTACTAATGAGAGAGTAGATGCTGTAGAAGAAGATGTTGAGATACTAGATACTAAAGTAAATGATAATTATAAAGATCTTAGTAATAAGATAGTAGAAGGAGATACTAGTGTAACTACTAATCTTAATAGTGCTATTACTAGTTACTATGATGTATTGAATAATAAGATCATTACTTTAGATACTAAGCATGACACCGATATGTCAGAGATTGGTGGTACTATGCAAGAGTGGATAGATGATATTGATAATAGATCTACATTACAACAATTACAGGATGCTCTCAATAGACTTACTGTAGCTGAGAATACTATTACAGCATTATCTGAACTTATTGCAAATGGTGGAGGTAGTGGATCTGCTCCAGGCTATCATACCCAAAGTACAGCAACTATATTCCCACTATCTGGTTATTATAAAGGTAGTAGTGCGGCCCCATTAACTACTACAGATACATTAAATCAAGCATTATCTAAACTTGAGAATCAAGTAGAAGCAGTTGCAAGTAGTTCTGGTTCTTTACCAGTTATTAAACGTGGAGAAAGTACACCACCTAGTGATTATTTTTTGTATACTTCTGCAAAGGTAGCAGAAGACTACATCAATAAACATGGTGATGAGGTTGATGGAAGAATAGATTATATAACTGGTTGGCAAGGTGGTAAAACATTTAGACAAGGTTGGGATGGAGTTGGAGCTAGCTTATATCCTCTTGGATCTAAGTGGAACTTAGAATTGGATAATTTATTTGTAAGAGGTAACATGACAGTTAATGAACTTACAGTAAATGAAATCAAAGCTGTTGGTGGGGATATTCTTGTTACTGTTGCTGACATGAAGTGTGTCAAAGTAGAAGAATTAGCAGACTCTTATAAATGTTATTTTGATACAGAAGATGGAACTAAACATAATCAATTCATAGCTAATGATTTAGCAATATGCCAAAAATTTGATGGACACAATGTAAAGAGATACTGGCGTAAAGTTAATGCTACAGGAACAGACTGTATTTATTTATCTAAAGATGTATGCGAACCCGGTAGTGGAAAACCAGAAGCAGATGATGAAATATTGCAATTAGGTCATATGTACGAATCTGATCCAGATTACAATTTACAAATGGATGAGAGACGTAATGCAATCTTTATTAGTGCTAAAGGTGAAAATGCTCCCAGAATATCATTCTATAAAAATATAGATACATTTTCATTGGCAGATGAAGATGGTCTTACTAGAGAAAGAGTAGTTATTGGTGGAAATGAAACTAAATTTATAGGAACTATATCACAAACATCTGGAAAAGATATAGTTAGAGTACCTGTATATAAAGGTGTATGGGTAGCTGGAAATACTTATTTCTATTATGATCAAGTAACTCATAAAGGCAGTTTATGGATTTGTATGAATCCTAATGGTACTAAAGACGAACCTAGTGAAACAGATGATGAATGGCAGAAACAAGTTTCAAAAGGAGATGATGGTAAGTCTGGAGATGATGTAGCTAAATGGGTAGAAATTGTTGGAGACAGATTGTTTTTATTCCAAACACCTGATTTTTCAGGTACTCCAGAACCTACTAGTATTCATTTAACCGCGAATGTTTATGGTATAGAAACACCAGTGTATGAATGGACATATCGAGATGGTTCTAATACAATTATATCACATCAAAGTTCAATTGATTTCCCATATACATCAATGCCTACAAACTCTCGTACTTTGACGTTAAGGTGTACTGTAACGCATTCCGATGGTACTAAATATTATGATGATGTACAATTAGCAAAATTATCAAATGGTGCTGAGGGTTTGGATGCCTATTATATTGATTTAACTAATGGTACTGTTTCAATACCTTTTGCATCTGATGGTGTGACACCATTAGTAGATCTTAGCACAATATCTACTGAAGTATACGCATATCGTGGAATCACCCCCATTAATATTAAAAGTATACTAACAGACATTAAAGAAGGTATTGCAACAGTTAAAGTAGAAGGAAACAAAATTACACTAACTTCTATATCTTCAGTAAGTGTAACTGTAAATCTTCACATTACTATGGAAGATGGAGTCATAGTTACTAAAAGTTGGTATATAAACAAAACCGCAAATGGTGAAGATGGGTTTAATGGTGAAGATGCAATATATGTTACAATGACTGGAGAACAGTTCTTTCATTATGCCTCTGGGGAATCTGTACCAAATCCAACTACTATCACTCTTACTACAGACACTTTTAATTTACTATCGCCTACATTTAAATGGTATTGGGCAATAGCTGGAACATATGATTGGCAATTATTACCTAATGAAACAAGTGCAAGTCTTGTAGTTTCTTACAATGGAATTTACTTTACAAGTACCAAAAAAGATGAAATTAGTTTTAAATGTGAAGTATTTGGGGATGGTATTACATATTCAGATTTTATGACTGTTAATAACGTAAGAGATGGTGAGAATGTATATAGAGGTATACTTACTAATGAAAATGCATCTATTCCTGCTGATTCTGCTGGTGTAGTGTCTAGTTACGATACAGCTACTACTCAAGCAAGGTTGAAATATGGTTCACAAGAAATAACTGATTTTAAATTAATAACTACATTACAAACAGGTGAAGGTACGATTTCCTACACACAAAGCATACAAACTATCAAATGTACCAAACTTGATAGTGATTATGCATTATGGCGAGTTGATTTTGTTACTCCAGCAACAGGTGGTGCAGTTGTAGATTCAGTTGATTTCGTATTATCAAAAGCTAGATCTGGTACTCCTGGTAATCCGGGTACTAGTCCGGTACCTATATACTGTAATACTGACGGGCGTAAGCCTAATAGACCATCACTCACATTCAGACCATCTGCCTCTGGAGCAACCAGTAACGGTTATGACTGGTATCCTGATGCTACATATAGTACATCAGCTACTACTTGGATAAGTACTGGTAGCTATGACACAGTGACCAAAAAGATTGTATACGATGAAAGTATTGGTGGTTATTGGACAGATCCTATGAAATTCTCTGGAAAAGATGGTGAAAAGGGTGATAAAGGAGACAAAGGAGACAAAGGTGATAAGGGTTCTTCTGGTGCTGATGGTTGGAATGGACCATCTTTAAGTTATCGTGGAGAATTTGATTATAATAAATATTATGCATGGACAGTAAATCCAGATGTAAGAGACACCGTTAAATATAACGGAAAATATTATATGGTCGCAGATTCTAGAAGAAATTGGGGTTCATTTCATAACGTTTATCCTACTGATACCGGATATTGGGAAGTATTTGGATCTAGTTTTGAATCTGTAGCAACTGGATTGTTGTTTGCAGAAAAAGCAACAATAGCTGGAATGGATTTTTATAATACTTGTATTCAAGCTCAATCTGGTAGATTTTTTATAGATGGACGTTTGACTTCTGATAACGCTGGTTATCCAATTATGTCATTTGGTCAAGATGCATCTAAAGATGGAAAACCTAGTAGAACAGCTGCACTAAAAATTTTTGGTGGCGGTACTATCACTGTTGGAAATGGAGTAGTATCAGCGAATGCCGGAATGACTGGGCAAGGTACGGATGATAGTCAAGTTAGATTTTGGGCTGGGAAACCTTTTGATGATGGCACGTCTACTGGCAATAGATATTGGGCACCATTCAGGGTATACCAAAGCGGTAGTTTAACAGCGAACAATATTACTGCTGTCGGCTCATTTAGTACAAGTAGTGCAACAGGTAAACTTTCTATTTATCAAGACTCTACATATGGACCAAGAGTTAGATCGTACAATTCTAACGGAAACAATTTATTTATATTAGGATCAGATACATTTACTTCTGATTCTAGTAATTCTGCACTAACACTGTATAGTTATAATAAAACTACGGTAATAGGACGAGCTTATTTAAGTTCAACAAGTTTAACTCTTACAAATAGTGCACGAACTTCTATCAATTTAGCAGCTGGTAAAAATAATGCATCTGTTTATCTGGAATTACCATCAAGTTCACCTGGAAGTGGTTATTTATGGAGAGATACTAATGGATATGTTAGAATAGGTTAAAATTAAAAATATGAAATTATCAGATATAGATAGATTGATTATATTATATGCTTTATTACCACAAACTGGAACTGTAGAACAAATTAAATTAATTCGTTCATTGAAAAACAAGTTACAATTTTCAGAAGAAGATCTTAAAAGCTATGATATAAGAATAAATGATAGAAATATAATATCTATCAGTAATATTGGAAGTAGTAATTCAAATAGGGATATATCATACGATATATCTTTAGACGAAATAGAGTTTCTTAAATTATTGGCAGCAGGAAATGATGCAAACGGATGGGTAACTGAATCCAGTATAAATACAATAGAATATTTAATCAATTATACAATTGAAGAATAATGATTAAGAATAATGTATATTATGAATGGTTTGCAAGTATAACCGTACCCAATCCAGATCAGGTTGGGTACTGGGTTGACTTGGGAGCAGATTCAAAAGGTAGAATAATTAAAGTTTACAATCGTGATATAGAAAAATGGGTTGTACTCTTTGATGTAAGCAAAGATGACTATGTACCACCATTTATTGGTTCTAATGGCAACTGGTGGGTAGACAATAGAGATACTGGAGTAAAAGCTACTGCAGAGACTCCATATATAGGTGAGAATGATCATTGGTTTACTTATGATCCTATCAACAAAGTATATGTAGATACAGGTATAGAAGCTCGTGGTCTTAGTGCTTATGATATTGCAGTTAAATTAGGTTTCGAAGGTAGTGAACAAGATTGGATTGATAGTTTAAGCAAAGCATCTGAAGATGCAGCTATTGCTGCACTAGATGCAGCTAACAAAGCAAATGAAGCTGCAGATAAAGCCAATCAAGCTGTAGAAGAAATTGAAGGTATAGTTGACGATGCTATAGCTGCTACTGATAAAGCTGAAGAGATTGCTAGTAATCCACCAAAGATTGTAGATAATGATTGGTGGATCTATAACTACGACACTAAACAATATGTTAATACTGGTATATCTGCTATTGGTGATGCTTTCACTTACAAGAAGGAATATCCTTCAATAGAAGCAATGGAAGCTGACTGGGGTACTGCTGATGTAAAGTTAGGTGAATATGTAATTATTAATGCTAATGATGTAGAAGATCCTGATGATGCTAAAGTTTACTTAAAGACTCAGAATGGTTGGAAGTTTATTGTTGACTTATCTGGTATGCAAGGTATTCAAGGTTGGTCAGCATATGAAGTTGCAGTACAACATGGTTTTGTAGGTACTGAAGCAGAGTGGGTTCAATCATTAAAACAACCTGCATTAGATGCAGCAGCAGAAGCCTTAGATGCTAAAGCTCAAGTAGAAGCTACTGAACAAGCTGTTAAGGAAGCAGAAGCATTACGTGTTACTGCAGAACAAGGTAGAGTTAATGCTGAAAATACCAGAGTAAGCAATGAAAATACACGCATCTCCAATGAAGATAGTAGGAAAGCAGAAGAGACTAAAAGAGTAACTGCTGAGAATGCTCGTATTGCAGCAGAGACCTCTAGAAAAGAAGCAGAGTCTAGTAGGGTTAATGCAGAATCAGATCGTGTAACAGCTGAAGGTGCAAGAGCAGCAGCAGAGCAATTAAGAGCAAATTCTGAAAGTGAACGTAACACTAAAGAAAAAGAACGTATAGCTAATGAAGCAATTAGAGTTGCATCTGAAAGTGAAAGAGTAACTGCCGAAACTTCTAGAAAGGAGGAAGAAACTAAGCGTGTAGAAGCAGAAACAGCTCGTGATACAGCAGAACAGGAAAGGATATCAAATGAAGCCACTAGACAGGCAAATGAGGCTGTTAGAGAGACTCAAGAGGCTGCAAGGGAAAAGAATACAGCTGACGCTATAACTGCCGTAAATGAGGCTAAAACAGCTGCACAACAGGCTACTACAAATGCTACTACTGCTGCTAACAATGCTAATACTCAAGCAGCAAGAGCTAAGGAATATGCAGACAATCCACCCAAAGTAGGAGAAGATGGTTATTGGTATCTTTGGGATGAAGTCAATGATGTATATGTAAATACAGGTTGGCCATCTTCAGGCATCATCTTAAAAGGTAGACTCAATAGCCCAGATGAGTTAGGTAATATAGTAGATCCTCAGCTCAGTGATTCTTATATTGTTGGTACAGACTTATACTTTTGGAATGGTACAGAATGGGTTAATATGGGTAGATTCCAAGGACCTCAAGGAGAACCCGGTAAAGATGCTGAACTTAGTAAAGCAGCTATTGAAGCTGTATTAGTAGGTGAAGTAACTACTCATACTCATGATACTAGGTACTATACTAAGGATCAAACTGATGCTAGCATAAAGGTAGTAGCAGATGATCTTGCTAACAACTACTATAATAAATCCCAAGTAGATAGTAAATTTACTTCTGTGTATATCTTTAAGGGATCTGTAGATAGTGTAGAAGATTTACCTACTGAAGGTAATGTGATTGGTGATGTATGGAATGTTCGTAAGAACGATACTAACTACGCATGGACAAGTGAAGGTTGGGATGCATTAGGAGGTACTGCTGAATTATCTTCATTAACTGCTAATGGTTTGATGTCCAAAGAAGATTTTGCAAAGTTACAAGGTATTGAAGCAGGTGCACAAGTCAATAAGATTGAAACCATTACTAAAAGAGTACTTTTGAATGTTGTAGATAAAAATGTAACTATACCAGAAGACATTGCAATTAGTCCAGATGAACCTACCAACAATGAAATCATCTGGATGGATACTGATGAAGATTATGACTTTACATTTGATGGTTATAGTAAAGTAGATGCTGATGCAAGATTCGTTCATCAAGTAGAGGGAAAAGATTTATCTACTAATGACTACAGTAATGCTGATAAGAATAAAGTAAACAATCTTAATAGTTATGTAACTAGTGGTAGTTTTGCACAAGATGCAAATAATGCTGCTATTACGTTGAATATTAAAGATCCTGTTACAGATAATAATTCCAATCAAGTACTCACTATTAACAAAGCTACCGGTACTACTGCAGGTGTAATGTCTGCTGCTGATAAGACTAAGCTTGATGGGTTGAGTAATTACGATGATTCTACAATTACTCAGGACATTACCAACATAAAAGCAAACAAACTTGAGACAATTGAAGTAACCGGTACAGGTAATGTAATTACTACAGTTACTAAGAATGGTACAAAAATAGCTTTTGCTAAAGGTATCACAGCAATGACACAAGATACTAGTGATGCTAGATATGTGAAAAAGACTGGTGATACTATGAGTGGCAGATTAAACATAAAAACGCCAGCAAGTACAGGCTTTACTTTACGTTTAGCTAAAGAAACTAGTGATACTCCAGAAAATGATGAAATATTTGTTCGTATGGATATTGATGATAACAATAAAGGTTCATTTGGTTATCACAATACTCACGGTACAAGTATGTACAATTATGGATCCTCTAGTAGATTTCACATTGCAAATGATGGAGAATTAAAATACTTAACGAATGGTGTAGACGGAAAAGTATGGCATGCTGGTAATGATGGTGCAGGTAGTGGACTAGATGCTGATTTGCTAGATGGTTATCATGCTGGATATAAAAATGGTAATCTTGCATTATATATTAATTTTCCAAAAATAACTGATTTAATAAGTCAGGGTTTATTAAGATCAGATTATGAGACAGTTGGCTATCCGACAGAGGATTTTTTGATTGCATTATGTAAATGGGCAATAAACAATTATACTGGTGAAACTTCCCATGTATTGCTACAAGGAGAAATTACTCCTGCTGTCTCGGGGTGGTGTGTTTTGGGTCTTTATGCTAATGATGGAAAAGATAACACAACAGGATTACCAAAATATTGTTCAGGTCAAGTAAATTTAATTAATAAAAGTTCCATATTATTTGGTTCTTATAATGGAACCTGGTATTATAAAACATTAGTAGATACTTCTAATCTAGAAGATACTCTAGCATATTGGTATGAAAACAATGAAAACGCTTCATCTACAACGTGTTTGACAGGTGGTAATAGAAATGTAATTGAATCACTAAGAAGTAAGTTTAAGAGATGTATTGCTAAACCATATGGAGATGATGCTGCATTAATTAGTTATTGTAATGAAGAAAATAGTGCTAATTGGCCCGATGGTTCTGCTATTGATATTGACCTTTCTAGAAAAGAAAATAGAATGGTGTATTTCCCAAAATACTATCATAAAACTGTTGAAAGATCACCTGGCATTTGGAGAACTTATATTTCTGAACAACAAATTGATATGGATTATATCGAAGAACCTGAAATGTTGTTAAGTACTTTTGAGGCTTATACTAATACTGATGGAACTTTAATGTCTGTATGGGGTGTAGCGTCTACTGCTTCACAAACAATGGCTACATTTGTATCTCAAGCTAAGTCAAATGGTCCTTTATGGAGTATTGGAGATTATAGATCTCATGCTACTATAGCTAGAATGTTTTGTGCTTACTATAAGACCACTAACATCAGTACTTCTAATTCAGCAATACCTTGTTCTGGTGGAACCAAAAGATATAATTATGGAATTACTGGAGCAACTATTACATTGGGTAATAGAGATGGTAAAAAGGCTACTACAAATGATACATCATACTATTCAACTAACTTCCTAGGACTTGAAGACTGCTATTACAGTAAGTGGGAGTTTGTACAAGGAATAAACATTTTAAAAGGTAAATACGTTGTATATGACGGAGGTTCATTCCCAGATAAGGATGTAGCAGAGCTTGAAGCAGCAGGTGCTACTAACATTAGAGTTGTAGGATATGAACCTAATCCAGCTGCAACAGCAGCATATTTTGGATGGACTAAAGCCATAGCTCAAGGTAAATATGGTGATGTAGTTCCTACAGCACATGGTGGATCTGAAACTACTTACTATTCCGACTATAGTTGGTTTAATCCAACAGGAAATAGAATCTTCCTACGGTCGGGTGATTCGGGTAGTGGTTCTCTGTGCGGGGTCTTCCTGGCTGCGGCTCATGGTGCTTCCTCGAGTTCGTGGACGACTCTCGGTGCAAGATTAGCCTTTTACGGTAAGATCGTTGTAGTTGATTCAGATACATTTAAGAAAATGCAGGCGTAATCCTGAGTAATACAGATAATTAAATATTAATAACAAGGGCGGGATCTAAAAGAATTACTATGAGATGACTTTATAGTAAGACTGCTGTCACATTATTTCATACTTGAAAAAACAGTCAGGTAATTCAGATAATGGTTCTCAATGCAGAGTCTTCATAGCTAATGCTAATAATGCATCCTCAAATTCGTAGACGAATATCAGTGAAATTTTGGAACTAACAGATACTTTCAGATAACTACAAAAATGTTTGTTGAACTTAGATCAGCCTTACCTCTAGGTAAAAGATAACAGGTGCTTTGAAGAGACCCTAGTAGTATTGTGCGAACGGGTCTTACCACCAAAATAGCTTATGAAAAGAATAGGCAATTTATTTAACAGGATAATATCATATGAAAATCTGGTCCGGGCTGAAAAGAAGGCTAGGCTAGGTAAAACTAAAAGATACGGCGTTAAGAAATTTGACAGGAATCCATATGAAAATCTGGTCCGGTTACAAAAGGCATTAATAGAAGATACTTATCGTACTTCGGAATACTGCGTATATACAATCATCGCCGATCGTGGTAACAAAGAAAGAGAAATATATAGGCTACCGTATTATCCAGACAGAATAGTCCATCATGCTATAATGAATGTTATAGAACCTTACCTTGTTAATAGATTTACTGCAGATACCTTCAACTGTTTAAAAGGAAGAGGTATTCATTATGGAGTAAAGAGATTGAAAAGAGATTTAAAAGCTGATAAAGAAGGCACAAAATATTGTTTAAAATTAGATATTAAAAAGTTCTTTCCTTCTGTAGATCAAGATGTGTTATATTCACAATTTGAAAAGGTATTTAAGGATAAGAAACTATTAAGATTATTACATCATGTAGTTTATTCTACACCAAAAGGTTTACCAATTGGAAATTACATATCTCAATTTGCAGCAAATTTGAATTTGACTTGGTTCGATAGGTGGATTAAACAAGTATTAAAAATAAAATATTATTACAGGTATTGTGATGATATTGTTATATTACACCCAGATAAAGATTACTTAAGATATTGCTTACAAGAGATTGAAAAATATCTAGCCGATAACTTGAAATTAAAAATAAAACGTAATTGGCAGATATTTCCTGTAGAAGTAAGAGGTATAGATTTTATTGGTTATGTATTTTACCACGGTCATACTTTACTCAGGAAAGATATCAAAAAGAAGTTTATTCATAAATTAAGTTATAAAAGTAATAATAAGAGGCTAGCATCACTAGCAGCTTATTGGGGATGGTGTAAATATGGAAGCTGTCATAATTTATGGTATCGCTTTACGAGATCTTATAATTTTAAAGATTATAGACAAAAATTATTAAGTGATGATGGAATTAAAGAAAGTACAGGGT